ATCGTCTTCGTCATCATCATCTTCTGTTTCTTCGTCATCCTCATCATCATCTTCTTCAGATTCTTCGTCATCGTCCTCATCATCATCGTCATCTGAATCATCTTCATCATCATCGTCATCCGATTCGTCATCGTCATCGTCATCTTCAATTTCATCATCGTCATCACCATCTTCAATTTCATCATCATTGTCATCATCTTTATATGATTCGCCTTCATGTTCAATGATTTCTAAAGCACGTGATTTCAATTTAGAAAATAATTTTTCTAATTTATCATCACTAACTTTAGGCTGAAGTTTATCAAGATTTGGCAGATTATCAAGTATCTCATCTTCATCAACTAACTCATTTGCAACTAAATTAGCTGGTTTCTTTGAGAACTTCGCTACTTCATATTTTCGTTTCTTACCTTCGCCTTGCGCTTCTACAATCATTGGATAACCCTTATCCAAATCACAAATATCATCAGCGCTGTCACATTCTTCAATTTCAGAAAGTAAAAGTTTATAAGCGACCATTGGCAATTTCATAACTCTGACGCCTTGATCTGGATTCTTCATATCAATTGCATTAACATAAACATCCGTCACCGGCATAAACAACCGCCAAACCTGTTGCAGTTTCTTCGACTTGTGAGTTTCATATTTTTCTTTTAATTTGAAACCATATTCCATAACCTTATCAATCTCGCCATCTTTAATCTTTGGAGAACCTACTTGAATAATTGGTCTTTTATTTTTCCAAATTGCATAACTTACAACCCGTTTATAAAGACCACCTTTTTTATAAGGTGGTAAAATCAAAATCTTATTTTTTCCGGCTTTGAACTTAAACATCTTATCTCGTAGTTTTCCACCTCCAGAAATTTGAGCCTTATCTTCCTGCGCCTGATTTTTCAATTCATCCATATTTACTGAATGTCTTTTACCCATTTTCAATTACTCCTTTTTTTCTTTTTTCGAATTAAATGATCCGCACTTGATGCTTTTGAACGAACAACACCAGCATCAAGTTCTTTCCGCCGCATCAAACCTATGTTTGTTAACTGTTGCCCTTTTTGTGTAATACTATTTACCGCCGCCCAACACACACTATGTTTCCATTTCGTTTCCAAATACTGATCCACCGCTTCAACAACCATACTATGCGTTCCAATCATTGCTTTTATGTTTGCTTCAGACGGTTTCTTTTTACCTTTAAACTTCTTTCTGATTGACTTGTCAACCTTTGATTCAATGAGTTTAATACGATTTTCTGCCGTATCCATTTGTAACTCTGCGTCAGATTTTATCATACCGATATTGAACACCAATGAACTATTTCTTGCCATCTCACTTGACAATTTTGACCTATTTAGCTTTGCATTATTTTCAAATCCTGAAATTAAATTAGAATATTTTTCTCTTAATTTTGTTGAATTTAAAATTTTATTTTTTTTCCTTCCCATCGATCTTTCACTCCAAAATCTATATCAAGTTTAACTTCATACTTTGTACCTTCACCCAAAATTCTAGGTAAACAAGCATTTGCATACTTCTCTACTGTTCTCATTTCAGATAAAGGACCATCCACATACAACCCATCATGTAAGGACAGTATGATTTTCGATTTCATCTTCTTTCTTCGTAACATTTCATGAAATTTAATCTTTCCACCTAAATAATTTCCACCAGAAACAAATAATTCATTTGCATATCCTTGAATCGGAAAATTCATAGCTTGCCGATACACAGCTTCTAAATCCATTTCACGCATACGGCATTCCTGGGAATAAACACTTTGAAACCAATCAGCACATGTAAAACGCCTTTTACGACCTGTTTCTGGTAAAACTAAAAGACCATCAGTACGAGCTATTAATTTTTGATCTTCACGCCATAAATTTAATCTTTTATATTTATCAAAATAAATTTGGATCATGTCTTCAACTTCTTCAGTCTCACGATTGAATTCTTCTGCAATACTATAAGCAGTTTTACCATAATTCAATCCAAACCCAATAGTCTTTGCCATGACTCGCAATTCTTCATATTCAGCTGTCAAATGAATTTTCTTTTTAATCTGTTTTCTATTCCCTGATATTTTCCAATCATCAGGTGGTTCATAATTTCGAATCGATATAAATTTCTTCTCAGTCATATTTTCAGGCAATATTCCCAACCGAGTACCAAACATAACAATATTTCTAGAATGGATATCCACATCATTACGAATCTCTTTAATCATAACTAAATCTTTAGAAAGAAAAGCTACAACTCTCATTTCTAACTGTTTAAAATCGATGATTCCAATTACATTCTTTTTACTACTTGGAATAAATATTTGCCGCAAATTAATATCATATTTAGGATTTGGCCTGGGAATTTGATGTAGTGCTGGGTCTGAAATGGAAAGTCTACCTGTTCTTGGCGTATGGATATTTGATGAACAATGAACAAAATTATTACTATCAGTCCAACTTAACATCCCGCCTTTGCCATCGTTGCCATCCATATAAGTTGATTTCATTTTAGACAAAGTTCGCATTTCTAAAATTAATAATGGCATCTTTTGATATTTCTTAAATTGTAAAAGTTTTTTCAATGAATCTTCATCAGTTGACCATAAACCAGTAGGTGTTTGTTTCCCACGTCTATTTCCAAAAGCGCCTTGACCTTCTAAATAATCAGCTAATTGAGTTGGGCTGGCTGGATTAAAATCTTTATTTTTGGCAATCTTTTTTGTTTCTTTTACAATGTCTGCGATTTCGAATTGGAACTTCTTAGACATTTTAAGAAGCATTTGAACATCTAATTTCATACCGTGATATTCTATATCAGCCATTACATTAACTAATTTCATTTGTTGTTTATAAAAAAGATCGACCATTCCTTCTTTTTCCAACAATTTTTTTAAAATTGGTTTTAGCCTCCGAGTACCATCCGCATCTTTCGAAGCATATAAAGCAAGATCTAACGGTGGAATAAATAAATAAGATTTTTTTCTAGCTTTACTTTTATTGACATAAATCCAGTTTCCTTTCTCGTAATTAGAATCTTCAATATCATACCATTCAAGACAGAAAGTTAAATTATGTGGCTTGTTTTCATCAATTAAAGAATGGGCAATACAAGTATCAAAAGTAAAATTAGAAACTGGAAAACCTGCGGCTCTAGCAAAATTAACATCAAACTTTCCATTATGAGCACTTTTCTTTGCTTTAGATTTAAAAATCAATTTCATATGTGCTTTCAGTTCTTTTTCGTATTTACTTATAAATGTATTGATCTTTTTGATTTGGTCCAAATTTTTATTAATATCTTTTCTAGATCTTCCTTGTTTCTCCATTACTTTTTTAATTTTATCAATATGTTCTTTTGCATATAGATGATGTGGAATAACATAAACCAAACCGGGCTTCTCACAAAAAACTGACATAATAATTGAATGTTGAAAAAATTTCAATCCAGTTGTCTCAAAGTCGAAAGTAAATGATTTCACATTCATTAATTTCTTTGTGACTTTTTTCAAATGATCTAATGTTGTTACAAATTCATATTTTAATTTTTTTCGCTTAGGTATAATTCCTTTTTTTACATAATCTCTCGCACGTTTCAAATCATGAATAACTAAATCATCAAATTCCCATTTATGTAAACAACCAGATGGACTATAAGTTGCAATAATCTTTGTTTTAAAATTACGATCAGCTATTTCAAAATCTTCAAAAAAACCTCTATTATCCCCGATATTTTTTTCACCAATAAATGTTTCAAGAGCATTATCACCCATTGCCACAATAATTTTTGGTTTAACTCTTAAAACTTCTTTCATAATATGTTTTTGACAAGCCTTTACATGAATTGCTTTTGGCTTTTTATATTTCGGAGCGCACTTTAAAGCATGACTTAAAAACACATTTCTTCGTTTTAATCCAGCTCGTTTCAATAAATATGAAAGTTTCTTACCAACATCCCCACTAAAAGGTTCACCTGATTCATCTTCACTATGACCTGGTGATGCTCCAACAATCATAATATCGGCTTCATCATTGCCTACACCGGCCATACAATTCGTATAAGCATTAAAATGTAATTCACAATCAGTACACTTTTTCATTTTTTGTAACTGCCTCTAGCTTTTGACATAGTGTCAAAATCAACAAATTCCCTTGATCGCTTTCTAGCAATACGTTCTCTTTTATCCAAACTTTTTTTTATAAATTTAACAGCACGTTGCAATGCTTGTTCTTTTGTCTCTGTTTGACTCACATCGGTACTATATGAAAGATGCAAATCATATGATTCATAATCACCAATATTTATTTTCAACCCTTCTGAATACATAACGCGATCACGTTGTTCTAGTTTTTTCATAATTCCTCCGCTGATTTTTCTTTTTCTTTTTTAATTTTTCAATTTGTAACGCTTTTGAAAAAAAGCTACCAGTTTCATGAAACATTGATCGTTGACCTTCATACGCAATTAAAGCTTTTCCGCCATCTCCCCATCGTCCAGCAATTTTTACTTGAACTAAATCTTCAAAATGACCCTGTTTTACTTCATCATCTTCACAAATATCATTTTCATCTTCTTTCAAATCTCGATGAAGCATAATTGCAATATCCGCATCCTGCCAAATAGAACTTGAATCTTTAAAATCATCTGTATCCATAGCCCTATGCCCAATTTTTCTAGGATGAACAACTAAAACAAAAACAATATTTAAAGTTTCAGCCAACAATTTAAACCGTCTGGTAATATTACCCACTTCAGAAGTCACATTTTCATTTCGAACTAAAAAATGTAAATTATCAAAAACAACAAATTTTATTCCATACCGTTTAACTGCATTTTTTATATCATCACAAACATTGTCTAAATCTAATTTATCTTGAACTGGGTATCCAAAATAAACATTGTCTTTTGTCTGGTCATTTGCAAAAAATAATTGCTCCTCGGTGATTTCTTCTGGTTTAGTAAAATCAAAATTTTTATAAGCAATAACTTTTTCACCAAGCCGTTTTCCACGCATCTCACAACAATAAAGCAAAGTAGGAACATCTTCTTTTGATAAAGAAAGCATCCAGTTTAAAACAAAAGTAGTTTTCCCAATCTTCGGGGGGGAACTTACAATAACTAAGTAACCCTTTTTTGCACCGCCCATGATTTTATTAACTCTTGACCAAGGAGTTTCAAAACCGTAAATCTCATCTTCATCCGCTAAAAATAAATCGCTATGAATTTCTTTCAATGTGTCTTTCAAAGACATAATATTTCTAACTTCAAATCGTCTAGCGAGTTGTTTAAGTTTCAAAAAATCTTTTAAACTATAATTTTCTTCATGTTTTTCATCATTCCAAAAATATTTATTTACATCTTTAATACTTTTCGGTAATTCAATATTAAAACAACGGTCTAATCCCAATCGTTCAGCAATTTTTTTTGCTCCTGCTTGGCCATCAACATCAGAATCAAACACTAAATATATTTTTTTAAATCGTTCAAGCCGTTCATACCATTCCTGTTTGAATGAACCAGCTCCCGCTGTAACAGAAACAACATTTTTGATTCCAGAATTATAAAGTGAAACACAATCTAATTCAGCTTCCGTGATGAAAATCTCTTTGTGTTCTTTATCGCTTATAATTTCATCATGAAATAATGATGTTTCACCACCTTTAATTCTTCTCCATTTCCATTTTTTATCTTCAAATTTGATAGCTCGAAATTTAATATTTACAAGCTGGCCATTTCTCCAAAATGGGATTGAAACAAATTCATAACCAGATTTTTTATTTGAACCCAATTGAAAATGATTAATAGTCTTTTTTTCAAAACCACGTTCTTTCATTAAATAAGAAAGACATTTTCTTTCTTTCTCGTAAATAAACCGATGATATTTTTCTGCTAAGGTCTGATCAATCTTAACAGCTTTCTTTTGTTTTCTTTTTGATGTTTTTAAATTTAATTCAGTAACCGAACGCCCTTCAATCTCTTTCTTAAATGTCCTTAATTTTTTTCCTTTTCGATCACAATTAAAACAATGCCAAGACCCGGTTTCAATATGGATTCCCAGTCGTTCTGTATTATCCGGGCAAAAAAGACAATTCATCACATAATTGTCACCTGATTTTCGGAATTTAATTTTCTTTGATTTTAAATATTCTTTAATAGTCACTTTTTTGTTATCTTTTCAAGATGAACGTTTACCCAATTTTTAATTTTCCCTCGTCTAACCATTTGTAATTTTTTAACGTAAATTGTTTGTCTTAAATTAGCAACACCATCATAAACTTTTTTCGCTGCAAATTGGTATTTTACATTATTAGATAATGCCATATCTAATTCATCTTGTGGAATAGTGACCTTAATTTCAAAAGCGTCTTCAATTGGGTCACGATCTTCTATATGATTTAACAAACGGTCTTCCGCACCGCTACTACACAAATGAGAAACACTTGGAAACGAACCTTTACCTTTATTAGTCCAATTAAGTCCCTCAATTTGAGCATTCAAAAAAGCCTTAAAATTTTTTACATTATGTCTGTCCATTATAGCAATAGATTTTTTGAAATGGGCGATGTTTTTTGCTGTTGGTAGAATATCGATAATTGATTTATTTTTATAAAAAGATTTTTTTAATTTATTATAAAGATTAATTAATTGAATTACTTTAACATCAATTTCATTTTTTTGTTTTCTTTTACGTTTATTTTTCTTTTTATCAATTAATTCAAGCGTTAAATTAACAATGATTTTTCCATCAATTGTTTTTGAAACAGATTGTTTTTTTAAAATTAAATTCAAAATCCCCCCAAAATTTTTTCAATTTCATTTTCATTTTCTTCCTATCGATTTATATTGACTTCAAAAATTAATCTGAAGCCAATATAAATGATAAGAGAGAACAGTTTAAGGGAACTTAGTTCTTCTTTTTCTTCTTCTTTTTAGATTTTTTATCTTTCGATTTTACCAATTTTTTTACAATCCAAGATGTAAGTGCTTTTGAATCACCAATACCAATTGGGCGGCTTGATCCTAAAATTCCTGCAATCATTAATTTCTCAGCATATTTTAATTTATTAAGCCTTTTTGGTTTCTTTCTTAAACTAGGTATCAATTTTTCTAATTCAGCACGACGTTTTTCTTTTTCTTCTTTCTTTTTAGCAGACTTACTTTTTTTCTTTTTTTGTTTTGCTTGTTTTTTAGCTTCACCTAAAGGCTCATCTTCTTCATCATCTTCAAAATCACCATCTTCGTCATCATCCGATTCTTCTTCACCATCAGATTCTTCATCATCATCTGAATCATCATCTTCTGATTCTTCGTCGTCACCTTCTTCATCCTCATCGTCATCTTCTTCATCATCGTCTTCATCAGAATCATCCTGATTTTCTTTCTCATCTTCTTCGTCATCTTCGGATTCATCATCTTCCACATTATCATCAGAATCTTCGTCGGAATCATCATCATCTGAATCATCATCATCTGAATCATCATCATCTGAATCATCATCATCTGAATCATCATCTGATTCTTCTTCATCTGAATCTTCTTTATCATCGGATTCTTCTTCATCATCAGAATCTTCTTCAACTTCTTCTTCATCTTCTTTTAAATTTAATCCACAATATGGGCAATTATCAAATTCATGACAAACATTCGAACCGCATCGCGGACAACCGCCCCATTCTTCCGAATCTTCACCCAAACTTTTAATTGTCTCACTAATTTTGCCTTTTAAAACGGCAAGAGATAAACCTTGTTGTGAAATTTGTAATATAAACTCTGCAAGATTAAAATTATCACCTTTACCAACTTTAATTTTATGAATTTTACAAAATGCTTTTAATCCTTTAAATTCATCAGTCATACTATTCCCTTTCTATTTTTCAATTTTAAAATATTTGTACTTGGAAAAGCTTTAATAATATTATTTCCGGCTTCTTTCAAGCGTTCCATTTTTACATCCCAAAAATAATAAACTTTCGGTATTGCCTTTTCACCAAAATATTTTTCAAGATCCCCATGACTTCTTTCAATACGGCCTTTTTGTTGATTAAATCTTTCAATATTATTTCCACTCGGCATTGTCAAAAATAAATGATCGAGTGTCCGAATATCTAAACCTACATCAACTTTTTGAGTACCAACTATTACATCCAATTTTCGTTTTCTTGCTAAATTAAAAACTCTCTTTTCTTCTGATTCCAAATCCAAGTCAAGCATATAATTTTTAACTCGGTCTGAAAATCCCATATTACAAATCGACTCTTTGGAAGTCGAACCTATTAAAAACCCTGTCCGCAATTTTGACAAGTCGAATTTTAATCTAATTGCATGTTCTTTCCTTTCCGTTAGAATCAAACAGATTTTTCCTTTTGCTACAGAGCGACGAACCATATACAAAATTAATTTATTACGCTCTGTGTCTTCACACATATTCGTAATCATCGAAACCCTTTGATTTGGATTATCATCATAATCTTCATCATAAAATTTTGTAGGTATTAAATAAATTTTTGCTTTTATACGGGATTCAATATTTTTATCTTCAATTTTATGAATTATTTTTCCAAAAGAATCATAAATCAAAAATTGACAACGATCTTTTCTTTTTTCATTAGCAGAGACACCAATTCGATATTTAGCAGGAAATTCATTTATTACATTTTGAAAAGTTGAAGCCGCAAATCGTTGAACTTCATCACAACCAATAAAACCACAACGGTCTGAAAAAAAACCAAGCGCATTTCGTTTGGCGAGATTAAATAAACTTTGTTGCATACAAATATTTAATTTTCCAAATTTTGGTTTTGCAAATACTCCGCCAATCCCACCAAGATCTGATTTTCTAAAATTTAAAAGTTTTGGATCAAGCGCAGCTTTAATCCATTGTTTTTGATGAGTAGTATTCCATACAACCACACACGCATGTTGTTTTGCTTTCGCAATTGCTTCCAAAAGTATTATCGTTTTTCCACTATTATGAACAACCATGCTATTAGCGACAAAATTATGATTAGGATCAGCGCAACAAATATCATAAACTTTTTTCTTTCCTATTTTACGTTTTTTAATAACTTTTGAATATTTAGGAATACCTTGATTAAAATTAAATTTCACTCCTGCCTCAGAATGAAGTTTTTTATGGTCAAATTTATGCATTAAAGCAAGATTTTGAATTTTATTATCACTTTCATCAAAATTTAAATGATGAATATCAAAAATAGCAGGATCAAAAACTTTTAATTTTTTAGCTTCAATCTTATTATGCCTAAAAATCTCTATATATTTTTCTAACGATAAATTATTAAAATTTGCTTCATATATCGCTCTATGAATTAAAAGACGTTTAGTAAAACCACGTCTGACTTTATTTATTTTTTGTTTACCTGCGAATCGATGATACCAAAGATTGCAAATCATATTTGGTCTTTTACGTTTTTTCTTAAAAGATATAGATTTTTCTGGTTTTAATGTATCAACCATAATTAAATCAACACCAATTTTTAAATGTTGTAATTCACACCAACCATTATTTGTCATAAAACCATGATCGGCTGTTGCTTGAATTTTTTTGCCATTTTTTAAAATAATTTCATAAACAATTTTTCGACCATTACAAAAAATATTTTCAATATTATTTAATTGAATCGTATTACCATTATAGGATCTTACTTTAGTTGGAATTTTTAAATCCCATGCTTTACCACATATTTTATTAGTTAACTCTTTATGTTGAAGATACATACGTTCTAAAGAAACTTCAGAACCTTTACCACCACGATTTATTCTAATTTTAGTATCACCTACCAAACATGAACAAGCACCACGAATTAATCCTTGTTCTTTTTCAAGAATTTTTGCAACAGGTTCAACTTGTTCTGATCTTAATTTTATATTTGATGAAAAAGAAATTGGTGGAAAAGAAATTCGATGATCTCTTGTCAAAACAGAATGATTAAACTTTTCAAAAATCTTTTTTAATTTTTTGTAACCCCCACGGTAAATAAAAATTTCTTCTGCTTTAAAAAAATAAGATCGAATTTTATGTGGGACACCGTGGGTAGAAAAACCTAATCTTTTAAGTTGCCAAATTTTAGGATTTCTTTTTGTAAACTTTTTTAAAATTAACTTTGCGCATTTATTATCAAATTGTTTAAATTTTTTCCAATCAAAATGTATATAAGAATCAATTGTTAAAATAATTTTCATCGTAATCCCATCTCACAATGTGGTATACGCTTTTAACTTTTAAAAAAATTTCTTGTCAAGGGTTTTTTATCGAAGGTGGGCTAATTAATTCCATCAAGGTCATTTCGCCGTTTACTAAAATCCAATCTCCCGGTGGATTTAAAACTTTATTCGCAATTTTCACGATGCAATCGAATTTTTGCAATGAATCCAAATGCATAAATTTTGGTGGTAATTTTTTTTGAATTTCTTGCATGATTTCAACTTCTTGATTCAAATTTGTTTTTTCGGCTTCCGACATGAAAAAAATCTTAATTTCAAACAAATCAAAAGTCAATAAAAAATTTTTTAATTTAAAAATCAATCACTTAACGCAAATCGGCGATTGGGCCTTCGTGGTTTTATCGTCTGAAAAAGAAAAGCGTTTTGATTTTTACAATGTGTTATATTATCTTACAATGTATTATATTATCTTACAATGTATTATATTATCTTACAATGTATTATATTATCTTACAATGTGTTATTTTTCTTTCTTTTTTCGTTTTTATTCTTTTTCTTTTTTCTTTCTTTCATTTATCTACTGAATATTAAGTATTATTGAATATTAAATAATAATAATAACTCCATAATATATGAGTGCCTATATATTCCACCATAGGACCACAACGTGATATGTAATGTATAACATTGTTATACATTGGTCCTACATTGTAATATCATAATGTATAACAAGTGTTATACATTGGTCCCACAATGTAATATCATAATTTATAACAATTAGATTTATGTATTTAATTAGATATATTTGAACAGAACTGTTTTAGTCCTTCCGTGGATTTAAACAGCCCTGTTCTCCCCCGGCACTCACCTTCCATGGTGGTAAACTTTTTGACGTTTCTATGATAACAAGTGTCATAAAACCAACAAGTCACACTGAGTCATCATATCAATTTGATACGATTAATGGTATTGAATTGATATGATTAATCGTATAAGCTAATTGGTTTATTTTTTTATGATAAATAAAATATAAATCTAACGTAAAGGTTGACGTAAAGGTTGACGTAAATCTAACGCAAATAGGACGCAAATAAAATGATTAAACCAGCAACAGTTGCATTTGATGTCGATGGAACTTTGATCGAATATGACGATACCCCACGCTATGATGTGATTGCTTTTTTTAAACAGTTTGAACAATGGGGATGTGAAATGATTATTTGGTCTGGTGGTGGAGTTGACTATGCAAAACATTGGGCAGAAAAGTTAGGGCTTGAAGCAAAAATTATTGAGAAATGGAGTATCAAACCTGATATTGCAATTGATGATTTTCCTAATGGGGTGCCGTGGGAAAAACCAATAGCAAAAGCTAATATTTGTGTTTTTAATAAAGGTAAATAATGGAAAGTATAATTTCCAAATAGTATTAAAAATGTATAAAATACTTTCCAAAATTATGGTAAAATTTTTCTATGGTTTATAGTTTATAGTATACAGTAAACTATAAACTATGACCAGAATGGAGATTTAGTTAATGAAAATATTAAGCATTTTTAAAAAAATTATAATAGGGATTATTAATCTTATATGTATGCAATTGATGGCAATTATTTTTGTCATCTTTTTCACCCCCTATATGGTATGCCTAATAGCGACAAATAGAATGTTTAGAAACGATATGTCAAATGAATTTTTGTGGAAATAAACGATGAAAAAAGAGTTAATATTATCTGTGGTAATAATTCTAATTGTCACTATCTATATTTTATGGGAAATCGGATCGACGACTCACTTACCGGAGTAAAAAATGAAACGTAAATGGGAAATTCAAATATGTAAAAATTGGTGGTTTAGTCTGGGTTTCCACGTAGATCACACCGATCCCAGTATTACTTTGCATTTTCCAGGGGCCATTTTTTATATTGGAAATTGTAAACAACCTGGCTTTAAGAAATTACAACCACTTCCTGTCGAGAAAGAGATTCTTGATCAGTTACCTTCAGAAGAACGCCAAGGGCTTGTAGATCTTTCTATAGAAACTCGAAATTTAATAAATGAAGGCGTTTACTCGTTGTATAGTATTAAAGATGGAGTAGATCTTAGTAAATCAAAATATATTCTCTATACATCAAAGAGATCTTTTTTGTTAAACGAAACAGGAGGAGTTTTAAAAGAAAAATCGCCTAACTTTCAAATATCTGTAGATCAGGCGATTACCTTCATAGACAATGAAGCTAAAGACTTATCTGATAGCTGGAAAAACTTTCAACCCAAAGTTCCGCTTTCTTTTGTTGTAGCAGCTAGAAAAGCTATAAAAGCAAAAAATTCATAACAGAGCAATACAGTAAAATTTAGATAGCACTTATTTTTTAACACTGTTAAATATTTCGCCCATACCCTGAACAGTGTAAACCCTTCGATTTACACTTTTAAAAATTGATAACATTTTGACTAATTACTGGCAAAAAATGGAAATATTGACAAAAATTAGCTTTACCGCCGATGAGGTAGGCCCGCTTAAGAGACAGCGGATGAGGTATGTGTATATTCACGAATAAAAAAACAGAATTGAACAATATATAGGTATAATTTTTTAACTACTCTATTTGATTGAGTTAATTCGTATTTTAATGTTTAGCCATGTATATACATCTTCAAAATTGACCCATGGAGTATACTCGTAATTTTTCTAAATAATTGCTTACAAGGCAATTACTACAAAATGGAATGAACTGATTCTTGTTTTAAATGGACTGAGCCCTATTTAAACCACTATTTTAGAGACTTTTAACCCGTAACTCATGGGGAAGGATGGGTCATTAAAGACACACTCTCAAGACGTTCTCAGAGGCGATAGATAGAACTACTGATTTCGGTAGATAGAACTACTGATTTCGGTAGATAGAACTACCGACGACATGGCGACGTGTGCCATACAGCATATGCTGTAATAATACCCAATAAAATCAGACTATTAAATGACCCATCTTGTTATACATTGTCAATCAAATGAGTATAACCATGTTATACGTTTTTACTTGACAAACCGCGTTATTTATATTACAATGTAAGATAATAAAGATTGAATTAAAGAGGGAGATGAAAATGAAAAAGAAATTAATAAAAAGATCTAGATCCTCATATAAAAGAAAAAATAAAAAAACTAAATCAGGTTGTAATAAACTTCATGCTTTTCGAGCTGATCCTGAATTAACTAGTCTGTTAGATAGTATTCCAAATAAAAGTGAATTTATTGTTCAGTCTTTAAGGGAACAATGTAGCAAAAAACAATTAATATTATGTCCACGATGTAAGGGTAGAGGAAGGATATTTACATGAAACAAATTAATTTTAATATATTGATGTGTTTTTCAACTTTGTTTTTTTTAATATGTAATCCCGTTCAAGCTTTAGATGTGTCTGAAATCGAGGATGAGCCAGTTAGTTTAAAAGAATTTAAGGCAAGTCAAAAGAAACAAAAAATAAAAAAATATCCTATTATTCTTGCGTCTTCAGTTTTTGTAATGAATTCAAAAAAGTTTATTGGAAAGCAATATCAAATAATGATTATGGGAGATGGTATGGCTAATATGAGTTACTTCAGTAAATTAATAGGACGAGAATGCCAGTTTACTTATTATTATAATTTTGATATTGGATTTGGTAAAAAAACAGGATCTGGAAATTATTATTTTGTTGTTCCGAAAAAAGATTGTGCTCAATTCAATGATATTGCAGATAGTAATATTAGCACTGCTCATGTCATGGTTGAATTTGAAAAAATAGTTCAAATTGTAAATAGTGCGGGTCAAACTTTATCATTGCCTGTTTTTAAGGTTATTAAAAAACTTTAAAATTAAAATTTTTTAAGGAAATTATTGCATTAATAGTTTTATTTGGGTAATAGGCTATATGAAGGAATAGAAAATGCTTACTGATTACCCAAAACTTCATTGTCCATTTATTAGAAAAGAATTTGATGTGAATAAACATCATTGGCAGGAATTAGGTAATAAATATGGATTACGAAAACCTATAGCTTATCTTGTAATTGATCAAATAAATCCTGGCTTTGAATGGGTGTTCGATGATCCTGATACTTTTGCAGTTGAAAAATTAGATGGTACAAATGTTAAAATTTTAACTAAAAATGGACGATTGCTCCATATTCAAAATCGAAAAAATGTTATTGACCCACTTGAAATAATAAAAGGAAAAACTTTTATTATTGAAGGTATTTTTCGCGCTATTCAAAAAGGTTATGTTTTATCAGATGGCGAACAGGTTGGTGAAATAATTGGTCCTAAATTACAAAATAATCCATATTTTCTTGATAATCATATCTGGTATCCATTTGACAAAGCAATTGGACATTTACGATATAAATCTTTTGAAGAACATGATAGAACATTTGATAATTGGTCTTCTTGGTTTAGAAATTTTCTTAAAAGCCGTTTTTGTATTAAAACACATAAATGTACATTTGAAGAAGCAGAATTTGCAGAAGGAATAATTTTCTATAATTTAAAACGTAAAGCTGAAAAAAAATGTTGGCGAGCTAAATTAAGACGAAATATGTTTGTGTGGTATTATGAAGATAAGGGAATTATTATTAAAAATTATCCACAATAATAAAGGAGAAATCATGATTCGTATTATTCTAACTTGTTTTGTTTTAATGCTTTTACCAAACTCTGCAAACACAGCTGCAATACCTGTGCCTGGATCTGGTCTTGGATATACTTGCACTGATAATCCAGGGGAAAAGAAAACTTGTACCTGTACTGGTGCCGCTGATTGTTGGTGGATGGGTCGTTCTGGGGTTTGTGAAGGCGACGTGATTGTTTTGACATGCGGCAACGATGGAAAATGTACTTGTGACTGGAAAAAGAATTCCATTACTCCTCCAGGCAGTCGTTTAATTGAAGGTAAAGATAAATTATTTATTATTGAAATGAATTAATTTAAATTTGGCCCGTAGTCTAATTGGTAGGACAACAGATTTTGATTCTGTAGGTTGATGGTTCAAATCCATCCGGGCCAGCCAATATAGAAATAACAAATTAAAGGAAAAACAAAGATGAAATTAGTAATGATGACACATTTTATAATTGTAGTTGTAATATCATTATGTTTGTATTTAATAATGTCATCAAATCCTGTTCAGAAATTTTTTGCATCTGAAAAAGTAAAAAATTATGATGCAGAAAGTTTCTGGTACGGGTATAAAAAAGGATTACGTCAAGGATGCGTACAAGTTATTTATGAAGATGTCGCAATGGATGATTCAATGCCTGATAGTGTTTATAAAAAATTAGATAAACTTGGATGTAGTTTAGATAGACTTTATGGTCCTAACTGGAAAACAGAAAAACTTCCACCACATTATTATGAAAAATAAATAATGAAAATGTCGAATATTTTTTTCACATCTGATTTGCATTTTTGGCATAAAAAAGTAATTAAATATTGTAACCGTCCGTATACTAGTCTGGAACAAATGAATGAACATTTGATCAGACGGTATAATTCTTTTGTTCATAAAGATTCTATAGTTTATTTTTTAGGCGACATTTCATTTGCTGGAGTTATAAAAACAACTGGTATTCTTTCCAGACTTAATGGGTTTAAAGTTCTAATTAAAGGTAATCATGATTATAAATGGAAAGACGCTAAATGGTTGAAAATGGGTTTTAATGCAGTATGTGATGATTATACTCTTTATATTGAAAATTATAAATTACAATTGAGTCATTATCCTTATTACCCTACATTGTGGGAACAAATTAAAACAGTTGTTTTATTTCAAAAATTACGTTATTTGGATAATAGATTACAAGATAAAGGTGATTGGCTCTTACATGGGCATGTTCATAATTCTTGGAAGATTAGACGAAAGATGATTAATGTAGGTGTTGATGTTTGGAATTATAGGCCAATTTCTTTGTTTGAAATATTGAAATTGATAAGGAGTATTGAAAATGATAAGTGATGAGCAACGTTTTTCTTTTATATTATCTGTAATTGGTTTTACTGGAATACTTTCAATTATTGCTGCTGCTATAATATCAGTTAAAGCACCAACTTTAATTCCACCTTTTGTTCTTATTTTATTAGTTATATTTGGAGTTATACATCTTGTTTCATTAGGATTTTTTCTTCAACTTTGTGGTAGATTAACATTGAATGACTAGATTTAAATTTATTGCAGGAAGACGTTATCGTCATCATGATTGTTTAGATATAGATATTTATGTTTGTCATTGTTCTTATAGGGATGATAAAAGATCTAAATTAAAAATTCATTATATTAATCGTAGTGGTCATTTTATTATTGTTTCTGATGCTGTTACTATTTATTCAAAAGATTATTATAAATGGAAATTAATAGATATTCCAATTAACCTTTATTAATAGCACCAAACATTATTTTAAATAATGAAAAATTACAAAGAATTAAATTTGCAATTGCGTGTTCAAGTTTTTCAACTTGTTTTTCTGTTAATTCAAAATCATATTCATATTCAAAACTATGAACTAATTCATGGCAAAAAGTGTAAAGATGATCACAATAATTTAAACCTTTTTTAATTTTAATTATTTTAGTTTCATTGCAACATTCCCCATAGTCTTTTGTTTTTTTTCCTTTAGAATTTTTAATATAAGAAACAAATTCAATTTTCCACCATGTATCTTTAATCAAAAGTTCTTTTGGATAATCATGAGGGGCTGGAAGTCTCATGGTTTAATTTTAACCTATACTTATTTATGACACTCATTGTTATACAAATTTTAAATTTAGTTGGTAATATAAATTTAGTATGTAGAATAAATTTATATGAACGGTTTATCCCACCTAAATTTGATCAAGAAACACTGTGAATATTGTAATGCCGATTTTAAAGTATTAATCGTCAAAAAATTGATGTTTTGTTCTGAAGTTTGTAAAATATTTCATGATGAAGAAAAAGAACGAAAAGAAGAAAAGAATAAAAAACAAGGTGTGTCATTTAAAGCTTTTCATTGGAAAAATCAGAAATTTAGATAGGCTGACAATAACCGCAAACTGGGCATTTCAACCAACCTATACAATCTGGCATTTCATACATATAACCCCAGTGACACATTTTACAAATTTTAAATTTATAATCCATAACGAGTATATTCAAAATGCATTGGATCAGGCCGTCTAAAATCACCCCCCCAAAAGAAACCTTCTGATTTAAATGCTTTCACAATGCCTAGATCCATATCACCAACAATACCAAGTCGATTTGTTTTAGCATTATGATCCATAGCGATTCCCCATGAATGCATTGATAGACGATTTTTACCCCGCGTGTTTCTAAGTGCATAGCATCCATCAAAACTTACCAATTTGGATTGTAATTTATTTCGAACAATTTTGGCATAGACGTTTTTAAATTTAGGAATAAGAAATTTATTACACCAGAAACCGTTTGAGCCTTTCCACTGATAAGGAAAGCAATGATTCAATGACAATGGGGTTGTACAAAACCCACCATATGATTTCCAATATCCAATGATTAATGGATTTCCAAATAACTCTCGTAATTGATTTCTTGATTCAGGAATAAATAATTTTGGCTTTTTTGGTATTTCATTATAAGAAAATAATTTTGACCATGTTTCAAGCCCAACAATTCCGTCTGCATTTAAACCGTTATCTTTTTGAAATTGAATGACAGCTTGTTTTGTGTGTTTTCCAAATATACCATCAACTATACCAGTATTATATTGTTTAGGTTTTAAAGTTCGAAGTTGTATTTGAAGTTTATAAATATTAATATTTTTTGAATCACCAATAGAAAAAATCAATTTAAATACCTTAAAAATTTATACTTTTGTATATTCAATCCATACTTCCCCACCATCATGAACCGCATTAACACTACTTCCAGTATGAATTTGTATGACGGTTCCAGAGTTTATGAGGGCAACACCAATAAATCCATTTATGTCTGTTGGATGCACAGTGGGCAATTTCAATTTGTTGGTTCCCTGATTTAAAAAACCATCAGTTTTTATCAACCTGTCTACAGTCGCCCCTATTGGTATAAATTGTTGATTACTTGCTCCCTGTGCAGCGACAATAAATAATTTTCTAAATATTGGTTTGCCTGTAGGCTTGTGAACTCCACCAGTATCCAATTCTTCAAGTGAAAAACTTTTTTGATCATGTAGTTCATTTATTAATTCAGATAATGATGGCCCAGCGCTATGTTTATGCCCATCGTTTAAATTTTTTCCACCTTCAAAATGATCTTTTTTAATTTTCATATATATATATTCTTTAAACTTTTATATATTCTAACCAAACTACTGCTGATAAAAAAGCATCATTGCCGTTATAAACACTTCCTATCCAAAAATTAATATTTGTGTCATCTATGGAATTAATACCAGCAGAATCATTTGTATTAAAATTACCATTAACAATTGGAACAAAATCACCATCGGATTGTTTGAAGGAACCCCCACTATTTATTATACTTTCTATGGGGTCAGATATACCGTGTGCAAAACTGACAATTGCATTACCACCAGTAGCCCCAATAACAATAACTTTTCTAAATATTGTTTTACCTAAAAATTTACCACCAGTATCAATTTCTTCTAATGAATAATTTTTTTGCTCATGTAATTCATTTATTAATCCAGATAATGTTGGACCATCATTATGTTTATGCCCATCATTTAAATTTTTTCCGCCTTCAAAATGGTCATTTAGGATTTTCATAAATTTATTTTCTTTTTAAAATATAGCCCCTAACTTATTAGGTCAGGGGCTATATTGTGGATGTAGACGTAGATTATTTCTTGTCAAATGCTTTAGCAATTGCAGCTAATGCATTCATTTTGGTTTTTAATTCATTAACCAAAGTAATTGCAGTACCAAGATCGCTTGCATCAGCAGCAGCAACAACAGTACCTTTCATTGAGGTCATTTCATCCCGAATTGCATCTAACAAAGCATCAAGTGATGCTCTGCTTTTATCAGCATGACCTTTTGATAATCCTGCTCCTGCTTCTCGATTTCCAATTTTTGGAATTGCCATGATTTAATCTCCTTTAAAAAAGTTGATTTTAAAAAATTATAATAAACTTTTTAAAAAGATTACTCGTTTTTACCTTCCCAGGCAGTATAATGAATTACTTCTGCATCAACCATAAGATCACTATCGTTTCCAATAGTAAACCCATCGTCTTCTAAAGTAATCATATTTGCTGGAAAAGTCATAGTACCTGCGGTAACTCTTTTCACCGCGCTACTACCGGCCATTAAATCAGATTTATAGGCTGAAACAAGACCTGTTATATTTTCCAATTGAACTGAGCGTGGTTTAAAACCAAGAATCACTTTCTTAGTTGCACTAGTTTCACCAACTACACTTCCAGTTTTCATCCAATTATTTGAACTACCCATTATTATCTCCTTTGGTTAGCGTTAATTTAATTCCACCTTAACTCATCGATTCAACATTAGCTATATCGATTCTTAAAGTAGTAGTTTGAGTCAACTACAATGACTCTTTAAACAATTCTAAAATCTCTTTGTCGGTCTGTTCAATGATACCACGGACTTTTACAATTTGTTCAGAAACCTTATTTACTTGAATTAACATGTTTTGATAAATTTCTTTTGCTTTAACTTCTGATTTAAGAAATTCTTCTGTTAATTCAATTTTCCTTTTAACTAGATGTTTTAAAACTGGATTTTCTAATTTTTCATCTTTAAATTGAATAAGAACAGATTGCATTTGTTTTAATTGTTCGGTTGTTAAATGGGGTTTTCTACGCATGGCATTAATTTTATTTAAATTTTGAACTGCTGCGGCATTTATTTGTTTTGCTTTATTAAATTCGTGTTGTTCTTTTGTTACAACAATTTTTTCTTCACCCATAGATTTATCAACAACTTCTTTTTCTTCTACCTGTTTCATAATTTCCTCACTTTCTTTTTCAAGTTCACGATCTTCTTCTTTACTTATAAATTGCGAAATATTGTAATCATTAATTCTTTCCATTTCTTCATCATATAATTGTTTAGCTGTTTTCTTCATGTTTCACCTTTTCTGCCTGAAGATAATGGACTCCAAAATTAGTTTTTACATAAAGAAAATTACCATCAATTTTTTTAATAACCCCATTTTCATTAACTAATGTTCTAGTAACTGATAGTCCTTTTTTGTCTTTATAAACAATTTTCACGTTTACTTTTACTTTATCTTCAATTTTAAATTCCATGATTTTCCTTAAATGTTGATTTCAAATAAAGCCATTGTTCCAGACGCTGCAATACTTCCCATAAGACCACCAACCATACCAGAATCAGTAGATTTACCAACTGACCAGCCTGTTACCCCACCAACTATTAACGATAATGGAAGTTTAATCCACCATTTATTCCAAATGGGTGAATGGCTTATAGCTGTTTCCATTAATCTATTGTTTAACCTTTTTTCCATTTCTAAGTCAATTTCTATTTGATCACAACTTAACATTGATTGACGCAATAGATTAAAATGTTCTTTATTAAAACATAATACTTCTTTTTTAATTACATGATTTGGATAAAAATGATCGATAACCATTTGTTCATCAGCGTTTGTAATTTTTAAATTTATTAATAAATTTAGAAATGAAAGCATTATCAGATAATTTAGCATTTTCATTTTTCCGTTTCTCCTTTTTTAATTTGCCTTCATTTTCTAATTTCATTTTTAAATTTTTATTTTCTAATCTTTTCATTTTATGTTGAATTCCATCATAGAATGCAACAATTAAAGCTGGTATTAATTTAATTGCTAAATCTAATAAACCTTTCCATATTGTTGATTTTTTTTTAGTCATCTTTTTTTAACAATTCGTTTAATTTATCTTTTGTTTCTTTATTTTTTCGAAAACGATCAAGAAGTTTATCTTTTAATCTTTTAACTTGACCACCTTCTTTATCCATTCTGTCTTTTATAGCTTGTTCTTTTTTAATGTTTTTCAATTTTAATTGAACAAGAAAATAAATTATACCACCACCAAAGAGAAGTCCAACAATTCCAGCCACACTTGCCCAACCGCCGCTTGCGACACTGAGAATATTTTTTCCTAAAGATAAAAGGTCACTCCAGTCCAACAGTTAATTCCTTACGTGACGTTCGTGCTAAATCACTATAAGCACGAATTATAATTTTATCATTTTGTTTTACATCTATAATTGTATGGTTTGTTTTTTCTTGATTAAAAACTTCTTCATTATTTTTATGTATAATTAATTGTCTGGTAAATCGACTGGATAAAATTTCTAAATCTCCATCTGAATTAATAATAGTTCCAATTTCTCCTAATTTTTGGAAATTTAATTCGGATATTCTTAAATGAATTGAACCTAAAATAGATGCTCGTTGTGGTGCCATTAGATCACTAAACATTACAATTCCGATATCGCAATCATCTTGCATCGTTAAATTTTCTAAAGTAAATTCAAGATTAGCTCCATTTACGTATGGTTTTGTAATTTCTCGATTACAAGAAATCATAGTTACTTCACCATTACCAGTATCAGTTATAATTTTAAATTGGAAAGTTTGACTTGTTTTTCGGAAGATTGTACATCCACCTTTTTCACCTTCAAGTGTTACACACAATTTATTATCAATTAAAATTTCAGCTTCTTTAGTATTAGTTTCAAATGCTGAAAGAAATTCTTGTGATTGACTATCATCTGCATATTGTGTCTCAGGACAACCACCCATTAAGAAAATTGAAAATAAAATTAAATAGATAATTTTCATTTTTTTACTTTTTCCTCACCAAAAATTTTCAATAATTTTACTAATTTTATTGGAACAGGAAAGCCCATTTGACTAAGATTTTCCATTATTGAAAGTGCTTCAGTTATAACTAAAAATGATTCAATAATTGTTGCAGCAAAAGGAATAGGAACTGACTTATCTACTAATCGTCCTGTAAGAATTAATATAAAATAGACTGAGCATTTTATGACAACTCTAAAAAAGATTCCACTTGATAAATTTTCATTTTTACATGCTTTACAAAAACCAGTAACTGTATCAAATAAAATTAAAATATAAACAGCGATTAATACATGAATATCTGTAAACAACCAACTATAACTACAAACCACCATCGACCAGGCAGCTTTACTTAATTTAAATTGAGCAATATTGAGCAAGATATTTTTGCATGAACTGATAGTTAATTCGTTAGCATGTGTCATTTTTATTATTCATAAAAAGAGGAAGCTACTTTAAAAATAACTTCCTCTCAAAATAATATTAATTAACTTGCGGGTGCTGCTTCTGGAGCTGGTACTTCAAGTTCAGGACCACGAACTGCCAAATAAACATCATGAAGGGCTAGAACTGCTCTTAATGACTTTTCAATCACTTCTTCAACTTGATCATTTTCAATATCAAGTTCACTTTCTACATAGTCCATAAGTTCTTTAGATTCAGCCTCGTCCATATCTTTCATTTCTTTAGGTACAAGACTAATATCACTAAATGCTGGACCAGCAGCAGTAAAAGCTGGAACGAGATGCACAAGATCCGCTACTTCCATTTTGTCATCAGACATAGCCCGATCAACTGCTTCACCGAGTTCAACACCAAATTTAACTACTTCTTTTGTTTCTTTAATTCCATATTGTCCCATTTTGATCTCCTTTCAAATATTCTGTAAAACAATGTTATACTAATTTGATTAAAAAATATAGTTCTCAATAAATAACGCCTTGCGCTAATTTAATCATTGGATTTTCTGGATTTCTACCCCCAAAATACACTGTAATAACAGTTTCAATTCCTTTTCCATCGGTTGATTTTTTTAACATCCATACCCAAAAATACCTAAATGTTCGAACAATTGAATACATCCATTTGTATTGTTTTTTCATTTTATTTTTTTCTTCTGTCAATTCAATTGCTTTTAATCTAATCCAAGTTAAAAGGGCCTCACTTGTCATTTTACCTTGTTTTATGTTTTTATGTTGAAAACTATTAAAAATAATTCCACCAACTAACCAAATATATTCCCAAATAGTAGGTGCATAATTAACACACATTTTATAAAATGCGACATCACTTCCTTGTTTCCATCTTTTAATATTATATTTATTAAGACTTACATTATTAAAATTGAACCCATTTTCTAAACCATAAAAAACAATATCAAGTTTAAAATCAGAATCAATTAAAACACTACCTGAACAAATTGCGGCATAATTATCTAAAGCTTCGGGATTATCATCTCTGCCTGGATTTCGATTATAAAGCCCTTTTATTGGTTTTCCATTTTTTATTCGTTGAAGATCAAATATGCTATTATAAAATTCATATTTATCTTCATTTGTTAAAAGATCATGATGTTTTAATAACCAAATAAAATAACATTTACCCAAAATTCCATTATCATTTGCGGCTGTTTTTCTTGTAAAACCTGGAAATGGTGGACGATCACCACGGTAATCTAATAAAGAAAGACCATCTTCAGCAACCCAATTGTTAGAATATTCTTCTTTTAATTGGATTGTTTCAGTTTTATCAATCATAGATTAATTATCTTGGTCCAATACACATAAATTGAAATGGAGCATCAGCTTGAGCACCAGAACTACAAACAATTGTATCCACACCTACACTAGTTGCACTACTAGTAGTCGCTCGGCTACAAAAACCATTGGCGTCTAAAGTTATAAAACAATTTGGAGATGTGCTGAATGTTCCAGTGACAAGAGTAAAGGTCATACTTCCAACGGCGTCGTCTGAAGGATTGCCCACAATCCAATCGCCATCTTCGCGTGAAACGGTTGGTGTTCCACTATTTGTTATAAATGCTGTAGCTACTTTAATGCCGCCGCTTGATGGGCTAGACAATTGATTCAAGACGATAGTTTGTGGGACATGTCGGGTCACAGGAAATACTTCCCAATGAACGTCTTGCTGACCAAGAGTTGCTGTTCTGTTCACAATCACTCTGGAATTCAAAAGTAAAGAAATAGCATCTTGTTCAAACATTAACCTAAGTGTCTTTTTCGCCACCAAATTAAAAGTGAACAAACCACATCGACGATGAGAAATTTTACCAGTGATTCGATTTCCAGCTCCAGGTTCAGTTGTTCTATGACCGCTTGGAATTCTTTCATTTCCTTCAGCTAATATAGTCTGAGCATTATTGGGAGTTTCAACAATTTGAAATGTAGTAAAGACACCACCAAAATTTGTAGCATTACCTACTTCAAACTCATGAGCGAATGAAACACAAGCTCGAAAAGTGCCCGCAAACGGCGGAGTAAATGAAATGGCATTTTGTTCGTCAGCGGCTGTGCATGTACTAGAAGTGCTTTCTGTGGTGCCCGCACATCCAATTAAAACAGGCGCAGAACCAGGATTGGTAACAAGATCCAAATTTGTAGTACCCATCCCTGTATAAGTTGTAACATCACTCGTTCCTAAAGAAATAATTGCACCTGGTCCACCAATATTTGCATTAATATGCCAACCTTGATCTTTAGGTTGAATTACTTTTTGTGAACCAAGCGGGAATCGTTTTACAATCCACTGCATTTGCCCAGCAGTTCCGGTTGCAGTTGCGTTTTGTATGGTTAAATTTCCACTACTCACTTCACCAAAAATTTCAAGACTTTTTGGACCTTCTACAAGATGGTCGAAAGTTCCATGTAAGGCTATAACATCAAAATTAGATGCATCTTGATTTCCATAACTTCGTTTATCCAAATCAGCGCTAGCTGTGTTATCTCGTAAAGTATATGTGCTATCGGCGACAGCTACACTTAATGCAACAGTAAACATCACCTGTACATCATATGAACCTGGAGAAAGACTTGACCATTTCATTGTAGGCAAATCATCATCAGCAGTATCAACAATCGCCTCTGCATCTGAATTAGCAACAACAATAGCTGGACATGCTGCTGTTGTAGGAAAAGCACCAGAAGATGTGCTTGTTCTAGTCCAAGAACAACTTGCAGTGGCAGGATAATTAGCATTTGTAGCAATGGCAGACTGCGCGACTTTAGTTAATTCATTTAATCCAAGAAAAGTGGAATCCACTTTAATTTCAGCAGCATCTGCTGTTGCTAAAATTCTTAATGAAAGATTTCCAGTATTAGGACAAGTGAATGTGACTTCCGCATCCGTATAAACAGTAACAGGTGTTAATACAACTTCGCGTAAAGCATTGGTTCCATCGTAAATTTGCAACTTAAGATTTGCATCACCCCCATTGTATTTCATGCTGACAACACAATCACGGTTATGTAATGATTTTGGAACCGCTACTAGATTGGATCTTAAAAAATCATTGTTTACAGCAGCGTCATATTTTCCAGCTGCCAATCCTTCCGCAAAGTCAGTCTTTTCAATTGAGAAAACACCGCCAGATCGAATCCATCTAAAACCTGCTTGTTCAAAACCTGGATTTACAATTTGATTAACTGGGTTTTGTGCAAATGCACTGTTTCCAATTAAAAAAACCAAAGTTAATAAAAATTTAAATGTTTTCATGTTCTACCCCTTTTTATGCACTAAATGATGGTATGAAACTGTCTCTTAATACTCTGGCTTCTCCAACAGAAGAAACACTTTCATTTCCAAAGTCCCTAAAAATCTTTACCAATAATATATTACCAGGAGCCACTGCAACTGCATTAATTTCACCTGATCCATCTGTTAAATCAATATCCCCAATTGCTTTTACTTCCAAAGAACTTGCTGGAACGGTTGTTTCTGCGTTTATACTCGTATGGGTGTCTGATAATGATCCCAATTGACTTGTACCTGGTTGAATCAATGTAGTGACAGCTCTTACTAAAACATTGTTTGCTGTTGGTACAATTCCATAAACCCCATTTTTTAAATTAATTTGATCTCCAGCAACATAAGTTAATGGTACATTTGCAATTGCAAAAGCATTTACAGCATCTAATTCATTTAATAAAAAACTACGCACACCTTGAGCATCTACATCTTCTGGTGCCTGATCGACTGCTCCAAGATAAAAAACAAAACTTCCAGCACTTCCACCACCACCTAAACGAATAAATTCAGGAACAGTACTTTTAACAATCCAATAAGTATTATTATCAGTTTGTTTTACAATTTTTCCTATATCGGCAGTTACATATGTTGCGCCTATTCTTGCAGCTGTATTAGCAAATGCAAACGCATGAAATTGATGGATGTTAGCCAGTACTAAATCTTTATGTAAATTACTCATTTTCGTCCCCTTATACTTTAAATATAATATCGCCTAAATTGTCAACAATAATACCACCAGTGTCAGCATCTAAAATCAAATTAGAAACTGATTCACCCGTTGCTGCACCTGCTTCGCCAGCAAATGGTAATCGAGTAAAGTTTGATTCAGAAATATTTCTAATTGCAGTTACGCTTACACCAGAATCATTTTGAACTGCAACAACTGCTGCTGCAATTGCTGCACTAGATAATAATGGATTTGGTGCAGCAGATTGTGTAGCACCGAAACCTGTAGCTGGTATAATTAAAAGAGTATCATCAGTTAGTAAATTTATACTATATTTAATCCATTCATCAGGATTTGCTGTAAAATCAGTTGGAGTAAAATTAGCCCCACCTGTTACAACACCTGTTTCAAAATTAATTAAACCGCCGGTAAAACCAGAAATTATTGTTCCAAATGGTAATGTAAAAACACTTCCATCAGCAGCGGTTATACTTGATCCAGCAACATTGACAATTGTGTCATTTGGACTATTTGGAGTAATTTTAAGTAATTTTCGAGCTAAACTTTCATCGTGAACTTCATTTAAACTAGCATCTACTGTTAATGCATTTCCTAAAATATCAGAATAAACCGTTTTTGCAGCTGTAAGAAGATCTCGTGTAGCATTTCCATCTCCAAATTCATTTATAAACCAAAGAAGTGTTGCACCAGCATTTTTTGTAATACTCCAAGTTTCACCAGCTTGATCATTATCACTATCTAAATCCACACTAAGAGTTGGATCATTTGTAAATAAAGTATTGAAAAATTGAATTTGACCATCTTCTTGAATTTTAAAAATAAGATTCGCAAGTAAAACTGAATTATTATAAAAATTATATGCGTGTCCTGCTCCATCATTATTCGCATCAATCAAAAAATCCATATCAGTTAATGATTGGAGAACAGAATTAAAAGTAACTGTATCAGTAGCAATGTCATCACCAAAAGTTGAGCTGCCTTCTACAACTATAGTTGATTGAAACACAGTTGCTACTGCTGAAATATTTTGAAAATATGCATTTCCATGAGCGTCAATAAATGCAATGGGTGTTCCACCACTATCAAGAATTCGCCATTTAATTCCTTGAATTCCACTTCCACCACCTGATGGGAAAAGTGTATGTGAAGCTGGTACATCAGGAGTATCTTCATCACTAGCATTAACTTGGGTAGCGAGTTGTACACCCGTTACAGTCTGTTTTGTAGTGATGGTGTCTGGATTAATGTCAGAATGAATTCCAGTTGTAATGTCATGTTCAACACCAAAAAAAGCACCTAATGCACCAATTGGAACACTTAAATTATTTACATCAGTTTGATTAAAACCTGTTGGGCTACTTCCTAGACCAATACCAGTTACTATTCCTAAAAATAAAATATTACTATCAAGTCTTAAATCAGTATTTCTTTTAACAGTAGGCCCAATTAAAAAAACTTGATAATCAGAAGCAGTCGTTGAAATACTTCCAACAATTTGGCCTAATGCAGTTGTTGTTTCGATTTTATTATTTGAACCATCCCAAAGAACAGTTAAATCTTCAAATAATTGCGCCTCACTTTTAGGATCTTTTAACCAAATTCTTACTTTTCTTCCAGCATTACTAACACCAGCTTCAGTAACGCTATCAACAATAACTGTAAGAGTTTCATCACCATCATCAACAACTGAATCAGGATCAGCCAATTCACCTATTGCTTCTTCTAAAAATGTAAATTTAATTTTTCCAGTACGAACATTAATTTCACTTTCTCTTGGAACACGATTAAATCTTGCACCAATAAAATATGGAATTGCAGCTGTATTTTGAAAAGGAACGCTAGTGAAATTTAATGGATCAGGAATTAAAAGATTTCCTTGTGCGCCATCTGTGCCAGTCAAAGGAGTAAAAACTGTAAAGGTATCAATTACTGATGAAGATAAAAGTGTAGTCGTTGCAATGTCAGGAGAAAAAACTCCATTAATTGGGTAAACTATTCCAAATAAATCTTTAGTTAGTTGTTCGAGATAATCAAAAAAATTGGTAGTGATCTCTTGTTGTGCTAGAAATTTTTTAAGAAAAATATCTACTTTTCTATCACTTGTCGCCATCCAAAACCCCTTTAATTCAGTATAACTTTGTCTAACACATTATGTAAATAAAAACACACCTTTATCATAATGAAAACCCCGGTAAAACTTGTCTAACATCCAATGGTAATTGAAACATTTCTATTTCACCAGTTTGCATTGTTGTAGTTGCATCAGTTTTCATACCAAAACGTCCTTTTTCAAACGAAGAATCAATGACTTTATGAATCACATTTGAATCAACAAATGTTTTAAGCAGCGTGTCATTAGTTAAAGGATTAAAGGTAGTTGTCACTGTAAAAATATAAGATGCTTCAGGTACAATATCAAATGATGTTGTTGCTCCAATTTGACTTGAAACTCCAACGACTGTTTTATGAAGTGAAACTGAAGCTGTAATAGTATTAATTCGATATTCATAAAAATTTAATGCATCTTGGAAAAAGAATAAAACAGAAAAAATACCACCAGCTGGATCAGTATCATTAGCTTTAACTTGTAAAACAATATCTTTAAAATCCGCATCACCTAAAACATCAGTAGCAACAATAGTATTTGGTGATAATTCAAATTCATTTTCTAAATTAACAATTGCAGAACCGCTAATTATTTCAAATCTTCCTGATCCTTCTATAAAATCATCAAAAAATCTAATAAAAATTACATTCAATCGTTCAGATGACGGCCTCATTAAATTGAGAATTCTAAGCATCAAATTTTTATTTAAATCACCTTCATCAACAATTCGAATGTCTGAAAAGAATTCATCTAATTGCCCTTCAATAAATTCTATAAAACCGGCAATTCGGGGGGTTAAAGTTCCACTAGTTACATCATAAACTGGATTTGTGGCAATTCTAAAATTATCCATATCACCAAGATAATTTCCAGTAATGACTCCTGATCCACCGATAACAATCTTTTGAGTATTTGAAGGATCTCCTAATCCTCCCAATGCGATTAATCCAGTTGATTCAGTTCCGCCATAATAAAGTCGAACCCCATTTGCTCGATCCATTACTAGAGCCAAATGTCTTGGAACACCATCATCAATATTTGCAGCTGGAGTCAAAGATCCTGTAACACTTACAGACCCATCATTAATTTCAAAATTAATTGTATTTGTAGAACTATCAAATTCAATTTTGACCCCTTTTCCAGACCCGTCAACTTTATGAAATAAAGTTTTGCTTGATTGTAAAACAGTAGTTCTAATGAACATTTCAATGGTCAAATCACCTACAAAGTCGTATACGGCTGAATGATTTTGAGAGACAACTCCACCATTAAATTTAATATGTTTTGTGCTTCCCAATGGAAATCCAGACGCAGGATTATTAAAGAAAAATACATCTCCAGTTATCAAAGCATTATTTCTAAAAAAACTACTATCTTTTACATTATTTTCAAAACTCAATAAATCTATTACATCATTAACAGTATCTTGTTGTTGTTCAACACCTGGTACAGAAATAAACCAAGAATCCTCACCTAATTGTTCTTCACCAAATGCGGCTTCACCAACAATCATTCTAAAATCAAAAAAATTAAATATTCTAACTGATTTGCCTGTAAAAAGACGAACAATATTTTCATAGCCTTGTTCTGTACCTAATTGTTTCCATAATGCTACAGCAAGAGCTATTAATTTTCTTAAATCATTTTCAGTTAAATCTTGAGTAATATTATTTAATTCTCTAGTAAAACCAACTTGGTCTTTTAAAAATTGTAATAAATCTGCTCTTGTTGTTGCAGGATCAAGAATTGTTTTAATTTCTTCAATTTTTTTCTGAATATCTTCAAAAATATTTTGTGGGCCAGTAAGAAATCTTTCAACAAAATTATTACCTTGTTTTTGGTCAATTATCCGAATTGGACGATGGAGGAATTTAAAAATGTCATGTGCGAATTGTGGATCAATTTTACCCATCTAAAGTTCCTTTTTGTAATAATAATGCACAATCATGACAATATAATTCCAATTCATCATCACCAAAAATATCAGCAGCAGGTGGAAAATATGCTAAAGATTCTTCACATTCTGCACAACGAATTATCTCCCATGCTGTAATATTCCCATTTCCGCCCATTTAAATTATTTCCTTCATATTACAGAAACCGTTACTGTTCCAGCTATTGGTAATTCCCTTGTAGCCAAAACTACATCGGCTGATGGAGTTGTTAAAACTACTTTTTTAATATTTACTGGATCGACTTCAAAAATTTCAGCAATGATTACTGAAAATGGTATCTCTTGCCCAAATTCCCACCTTTTTGTTACACCATCATCAAATGTTGCTTCAGGATTTAAAAGTGATGTAATTGCATTTTTAATTTGTTCTTCATTACCTCCTGTAACAGTTGCAACAACATCGATAATTTTTGGTGTAAAATTGACAATTGTAACTTCATGATTGGATAAAATAATTGGACTAATCCCAAGTACTTTATTCCCATTAAAAAAATCAGTTAATTCTGTTCTTTCAGCTTCAGTTAATAAAATTCCACCTTGTCCTACAACAACTAGTTCAATTGTTTTAACTCCAAAAGTTTCTTCAATTCCTAATGCTCGACTTACAATTTCACTCCCACTAGCAGCAGTAAATTGAGTAGCTAAAAATTCAAAGTCTGGAATAGTAATAGCTCTACCTCTAGTTCGAAGTGTTGCTGGGCCTTCAATTTTTAATCTTGCTAAATCTTCATCAGTAGAGCCTTCTTTAACTGTAAATCCTTTAGCTTGACGTGGATTAAAAATTCGGTCAACAAAACTAATTCCACTTTTATTAACTGTGATAGTTTCAGCGCCAACATTTCCATCATTATCGGCACCAATTCGATAAATCGCTCGTATATTATCGACACCAGCAAGAGGAATTTTACCTCTAGTTCCATCTCCAAATTTTATTGTAGCTTGATCATCAGCGGCGATAGTAACTGTTAAATCTTTTGATACTGAAGTAGAATTTAGAAAATTTTCTACAATATTCCAAGGTTGAAAACCTGATCCCTCGTTTGCTTCAACAATTAATGTTCCTTCAATAATAGGATTGAAAGTTAATAAAAATGCTTGATCAGGAGTACCATTTGAACTCGCTAATGGGTCTTCAGCTACAGATTGTCCTTGAACTACAGGTACTAATAAAAATTGTTTTCCAGTATCAATTCTTATTCGATCTACATTTGGATTTTTTCCAATTCCAATATTTTCATGAGGGAAAGAAGTTTCGCTTAATCCTAATATTTCAAATGTCGCATCGTTGCCTGATGGTGCGACTAATCGTACAAGACTTAGACCACCTACAATGGGTGAAGTTAATTTAAGTTGACCGCCACTATCGCTTGCAACACTAGAAAGACTTGCATCAACTACAGTTAATGCTGCATTTATATTTGAAACAATTGTACTGATTGTATAAGGAGAACTAACACCTGCATCTCCAGTTACATCAATTTCAGTTTCTGCAAACGCATCAACTTTAATTTTAATATTAAAATTAGATGTATCAAGAGCACTACCATCAAAACCTGTTCCAGTTATACTAGCTGCTGTTTCGGTAAATTTTGTTACTCGAAATCTTGACCAAGATCCAGCTAAACTATTGACAATAGTTGATATCCAATTTTGTGTTTGATTTTGTGGTAAATCAAATGAAACTTTACCATCAGCTGTAAAAAATGAGGTTAAATCATTGGTATTTGCTACTTCATTCCAGACTGATCCAACTACATAAGCTTGTTCATCAAGATCAACAACTGCTTGTCCTAAAAGACCTTTAGTTGTAATAATATTTTTTCCACCAGTAAATGTACTTACAACAGTTTCTGATGCACCTGTTGCTGATAGAACAACTCGAACAACAGTATCTTTTCTATTACTTGTTCCTAAAAAATCAGTTAAATCAAATTCAAGATTTGATCCAAGATTTGTTACAGAATCAGGTTTATCATCATCTAATGTATTATCAAAAAATTCCCAAACCCCTTCAATACCTGAACCAAAAGAATTAAAAACAAATTCTACAGTATCCCATAAAATATCTAGATGATTTATATAAATAATATCACCAGCTTTTGGTTTATCATCAAATAAGTCAAAAAATAAACCATCTGTTGATGCTAATCCAACTCGATTTAATCCAAATCCTCCACTTAAAACATCAAAATTATCAGTAGCACCATCATCTTCAACAATAGAAATTGATTCTACATCTTGGGCTAATGGGATGATTGAAATTATATCAATTCCATCGTTAATTGCGAATACACGTCCATTAATTTCATCAGCAACAGAATTATTAATTGAATCTGTAATAGCTTGTAAGGTTAAAGCAATGGTTCCGCCTGGTGTCCATTCAATACCATTTCTAAAATCAACACCCTCAATAGTAAGTTTATCACCACCATCAAAAGCATTATCTTTAATTAAAATTTTACCAGCTGTAAATGTGAAAATAGATGTAGGATTATCTGTTGGTGTTATTGTAAAACTTAAATCAGTTTCATAAATAATTTGAGGATTTTCTTCTGTTTCAACTGTAGCAAACTGTGAATTGATTGGAACAATATTTGTACTAGCAAGAAATACTTTTGAAAATTCTAAGATAACATCAGCTTGAGCAGGTTTAGCCTGGCTCAATCTAACATCAATTAAAGCTAATTGGCCTTTAACTGATTCTAAAAGCCGTGAAGTAGGTAATAAAGTTTCTGTTGCAGCAATATCCAATAGAACATTGTTTAAATGCGCAACTAATGCAAACGCACTTAAAAGCTGGATAAAGGGTTCATTTGGATTTTCATCTGTAATTTCAGGTACAAAAGTTCGTTTAAATTGCAATAATGATCGAAAAATTTCAGGATAATAAAAGCCAGAAAAATCAAAATCAGGAATTTCTATTATGTCACCATTAGCCACGATTTACCCCTTTGCGAATGATCGTCTGAAAGTTTCAACCTTATTTGTTTCTAAGTCTACATAACTAACAATTAATGCTACCTCACCTAAAGTATCTTCATCAAATGTAATCGGTGTACTAGGTGCTAATTCTAATAATCCTAAAAATTGTCCAAAAATTCGTTGCACTTCTCTTTTTGCTTTTCCTCTAAAAGCAGCGTCTTTAATGCTAAAAATGAGATTTGGATTCAATCCTAAATTCTGAAAAGCATTGTCATCCCCACCTTCAGATAATGCTAATGTGAGCAATTTTTTCTTTTGCTCAGCGCCATTTTTTTCAATAGCTGCCCCTCCAGATTTATTAACTCCGACTGGAATTTTTAATCCTGTAGCCATTATATAATCTTCCTTTTAATCAATTTTTTATATTTTTGAAATTTTTCCATTTTACAATCTTTACAAATATAAACTTTATCCCCATTTTTGCCTTTTAAAATACCAGTGAGTTTTTTAAAATTTAACCCCTTTTCACAATTATAACAATTTCCTAGTTTATCATCCATATCTTTTATCATTCAACCCTCACACTTATATCAATATCAATATCTGGAATATCAGGTATTGGTATTGCAGGTAAATCAGGCAGATTTGGAAAAGGAATGGCCAAACTTGGTGGAAATGGGATGCTTGGTAATCCTAATGATGGCAAAGTTGGTAAATCAAGATCTGGTACATCAAGATCAGATGAAAATTCAGGTAAATCAAGATCAGGTTGATTTGGCGAATCAGGTAAACTAGGAAATGGTATAGTCAAACTAGGTGGAAACGGAATAGAAGGTAAACCTAATGATGGTAAACCAGCTATATTAACATCAGGTACATCGAGATCAGATGAAAATTCAGGTAAATCAAGATCAGGTTGATTTGGCAAATCAGGTAAACTAGGAAATGGTATAGTTAAACTAGGTGGAAAAGGAATACTAGGTAATTCAAGTATTGGTTGACGAAATTCAAAATTAAAAACTTCATCTTCATCAATTTTTCCAATTGCTGTTGTTACAAGAGTTGACACTTATTTCACCTTTTTCTTTATTTTTACTAAATCTAATCCAGTTAAATCATCTGATGTAATTTCACCAATATCTGGCGCATCTTCTAATTTTGCTGGCCCATCTACTCTAGCTTCATCTTGTAATTGAAGTTCTAAAATTTGTCGTTTTAATAATGAAGTAATCGTTGATTTTGGTACACCTGGATCAAATTCAAGTTCTAATGTTCGATAAACTGGAACCATTTCATATTGAAGTTTATTATCTTTATCCAAAATAGGAACATTTGTATTTGGATCTAATTTTGGTTTAGGAACATCAGCAATTTTAATTGGATGCCCACCACGTAAAAATTCAAATTTAAATGCAATTTTATTTGTAGCTTGGTTTACATATTTTCTAACTTGTTTAATTGAATATTTATGTTTCATAAAATTATACCTACTCCTGGTTGTGCGACAATTGGAAATGGGCCTCCTAATGGTCCAGTACCTGTAATCCCATTGACAAGTGTATTTACTAAAGCATTTATTTGAAAATGTAAAATAACATCTAATGCTACAGCTGTTGCAATTGCATTTGCTAATTTAATTTGATTAGCAGCAGCAACAGGATCTGCTAAAACTTCAGGAAAATTAGTTTGAAGTTGAGTTTGAAGACTTGCAAACATTGTTGCTGTTAATAATGGTGGATTTAAAGGCATTAGAGTAAATTCCCTTTCAATTTAATAAATGAAGCAGTCGGCGCTGTAGGTGGAGATAAATCAAATAACGCATAAGTAACTGGAGCAAATGGCGGCCCAGTTAATCCAACAGCTGATGGATGAAAATGTGTGTCAAATAAAACAGATAAGTTCTGAGAAATAACCGCATTAAAAACAGCAAATTTACCAAGATTTACTGACCCCGCTTCAATATTTGCAACTCCAGTATTTGCAATAAATTCATCAGTTGAAATAGCTTGAATCGTCCCATCTTTTATAGTTAAAAGATTTCCATCTTTATCAGACAAAACAACATCGTCTTTTAATTTAAAAAATGATCCATCTTTTGAAACACCTGAAACAGTATTAGTTTCACTATCTAAAAATAAATAAGCACCATCTTTTCCAATTAATTTAAATGATCCATTTTTATCAATTTGAAATAAAGCGCCTGAATTGTGACGAATCACAATTTGTGGGCTATCTGCTTTATCATCTAAAATAATTGAATGTCCTTTTCCAGTATTTAATTCAAATCTTTCTTCACCTTCAGTGTCATCAAACATTAAAATATGACCACTATTGGTTTTCCAGCCCATTCGTTTTGTATAATTTTTTTTAAATTCTTCAGCAATATCTGCTGATGTTGAATAAACCATACATCGCCATCTTGGTTCTGGTAATTCAACATCAGTAGTATCAAAACTTCCATCATCCATTTCAATTTCGATTTCTATTTCATCCCCAACTTTAGGGACAAAAAAGAATCCGGCTCCATTAGCTGAAGCATATGGATAACAAGGAAGTGCAGGAAGTGGGTATTCACCATCAAAAATTGTAGGCGCTTCAAAAAACACACCACCACGAAGTCCAACACCCAAATCTGGATCTGTATTTCGTGTTACAATTGCATTATGGGTTTGTTTAACAGACATTAAAAACCTTCTCCCACTCCGCTTGAAATAGTACTACTACGACCACTTTCTTCTTTTTTAACTTTTTCAAATCTTCGATCAGTTTCACTAATTTCAAATGCTGGCGGTGATTGAACAACTTCATCATCAATTACATTTCTACAATTAAAACTTGTTGAATAAGGACCATCTTTTGACATTTTATGAACAACTTTTGTAAAATAATATTTGCCTGAAAGTGTATCACTAATTCCTTCTAGATTATGAACTTGTCTAGATTGAATAACTTCATTACCCACTAATGAACCACTTCCAGTTACAAAATGTTCTTTTTGTCTTTTGATGAATTCTTGAATTGATTTTCTAGCATCGGATTCTGATTTAAATCTTTTATGTGGAGGAAATTTAAAACTTCTTCCAAAAGCTTTGAATGCAACTTGAATCCCATCTTTATTAAATGGTGGTTTAGAAAATGCTTTTGCTCCAATTCGTGCTTCTTTTAATTCAGCAAGTTGTTTTTGTTCTTCATTCCCAAATTTTTTAAACGGATTAAATGACGATCCACCAACTTTTTTATTTGTTACTAAAAATATTTCAAAGTCTGTACCTTGGTCATATGCATCCAAAGTCGGATTAAATGATAGTAATGTATTTTTATATGAAAGATCACCTTCATTATATGTAAAAGTAAATACTTCTCTTTGTTTGGCTAATGCCCCCGGTTGAAAAAATAAAACGAATTTCTTTCGATCAGGATCAAATTTAGAAAATAAATCAAAACCATTTATACCTGCGATCTTTTTTAAAAATTCATAATCACTAACGCCTTTTGGTTGAACTCGGTTAAATAAACCAGCTGTTCTACGAATATTTTCAAATGATCGTGAATCTTTAATTTTGATATCAAAACCATTTCTTGACCCAATGATTGAAGCAATTTGACTATCACGAAAATTCTTATAAGAAACTCCACTTCTTGGACGTTTTCTAGAAGCTTTATAAAGTAAATCAAAACATTCAATACTTAATGTAGGTGGTGAATCCTTTGGAAAATCAGGTTCTTTTTTTACAATAATTCCTGCTCCAATTGTAACAAGACTTTTTCCATAACCCATTTTTAATTCAATAATATGCCCTTCAGCAAATAATTTTGAATCTAAAATTGATAACACTTTACCACCACCAAAATTATCTATTTGATTACTAAAATTTATTATCAATTTATCAAATTGAGTAGCATTATCTTCATAACTAATTTCACTAATAAAAGTTTTAATTTCTTCAGTAATTTGCATTGCCTGAGACCCAATACCAGCTCTAATAAATAATTCATAAACTGGGGTATGAATATCTCTTGGTTTTACTACATTAGAACCAAGTGATTGTGTTTCAGTAGCTGAAATTTTTCCTTGATTTATTAATGATGTAACGGACATGTATCACCTTTAAAGAAAAATTGTTGTTGGCCTATTACGTGAAGCCAATTTTAAATCCCTTAAGTCTAAATTTTCTGGAGTGTTTTTTAAAGCTATACTCTGTTGTGTAACTCTAATTTGTGAAATTTCATCTGCTTCAATAAGAATAATTTCATCACCTGGAGTCAATGTAGCTTTGCCAGGTTGAACCCGTCTTAATACATCACCCAATAACGGATCTCCATATTCTTTGTCAGCAATTGATTCAAGAGTATCACCATCTTTCACGTTTACTGTTCTACTTTGTGTATGTAAAGACGCGCCTGGAATATTAACAAGGCTTTTTACAGTTGAAGCAATACCAATTCCACCAGCGATAATTCCAGCACCAAATTTAATTGCGCCAGCTAAATTAGAAGCTGAATCTTTTATTTCATTTTCGGTTGAAGTTTTTTGAAATTGAATATCAACAATAGCTCCACGTAAAGCGCCATTTGTTCGAATTTCATCATAACTAATCCGAACACCACGAATAAATCCGACAAATTCTAGATCAGTTCCAATGACTAATTGAACTTTTGGAGCGCGTTTTAAAGTTGAATCTCTACGTGCAAATCTTTTTAATTCAGCTAATTGTTGATTAATACTTGTAAAAAGATCAGAAGTTTTCCAAAGTCTAGCAGTAAAACTAATTGTTTCAGCTTCTCCACGAACCCATTGAAATGCTGGTGTAGATTTATTAATTGTAGTGGTTTCTCCTAAAAAAGCACCAATAGTTTCTTCTAAATTTTGGGCAATAAAATCACCTTCAAACTCAGTTTCAAAGCCTGAATCCAGTCCGATGATTTTAAAAGTTTTTGAACTAAACCCTAAAAGTTCACCAATAAAACCCATTTTATTTTCCTATACCCAATCCGTTAGTTAAAAGTTCTGTTTTATTTAAAACTGTTCTTCCATTTGCTTCACTATTTTCAATCATTCCTTTTGTGACAGCTAATACTAAATCTTTATTTCTTAATCTAAATTCACCTTGTAAATTCACATTTGTTTGTTGAGATGCTTGCCCCTGTCTACCTTGATTGGCAGATAATTGTCTTATTTCACTCAATAAAGCATCTTCACTTGGGGTTTTAACAGATGCTTTTTGTTTTAATGTTTCAGTAGTAATTCTTTTAAAATTAAGATCAGCATTTAAATCACTATTATTTATTCTAGGTGTTACTGAAACTCCAATTCCAGCTAATGCATCTATTCCTGCAATACCTGGAAGTGCTGATAAAGCTGATTTAATTCCACTTGTTGTTAAACCAAGTTTATCAAGAAATGAAGTTGGTAAAAAACCAACAAGTCCAGCAAATAAAATTTTAAGTGTGGATATAACTGCTTTGAATGGGAATAATAATGCTTGAATAATAGATGATCGTATTTTAAACAGAATACTTATTAATGGTTGTGCAAAAAAATCTTTTACTGAATTAAATGCGGATATGGCAGTATCCTTTATTTCTTTTCTAAAAATAAATAAAACTGCTCCAATTCCCGCTATTCCAGCAATTATTAATCCAATCGGGCTGAGTAGAAATGAAAAAAGACCAAAAGCTGCAACAAGAACAAATTTCATTACAGCAAATATTCCAAGTAAGACTGACCCCATTAAACTAAACAATCCAATTATCCCACTAATAGCACCGCCGATAACAAAAAATGCAATTCCAAGAAATCCTAAAATTGGTGCTGCAACGGCACCAATGATAAGAATTTTTGCTGCAATTTTTCCAAAATCTTTTGCTGATAAACCAGTTAAATCAATAATTGGTTTTAAAAAATTACTAATTGTTTTAAAAGTATCTTTTGCTGTTGTTTTTATTTCTTTGAATCCTTCTTTAAATCCTTCTGCAAATAAAATTGATGAAATTAATAATCCTGCAAATTGATTATCTTTTAAATTTTTCATCTCTTTATTTAAATTTATTGTTTCACCACCAGCAAGTTGAAATCCTCTTACTAAAACTTGAATAAACTGTACTGATTTTTTTACAAGTGGTTCAATCCCAAGAGCTAAAATTGCACCAATTTCAATTCCTAATCCTTCTGTAGCAGATTTTAAAAGTGTAAATTGGCCTATTAAACTTCTTAATCTAATTTTAGCCATTAAAGTAGCTGAACCTGCTGCACCTAATAATTGAACTCGTAATGCAGTAATAAATGGAATAGTCCCTTCTGAAAGAATTTTATTAATTTCTTCTTGGCTTTTCCCTAATTTTTTAAATCCGGCAATTAAAAATCCTGAATTTTTGTTAGTAATTTTTACACTTCTACTAAATTGCGCATCAAAAGCACTAAAGGCCCCCGCGCCTCTTAATCCAAAAACTTCAAATGCAATTCTTGCTTTTTCAGCTGGATCTCGAATTGCAGCGATCTTTTTCGAAATGTTTGCCATAATAACAGGCACTGGTCGAAGTTTAATTTGTCCATCAACTACTTCTTTCATTGCTCTAGCAAGACCTTCTTTTCCACCTAACGCTTTAAGTGCTAATTTACTAGGCTTAGTCAATCTGACTAAAGCATTTTTAAAAGCAGTTCCAGCAAGTGTACCTTTAATACCAGCATTTGAAATAATACCTAATGCAGCAGCAGTTTCTTCAAATGGAATTCCAAGTTGTTTTGCAGCTGGACCAGCAAGTTTTAAAGCATCTCCTAATTCAATCATGTTTGTATTAGTTCTTGCTGTCGCAAGGGCCAATACGTCTGCGACTCGAACGGCTTCTTTTGCTTCTAAACCAAATGCTCCTAATTGATTAACTGTAATTCTTGCTGAATCAGCCAAGGTAATTCCAGATGCAGCAGCTGCATCTAAAACGCCTGGGAGTGCAGCAATGACTTGTCGTTGATTTAATCCTGCTCTGGCAAGAAATTCTGCTCCTTCACCAGCTTGTTTTGCTGTAAAAATTGTAGTCGCCCCAAGAAGTTTTGTTGTACTATTTAATTCTTTCATATCTTCATCAGTAGATAAAAGAATTGCCTGAACAGTTGCCATTTGCGCTTCAAAACTTGCAAAAGTTTTAATAGCAGCAGCAGCTCCAATTGTAAGTGGTGCTAATCCAATTCCTGCTGAACGTAATCCTTGACCAACTCGACTTACTGCTTCACTTGCTTTTCTGACTGAAGAACGAAAACTATTAAATTTTGCTTTAGTTCGTTGAAGGGAGCGTTCTGCACCAGTTGAGCTAAATCTTAAGATGGCATTTAATTGAAAAGCCATTTATTTTTTCTCCCCCTATTTATTTCCCCAAATATTTCATTTTACCAGTTGTTGTAGGTTTAATGCTTGATTTTGATTTCTCCATTGCTCTAGTTTCATCAATTTTTTGTTTTGTTAATCTTTTTAAGGCAAAAAAGAAATCCTTCCTTTTCATCTTACGAATCTCCGTCCAAGTCACACCGCCTTGCATGTTGTAGGACAAAACAAATTTGCCCTCCAATATTTCATCCCTTGCGGTTATAGGGATGAACTGTCGAAAAAATATTGATAACTCCAATCTATAGCTTTATAAAAAGGTCTTTTACAATGGCTACATTTACCTTCCATCGCCATAAGTGGACCCCCACTATTATCTGTTATCAATTCTGAAATTTTCTCAATATCAATTTTTTTCAACTTTTTAATAATAGTTTTAATATCGAAAAATTTTGTATTATCTGGTTTAGAAGTGGAAACTTTTTCGATACTTGTTTCAAAAAGTAATTTTTTCATCTTACCTGCATTTTGAACAACACTAATATCCGCCTTTTCCATTGTATACCATTTTGAATGGTTTACCCAAATTGTAGTGATAATATCTTTATCAATATGAATTGGTTTTGCTAAATCATATCTTTTTAATCGTTCATGTTCTTCATTTTTTTGATGAATTTCTAAAGTTTTAAGATCTGCTTTAAAATTTTTCATTAATTTAAAACAACTTGGACACGATATTTCCATTTTTAATTCATATCCAAGTTCTTCAGTTCGAAGAAACATGTACATATACATCATGTTTGCAAAATCGACTTGATTTAATTTTGCAGTTTTCTGATCGTCTGAAAATGATTTGAAGTCTTCACCCGCAAGTTGATCTAATAAAATGCCCATCATTTTATTAATCATTATTCCGACATTATTTTCATCATTCCAAATTGCAGCGATTTTTTCTTCAATATCCATATCCCATTCAATAAAACTGAAACTACGATCCTTGATAAAAGCACCGTCTTCTCTCGTTGGGATAACAGGCAGGTTTGGTCCTAGATCAAATAGTGTTGTAATTTCATACGGTTTATCACTAAATGATTTTTTTTCTTGTTTTACGTTTTCTTCTTTATTTTCCATTTTGCATTCCCCCAATTAATAATCTTTTTGATTATTTTGTTTGGAACGTTAATTAATTTTATAAATCGTACTGTTTTACAATGTTATACAATTATCTTACTTTAAAACCTCTCGATTAAACAGGGAGTGGTCTATCAGCAGAAAATGTCCATTCAAGCATTGCTGGTTCACCTTCATTTGCGAGATCCAAATCGGGTGTCTTTTTCTTCAGAATCCACAATCCAGTCAAAGAGGTAGTCGATGCTATGTTTCCAAAGATACTGCGCTTAACAAGCGTTCCTACCTTCTTGTAGAGCGGATCTACAGGATCTCTACCTTGAACAAACCAAAATTGTAATGCTGTGCGCTCTGCAACATGATGTTCAAAGGTTGTTCCTGTAAATTCGATTGGTTTGCTATTACCACCAGATGCTTTAGTTCTATCTGGTAAATCGACAGCTTCAGTTTCATCTTCAAATCCTGTAAGAGTTGCAAAAACAATCGGAGGAAGGCCGACGATTATTAATGAATAATTATTTACAGGAATATGACCAGCTTGAACCGATCCTTGTAAAACCATATTGTTCTCCTTTTTTAATCAACTAAAAATATTATGTTTCTTCTGTAACTCCCAATTTCGAAATTCTGATAATGAATCTCTCAACGGTATCTGCCAATCTCAATTGAATTTCTGCATTCAAATCGCCAGCAGCTCTTGTGGCATCAGTGTTATTTTCATCATCAATTTTAATTCGAGCAGCATCATCGACATCTTTACCTCGAATTGCGCCTTTGGCAAATTCAGGAATAAAGAATGCTCTAAATGCTGAAATAAGACTTTGTTGGGCCTCATCATCATTAAGTGCGAAAATAATGAAATCAAAGTTTTCAAGAAAGATGTTTTCAAAGTGAGACATCGTTTCGCGTTGGTGTTTGAATTTAAATGCTGTATCAAGACCAACAGTACGATCACCCCACATAATGAAGTTACCTTCTTTACGTTTGATAATATTAATTCCAGCAGGATTTAAAAATTCTTCATCCAATTCTTTTCCTTCTAAACCGTCTGGAAGTTTAACGATATTTGAAAGAATAACATCAACACCAGCTGCTGCTTTATGAAATCCATCGAAATCATTTGCTACTCTAGCTTCTTTTCCATGAATAGCACCAGTCAGGCTAATTAATTTATTTCCTGGTCCTTCTGTATTTACAACAAATGCAAATGATGGAAAATGAACAACTCCAAAATCATTTTTTCCAAGTGTTTCAGAAATAAATTCATCAACTGCTTGTTCATCAACAATATTGGATGGAACTTCATATCTATATTGCCAATTTTGACTTGCAGCAAATGCTACCCCTGCTTTTTGTACAGCAGCAACAGTGTTACCTGGACTTGCCAATTTAACTAATCCAAGATTTCTATTTCTTAAGCCTTTTAATGCTGAAGTTCCGGTATTATAAGCATCAATAAAATCTTGGTCAGCAATTTCAGAAAGTCCATCAAACCCAGCACTCAACTCCTGAATATATTCGACTCTAAAATTATCACCCAATGCTGCATCAACTGTCATATCTGATCCAGCTGCAACTGTTATTGAGCCAGCAGTATTAGAAACAATTCTAAAACGCTTTCTTCTTTCAATAACATTTGGAATTAAAATCCCATCAACAAGTTTACCAACTTCAAGTGGACAAACTCGAAGGATAATCGTGTCGGCGACTGCAAATACTTTTGTCGAATCCTTTGAAGTATCAATAATTGTGAAACCAACTCCAAATTCATTTGGTGCTGCAAACGCAACTCCTGAAGTTACTGTAAGACCAGTCAAGAATGGCATTTTTTCAGAAACATAATCCCAAATTTGATCTAATCCACCTGCAAGTGTAGCTCCGCCCCAAGTTGGTTGACCACCACCTCCAGCGGAAGTTGTAGTAAATGCATTACCAGCAAGACCTGCTGTTTGCGCAAACAAATCCATCGTGGATGCTGATGCTTTTTCAGCAAAAAGAAGATCAAGCAACAACACATCTTGGCTTGCATTAATAAACGCTACGAGATTATCAAGCGTTGCTTCCGCTGAACCGCCAATTAAAACTTCAGCAGTTGCATCTGCAACTACAGTTTTGAAAGTGATTGTCTTACCATTAATTACAACAGTATCTGCATCAGCAGGTTGACCAGGGAAAGTTGCAAGACCTGCGGCTCTTGCACCAGCAGTCGATACTGTCAAAGTTACTCGGTCTAAAATAACGGATGCTCCAAGAGTCAATGGCGCTGCTTTTGCAGTTGCAGCAGCAACAGAAGAAACTACTTCATCATGAATTTTTGCAGTCAATACTGTTGAAGTAAGTGTCAATGATTTACTAAACACGTTTGCTGGTCGAATTGCAGCGCTAACTGATCCAACAAATAAATCTTCTGCTTTAAGTAAGAAATCAGCATTTGGATCATCATTAATGGTATTTAAAAAATATTTCAATGAATTTGGATCAGAACTAAGATTATCTAAATCTTTTACTTTAACTGCGATTCCACCTTCGACCAAATAAACTTCAAGCCCCCATTCATCAGCAGGTTGGTCTAAACCTTCTTTTATTAAAACAGCTAAAGCTAATCCATCATTTAAAAGTTCAGCAGAAAATAATAAATTCGCACTTCCATCAATTTCAACTACTAAATCAATATCAGATGGTACTGTAATAACTCCTAATGCGGTATTTGAAAGAATTTCAAAAGATTTTCCAGGTACAGCAGAAAGTGTTAATTTCCCACCTGCTAATTCATCTTTTTTCAAACCAGCTGGTATATTAGTAAATGTGATTGTAGTAGGAGTAATAGCGGCATAAGAATCAACATGTTTTTGTTTCTTTCCAGCCCAACGTCCACCATTTCCAGCAAGCCATTTAATTGAATCGCCACGAACATCAAGACGATTTTTTTGAATTAATTCAGCGGCTTTTTCATTTCCATCAGTTACTCGACTAAGCCATAATGAGCCAGCAGCGGCACCTTGGTCAAAAAAATCAAAAGCGGCATCAGGACCAAGTGATTCAGGAATTCGATTTCCTGCTTTAAATTTAAATTGAGTTTCATTTAGGGCAAGAAATGCTTTTCCAACCGGGCCTTTTTGTAAAACGGTAGTATAAGCAGTCGTTCCTAAAGCGCCTGGTTCAATTGTACCAGCGGCTTGTTCTTCAATGATTGCAACTCCAGCACCCCTTAACGGTCCAAATCTTCGTTGTGCCATAACTTTTTACCCCTTTTTATAGTTCATAGTATAACAGTGTTTTACATTTCAACCAAAAAATTATTGTAATGATGTAATTACCCCCAAACCACCATCCGCGACAAGTGGTACATCTTTTGACAATTTGTCATAAAAACTCACTGCTAATAGTTCAAAACTACCTGTTGCAGTCATTGTATCAGTAGCGTCATCGGCACCACCAGCTTCTTTAGAAGCTTTATTACGACTCGTGTCAATTCTATCGACTAAATCTAGATCATATCCACTTGCTAGTCCAAAAGAAGTGATTGATTTTTTGTTTGCAAAAAACCTATTAAAATCATTTTGAAGTAATATTTGATCTAATTGTCGATCAGTAAATATAGCAAATTCAAATCGGATTGCTTCTTGTCTGGCACCAAATTGTAGAACAGCTGTAAGATTTGGTTTATCCCTTACAAAATCTTTTCCAATATTATTTGTATCTTGAACAGTAAAACCGGGCCTATCAAATGCACGAATGCTTTCAAAAATCATGCTAGGAAATTCTGGTACTTGAAAAAAGTCTTGTGATTGTCTCACATAAATCCTTGGAAAATATTCAAACGTTATTTCAATCAACTTTCCTAATGCAATCGGTGCATCGAAAGTTACAACCCCCGGTTCATTTGTAAATCCATCCTGTCTTAACGTGCCAAGTGCATAACTGAGAAATTTATTATCCAATTTTAAAGGATCGTCATCTCTAACAATGACCTTCTTAATTCCAGTTATGTTGTAATTTTTGTTTTCAAGCACAGTATTTAGATCAACGGTTGAGGCCGTTGCTGTTGCTCGATAAACGACTCGGCTCGTAGACCTGAATTCATTATTCAGTGTCCTTATTACACTATCATAAATAAGATCTTCTAAAAATTCAATATCAAATTCACCAAGAATTTTTAATTCTTTGACTTTGGGTGTTAAAAGTGGGTCAGTTGTAACCAAATTAATAATTAAACCTATTGATTTATCTAAGATTACTGTAGCAATTGGAAGCGTATCAAAATTTGCATTTAAAACACTTTCAGTCATCCAATCAGAGGCTCCAGCTGTTGCCCATACTGATCCATTCCAAAATAAATCACTCCCAGTAGTTCTTACTTTAAATCCAATACTTGTTCCAGCTGGTAAATCTTCAAATAAACGTGCTTCAAATTTTAACCATTTTTGAACCGCATTAGGAGTAATCAATGGTGTTTTAATATAAAGATTAGCATCCAAAGGAAATTTATCATTTACATCTGCTTTTAATTGAATGAAAGTTTCAGCTTTATTTTCTGTATTTAATCTTATTTTTGTTGCGTCTGAAAAGATAAGATCAGATCGTATGCTTTCGTCAAAAGTAAAATTTTTAATTAATCGATTTATCATTATCTGTCCTTAAAATCTGGTGCTCCAATTTTAGTTTTTCTAAATGCTTCTTCTACAGCTAATCTCCAATTTCTTTTTATTACTTCTTGTACAGCTTTATTTTTAAAAGTTCTTGTTAAAAATTTTCTTGGTGGTACACGAAAAGTATCTCTGCCAGATCCCGTATTAACATTTGCTGCTTTACGTGCGCTAGCTGCTTGTCTTCCCCCTTTTTCTCTTAATGCAGCTGCAATTGCTGCCCTCATTTCTTGAGTAACAGTAATTGTATAGCCCTCATGTAATAATAGCACAACTTTTTTCATATCAAACGGCGGACTTCCACTTCCTTTACCGCCAGTAGTTTTTATATTTTTTACAATTCCAACTTCAGCTTCAAAACTACTTTTTATTTCTTTTGATATTGCCTTTAATAGATTTCTTTGATCAATTAAAGGCGTATTGCCTCTTTTTAAAGCTATTGTTAAAGGTGAATTTTTTGTAAATTTTTTCTGGCGTATTGATTCTTTTACTTTTCTAACTAAAAATAATGCATTTTTAATTGTGGATTTTCTAATTTCTCTTTCTAAAATTTTTAAAGTAATGCCTGAAGTCAAAAAGCGTTGATAATTAACAACGTCACCTGTAATGATGATTCCATCAGACATTATCCTATTGGGTTCCTATCAGTAAATAACGCGCGAATAAAACTAAATCCACTACCACTAAAATGAGAACTTAAATCACCTGCACTATGAACAAAATAAAGAGGATTAGATAAAACTCTTTCACCACCATTTGAATCAATAAATTTTATAATTCTATCACCACGTTTAATAGTTTTGCCTAAATCTGTTAAATCTTTAGGACGAATAATTATATAACCACTTGCTTCTTCATCAGTACCAAGTTGGCTAGAATGTTGAACCTGTTCTGTATTTCCGAATACTACTTGTGCTGGAATTACAAATAAAGTTCGAACAATATTATTAATTGGTTCTCTGCGACCACCTGGACCAATTGAATACGTTGTTTCGCCTTTATCAATTGATTCAATTTCAAGATTGATTGGTTCAATCAATTCAGGTTCATCAAGAAAATTAGACATTATCGATATCCCGTAAAATTTTAAAACTTCCAGATACTAAAAATGGTCTTTTATAAATAGCCAAAATATTATTGACCTCTTTATTCCCAGTAGCTTGAAAACCGCGATTAATACCACGATCTTCAAAAAATTCTTTTTCATGTAAATCAACTTTAACTCTACGTAAAGTTCCAGCAGAAGTTCCAGCAGCTTTTGTACTTCCAAGTTTTGCAATAAGATCAAAAGCAATTAACTTTGTTGCTTTTTGAACTAAAATAGGTGTACTTCCATCTGGTTCTAAAAATCCAAAACTACCTGTAATTTCAGTTCTAGTATCTTTTAAAAATACTCGATTTGTAAAAACGCCTGAAAAGATACTATCAGTTCGAATATTAATTTTAATTTTTGGATTCCATCTGTCATCTTGAGGTTGTGCTCGACCTTTAAAAGCTTCAAAATCTTTATCTTCACCTTCTAAAAGTTCAGTTGAAGTATCATTGATTATCAATTTAGTAATTTCAATAATAGGCACATCAAAATGCATCATATGTGAATTATTACCTTCAACTTTAAATACACCAGTTCGTTTATTGAAAAATCGACCTGTATGCCTATCAATTAATTCCATTGCTTCTAATATTAATTTATTACCCGTTGCTTTTGGAATATCATCAGAATGAAGTAAATTAGCAGTTCCATTTGCAATTGGATTTTCAGCACCTGTTTTAACAATCCTGAGTCGATCTGGTGAAGCAAGAATTTCAATAATGCAGTCTGGAAATCCTGCTTGGGATATAACATCTCCAACTAAAGGTACAGGATCTGCACCAGCAACAACAAAATTATAAATATCTCCGCTGACATCTATTGTTTTAGAGGAAAGAGTAATACTAGATTTTTTAACTTTAGGATTACCAGCAATCGATAATTCTAAAAGTAAATCTGCATATTCAATATAATTACCTGTGTTATCCATTTAGACTCCTTATGACAGTATAAGTTACCTTATAACGGTAATCCATCCCAAAAACCCTTTTTTAAAGTATCAGATTTTGATTTTTCTTCTTCATCAATTTTTAAAGCTTCTGCTTTATTTACACATACCCCATTTCGACGAACTTTCCCTGGAGGGCATGGTCCATTAAGATGTGCAGATTTTTTTGTTCTACACATTGAATGAGCTACAGCTTGTGCTTGTTCAGGCGACATTCCTTCTCTAATTAAAATAGGAATACCACGCGCTACACAAGCTTGTTCTGATTCACCAGGTTTTCTTTCTACTTTATTAATATTTTTCATTTTACCTTTCACATTATATTTTTACAGTTCTATTTATTTGTATTTTACCTGAATCACTTTCTCTTATTAAAAAAATACTGTTTTTTCCATCAAACGATATCTCGTCATTGTTATTCAAAAAACCAAAAGTATTATCTACTCCGGTAACAAAACTATAATATAGTTTTCCTGTACCCAAAGAAATAACAGTACATTTTAATTGATTTACAACTGCTTTTATTTCTAATTCAGATGTGGTAACTGTTTTTTTAATGGTAGTTAAATTATTTGATAATTTTTTATTATTCCATTCAGGTTTAGCTATTTGTGTTAAAATTTCATTATAAGTATATTTTATATAACCCTTCATAATATCTGGAAATTTTGTGTTAAATTTTAATATAGTTCTAGATCCATCCGCAGTAAATCTTAAGGCATTACTATTATTTAACGAGGCGTTTATCATAGAATCTGTTATGTCTTCTTTATTTATAATAATATAAGTTTTTTGATTACGGAACATCATTAACAATATCTCCTAATTCCATATTTATCATAGTGCCGTCATTTCCACCCTTATTGTCTGTTATTGTAGGAAATGTATCTCCATCACCCATTCTCCACCAATGCAATAGGTTTGTAGAAGTTGCATCAGATAATAAATTTGTAGGGTTGCCGGTATTATACAGTCTAGTTATATCAGTGGAAGATAGATTAATATTCCAAACAGCTACCTCATCCATAAGTCCTAATAAAAAACTGGAAGTAACTGCATTAGAGGTTATCGCAGCTAAATCAAATCTACTTATATTAATAGCCCCAGGACTATATGTTTTAGTGGCGGAACTAGATGCATTATCAAATAATTCCCAACTAGAACCGTTTCTTACTAATACTAAAAAATGCCAAGTATTATTTTCTGCATTTCCTTCGACTACCCCAGAATCTAAACCAGCATTATCTCTTATAAAAAATCCATAAAGATTGTTATCAGAGATTAATATTTGAATTCTAGGTTGCGTACTTGAATCATCACCACCACCAAACATAGTCCTAAAAGTACCAGTCAATCCATTACTTTTGACCCAAAAACCGATAGACATAGTAGTATCTGTTTCCAACCCCGGAATATCAGATATATTAACTCTTTCATCTATACCATCAAATATTAAACTTGAAGAACTTAGAAGTGAAGTAGGAGTAGCACTAATCTCACTAGATAGAGCAGATTCTCCTCCTAAGCCTACTGAGGCTATTTTATAAAAATAAGTAGTGCCATTAATTAATCCGAGATGTTCAAAAGTTAATGCAGGAGCAAAAGCTTTAATTTTAGTATCAGCAGTAGTTACTCCTCCAGTAGTATTAAAATATATGTGATACCTTAATGCTCCAACAGTAATATTCCATTCTAAATCAATTTTAGAATTTCCAGATGTAGCTGTAAAACCTGTAGGAATTCCTAATGGAGAATCTGTGCTTCCTTTATCAAATTCCACGTCAGAATTAACAGGTAAAATTATAGTGTTTCTTGACATTTTACCACCTAAACAAAGTAAATAAAGTTCCAGATCCTAGAGTAACTGAGTTAGAAGTATAATCAAGTCTAATAAATTTACATGAAATACCGATCATTTCCCATACTTGAGAATCGGGGCTATCTATTAGAATTATACCTCCTTTCTGTCCTCCTAGATTATTCCAATTAGTTCCATCGTCTGAACCTTGTAATATAGCTCTAGCATTAAAAGCATTTAAACCAGTCCAAAGAAGTTGTATACTACCTCCAAATTTAAAATTAGATATATTTAAAGCAGCGGTAGTAAAATTTGAAGTTAAATCAAGAATTGTGGAAGTTTCAGAAACAGAAATTATATCTTTAGTTTTCAACTGACCGTTTAAAATATCGACTAAACCAAAAAGCGAATTATGTAAATTACCTCCTGCTTTAAAGTTGTCTTCGAAATCTACCTGATGAACATTTCTTGGTATATTCTTTTTAACTGTGTGCTCAAATGTTATATCACCCTTTCTAGCCATTAAAAAATAGTGATCCCCATTTTCAACAAATTGAATAGATACATTAAAGGTTGTAATTAATAGTTTAAATTCTGGCCAAGTATTTGTTATTAGTTGTTCCATAATTAATTGTCCAATAAAATAAGATCATAACCAGACACTAATGAAAGTGATCCAGTTGCTGCTTGCCCAAAAATTTTGATATCTGATTTTTCAGTTAATATTAATGGGATTTTAAACTGATGGTCCACATGACCAGCAGATGCACTAATACGTATTTTTGTTTGAAACACTTGCCCAAAAGGTTTAATTTTTAAACTAATTCTAGGTGCCCTATTTGACTCACCCGAACCAAGCCACACCCTAATTAAAAGACCTGTTTTATTACTTGGAATGGTAAACATTGTCATCAGAGACTCGTTATCACTCGGATTTATCGCCGCAAGAGCATCTCCATTAGATTGATTTCTTGCAATGATTGTTCCATCATTTTCTCCAAGAATGCCTGCGCTGCGAATGATCATTAAAAATATACTGCGATATTGATTAGTAGTGTTTACTGTAGTTAATCCATTAAGATTTACAATTTCATTTTGAAAATTAAAAAGATCATCAAGACCAAATACTTCCATGGTATTCGCGCCTGTTCCAAGTAAAGTATCGTTCACACTAGTACTATCTATATTTAATATAACAGCAGCAGTTGGAGATGGATATATAGATACATTGTCAGGATTATTCCAAATATCTTCTCCAGAAACAGGAACGGATAAATTTTCTCCTGCCTGTATAATTGCTGTAGCACCTGGAATAAATCCTCTTTGTACAGCTATGAAAAAATCATCAGATATAGTTCTTTTTTTATTAAAACCTGACATTATAGTCTCCAGGCCCACAATCTAATATTTGCTGAAGCAGTTGCTCTAAACCAAATTTTTGATTCGCTTAGTCCATCAAATGTAATTGCACCGTCCTCATCAGTTAATATTCCATCAAGATTAGGTCTACGAAAAGAAAAATCAATTGTTTGGTTTTTTGAATCATTTATGATTATAATTTTTGTTGCTAAAAACGGAAGTATGATTTGTGCTTCACTGGGAAAGCTAACGGCATTAATTGGTAATGATATAAAGAAGAAAGTTCGATTTGTTAAAGCCAATTTTTTCTTTCCCCATTAATTATTTGCCCAAATTCTGACTAAAACATCAATTGTAAGCCTAAATTGCGACCAAAACATTAATTGTAAGCCCAAATTCTGACCAAAGTATTTGTTCCACTAGGTTTTCTAACAGCAATTCGTCCTATATCTACATTTGTAAATGTAACCATTCCATCTGCAACAGTAATTAAACCGTCTTTTTTAGTCCCATCAGCCCCAGTAGTAGTAAATTCTAAACTTGCACCTTCTGTTTTAATTTTAAGATTCCGCATTGAATCTGTAAATTGAAAACTATTGTCTATGTAATTAATAGTTAAATTGCCTAATTCCACATAAAACATTCCATTTCTATTTGCAAAAACTGTCATGTTAATCTCCTATTGCATCAATCGATTGGCCTGGAAACATTTGTTTACCGACTTTTCTTAAATCAATTCTTGCTGAAATTGGTGGAGGTGGGTTGTCATAAGTATAAACCATGATTTCTAATTTAATATAATCTGCGTGACAAATAAGTTTTTCTCCCACTTTTCTTTTAACCCCGTTTTTTTCGTTATAAACTAATTCAGCATAAAATCTAACTAGATTAAACTTTTTTGGAAATGGTAATGTATGAAACTTCCCATTATGTAAAATCCCAATTCCCGAAATCCTATTTTGAAAATCTGTTACGGATGACCATTCTAACCATTGCTTTTGATCTTCTTCTCGATTTAAATCAAAAGCTAAAGTTTGACCATCACGTAAATTGACCTTTATCATTCGAACATTCCTTTTGTGCTAGGGCCAATTAAGGGATGCTAAAAACTTTTACCTCCGCTTATGCTTTGGTGCCTTTAATTCCTTCTTTTGTTTTTTCTTCGATTCCTCTTTATCATCGGATTTCTTTGCAGGAGCCTCGGCACCAGCAGGTTTTGCTGGTGCTTTGGCTTTAGCTTCTTCAACTCTTTCTGCAACGACCTTGATTCGGGCTTTTGGATAAGCCATTTTAATGTAAGCCAACTCACCTTCAGTAACTGTGATTGGTTTACGCGGCATTAAATGGATTGAACCCTTACATGAGCGTTTGCAGTCCTTTGGAAACCCTTCGACATAAAGAGGGGAATAATCGTAATACATAATTAGTTTTTTCATATTGTTTAACCCCCTTTTTCATTTTTACGCCTTAGATTTTTTTCTTTTCTTCTTTTTTGATCCTAAAACTTTACGCTTTTTTAATTTCTTAGGTTTAGAAGATGCCATTTCTGTTTTAAGCAAAGCGACATGAAAATGTCCATTTGCTTTATATTCAGCCACTACATCTTCACCTTTGATAATTCGTGGGACATCTCTGACCCATCTCATTTTTCCAAGTGTATAAGTTTTTGGACCTTTTAAAACGACTCTTGCAGTTACCATTTGTGCTCCTTTCATTGCCAAATATGGGCTACTCAACTATTTATCTAATTAGGCTAATCCAATGTTAATGCCAAGAACAACAGCGTCAGTTTCTTCAATCTGACTTGCTACTCTTGCTGTCATAGCAAACTCTGTAACCGAACCAAAGATGTTTCGATCACGTTCCAACCGAATGTCACGACCAATTCCAAGTATCATATTCCTGAATTCAGTCAACCACATTTGGCTTTCAGCTAGATAACTTAATTTCACATCACTAGGATCAGAAATCGCTCCTGAACCTGGATGAGTAATAGTTCCAGCTGCGTTATCAATCGTGTAATCGGTAGGATTCACAAAAGGAGTAACAGGAACCTTCGGATTTGCATTGATAGTTTGCAAAACAAGAATGTCACTACCAGCAACAATATTCTTATTTTTCAATGCAACTGGACTTACACCAGTTCCCAAAGAAAATTCTTCGGTAATCAAAGGCGTCTGAGGAAGTAGAGCCAATGGCACCAATTCAATTCCAAATGGGCGAAGATTTACTTCACTTGTTGCAGCTGTATCACCAAGACCAGTTGCGCGTGAAGCCAGGTTATTCCTGAAAAGTTGTTCGGTGGTATCCGAAATGAAAAATTTCAGGTTACGCTTGTTACGTTTGAACTTGCTAGGCATTTCAACAATCATGTCACTGAAAATCTGATGCTTAATATTTTCGCCATCATTATCAACGATATGACTTAATCCAGCTAGTTTCATCCAACCATCTTGCAATTTAAGATAAGTATCAACGATCACTTCCGTAGCTGATCCGCCATCGACCAATTCACTTTCGAATTTAACTGCACCAAGTTTATCACCTTGGATATACAATTCTTCAAGATCGTTCGAAAATTGAGTCGCCATCAATCTCATGATGGTATCTTCAACAGCTTCACCTTCTAAGTTTTCAGAAAGGAACTCATCTGAAATTTCCCATGGAACCATAATTTCTTCTGGTTGTAGGGTGACCTTACTGGTGTTGATTTTTCGTCGAACACCTGGATCAACAGCTTCTTTCTTAGGAACAGCAACTCTGGCTCCAACTCCAATTTTATCGATATCTAATTTATCATTTCGAAATCGAATAACTCGAACGCGACCTTGAAGACCAGTCACATCAATAACAAAATCAATGAAACGATCTGCTTGTGCATCGTTCAATCTTCCTGCTGCTGCGATTTCCGCAGTTGTGATTACTGCTTTTTCCAGCAATTCTTTATTAGTTAGCTTACTCATTTTTAACCCCCTTTAAGGTTTGTTATACAGTGTTATACAAACAACTCAAATCATTATTTAGTTCGACCTGATCCAGACTTACCACTATTCGCTGCATTTCTTTTTCGAATAGAAGTACGAATATTATCTAAATTAAGTAAATCTTTAAATACAGATTCAGTTTTAGTTGTTTGATTTTCATCATTATCATCATCTTCGTCGTCGTCATCTTCGTCATCTATGGCTCCAGATGCACCTGCTGTAACTTCGAGATCATCAAATCGTTTTTTAAGTTTGTCAGAACTAGTTTTTACTTCAGTTTTGACAGATTCAACTGCTTCTTCAATAGATTCAACTGCTTCTTCCAGATTTTTTATCTGCTTCACAGTTTCATCCATAGATTTTTTCATTGAAGAACCTTTCTTTTTTTGGCCCATCACCGAAGCGATAAGACTTGAAAGAGATTCAGCAATTTGTCTCAAAGTAGCCAATCTTTGAGATGAAATTTTAGCACCTGCTTTTTCGACTTGATTTTCATCATCAGAATCTTCGTCAGAATCTTCATCTTCATCAGAATCTTCATCAGATACTTCCGATTTTACAGCCTTGATACGGTCTAGAAGTTCAGCATACCCAGTTTCAGTTTCATCAGACTTGTTTTTGTCTGCGACCTGTTCAACTTGGTTTGAACTAGCTAACATAGTAACTTGCTCTAAAGCTGCCATGTTTAACGCGACGACTTCATTAAGAGCACTCGCACTGCTCTCATGTAACGTTAACGACTGCTCTAACAAGCCTTTCAATTCACCTATATTCTTTTCTAACGCTTTAATACGTTTTTCTAAATTCATATTAATTTTTCCTTTTTCTTGATCATCAGAATCTTCATCTTCATCAGAATCTTCATCAGTTTCTTCGTCTGAATCAACTTCATCTGTCTTTTCAAACTTTTCAGGATGTTCTGATTTGAATTTTTCAAAATCAAAATTACCATCCATACAAGCGCCAGCAATATCATGTTCCATTGCACATGAGAAACAAACAGAACAAAGAAGTCCGATCTTAGGTTCGCTTCCACCTACTTGTTTACAGAAAACGCAAGTGCCTTCATCTGAATCAGATTTTTTTACTTTTTTAATCCAATTCCCACCTTTTACTGCTGCATCTTTATAAAGTTCTTGCAAAGATTGCGCTATATTTTTAAAATTTTTCGCATTGGCGTTTTTAAATAAATAAAATGATTCACCAATTGCTGGTTTATCGACACTTGAAACCTCATGCACTTCAAGATCAACAATTCGTTTCTTCCCATTTGATTTAATTTTCTTTTTTCTTTTTTTCATTATGAAGCCCTCTTTATTTCCCATTTCATATTAGAATTGGGAGTAAATTCAATACATTTGGTTTTTTGTCCTTCTTCAATAAGTCTAGCACGACCACCGATACTAAACCCAGTAATTTTTCCAGTTTTGATTAAAATCCATACTTCATCATCAAAAACTTTAACAGTCATTACCCACGTTCCTTTAACAATCTTTCGACCATTAATCTCAAAATTGACAGGAGCCATATAACTTTCGACAACAGCAATTTTTCGACTAAAGTCAACATGCATAAATCCTCGATCTGCTTTGTCATCTAATCCGATAGAATTTAAAAATTCTGGGTCATTTTGAAATGTAAGCTTAATCATGTAATTATGTCCAGCATTTTCAATTTCTTCTGCACTTACAATTTCATCTTGAAGATCAATACTTTCAGGAATTAAAACTGGCCCCATTACAAGTCTTTTTTCTTCATCTTGTTTTACAATATCATATTTTAACGATTTAAATTTTGTTCCTTTTCGAAGTTCTAATTGTTTCAAAAATTCATTAAATGATAAATGTAATGGCCAAACAATATCACTATCTAATTTTTTAACCCCTGCTTTTAATCGACCAAAAACACCTTTAATGCCGGATGTTAATTCTTTAGTTCGAAAAGAATCTCTTTTAAAATCATTTGGTTTACGTTGGCGTAAACGAAAGAAATTTTCTGTTTCATCTACTTTACTTGATTTAAAATCATGATCTTTAGCCCATGATACTGCTTGAGATCTTGAAAATTTCTTTTTATCAAAAAGCAAAGTTTGAATAACTAACGATTCTTGTTTTTCTAAATAGGTTTGTTTTAATGCAATAATTCTTTTTTTCATATCTAACATAGATTCAGATTCCTTTGCTTCATTGTCTTCAAATGAATCAAGTGTGTCAGTTCTAGTTTCTGTCTGATTTTCATTTTGGACAGCATTTTCTGTTAATGAATCCGCTGCACTTGCATCTAAACTTTCTGCTACTTGTAATTCTTCTTTCAGGAAGCCTACTACTGCTTCGACTCCTTCAGTTAGTCGAACTCGAATCAATGTAGCTTCCTGAAACTTATCATTTGATAATACCATAAAAGTGAAGGCATCATCTCTTTCTTCGGATGCCCGTACATTTAAACCATGATCCATTACAAATCGTCTTGCTTGCCCTATATCAACAAATCGTTGACGCGAAAGAACAAGTGATTGAATTCGTAATCCATCTCCTAAACGACTCAAATTTTTTATTAATGCTTTAAGACATGCTTCTTTAAGCACCGCATTAAAATTTGGACTATTTAATCGTTTAATCAACGCAAAATCCATTTCAACAGGATAATTTTTATCCCTTTTAATTTTATAATCTTTAAGCCCTGGCTTATTTTTTACAGAATTTTGAACTTCAGAAATTAAATCGCCTGGAAGAAGTGATACGAATTTCTGTTCATTAATATCCAAAATATGAGTATGAAGTCCAGATAATGTTGTGTTCTCTACTTGTAATTCATGTGGGTGTGGTGTGCCTGAATCAGTTTCAATAACCTGTATTCCTTCTTGAGTACGAATAGAGATTCTATGTATATGTTTAGGCTGTGATTCAGCACCTACTTCACTTTCTTTTGCATTAATTGGATGCCAGTGTTCTCCATCCAATTCAGTCATAATTAATCTATCTTGAACAAAAAATAAATGTTTGTGAATTCCATCTTTGAGAGTTTTTGTAGGCGACTCAAGTCTGTGAAGATGAGCACCACCTTCACCGATAACTTTTATTTTTTTATTACCCATATGTTTTCCTGTTATACATTGTTATACAGACTACTTAAAAAATATCAAACCTTTTAATTTTTTGAAAGCTTTAAAATATAATCCCCTAATTAATATAATAGCAAATAAATACTAAACTGGCACGATTTCAGATCTACATCTGAAATGCGCTGGTGGAACAATTGGTACACCGTTTCTTGCCAACAAATTCGCAGCATCATTTGAATTCAATTTTTGGCCTCTAGATAAATTAAATTCCGATAAATCTTTTCTCCATTTGAAGTTTTCTACGATGTCTTGGCTATTCTTTTGTTTAAGAATATCCTGCATTTGACTCTGCGCTAACTCAATTGGAAAAACTCGACCATCCATTTGTAGACAAATAGTAGAAGTTCGATTATCAACTATAGAAGACCATCGAAGTTGTGTAATTCTGGCTCCGACCATAAGATTTAAATTACTAAAAGCCCTTGCTCTAGTAATTGTTGTTGCGGATAATCCTTCAAAATAAGATGTAATAGATTTTTGGCCATTTAATAAAATCGATCTTGGTACAAGTTGTTGAAAACCACCAATTCTTTTAGATATTTGATTTCTTAAAACCACACCAGCTTCTTTTTTAGACAATCCTTTTTCAAAAACTCGTTTTTGAATTATATTAATTAAAGTTGGTTTTATATTTTTAAAAAAATAAGCTCCAACTGCAATAACATGAAGCCTATTTAATTCTTTTAAAGTAGATGTATCTGTTTCTGTGAATGATGAACTTAATTCTGGAGTGATTTCTCCTTCATCTTGTTTCCTAACAATTGATGTTATTTTTATATCAAGATAATAAAGACTTTTTTCTTTAGTTTTGAATCGACGAACAAATTGTTTTCTTTCTATTCTATAAGCTGTTTTTACATCTCTTTTAATTCGTTTTTGAACTGCTGTGTCAAATGTAGTAAAAGGTTTGTCTAAAGCTGCAATCATACTTTTTGTTTCGCTTTTTGTAACCTTCTTATTTGAACGTAAATTGATTTTAGAAACGACATTATTCACTAATTTAGTAGCTCTACGATTCCATTCTCTCATAATAAAACGGGTAAGATTTTTTTCAATTCGATTAATTGCACGACCATCATTATCCCCAATAGACTTCTCTAAAATAATTGAAGTCAAATCGAAGATAATTTCTTTTTGATCAAATGTGAGTTGTTTCATTTAAAATAATCGGAGCGATCAGAGCCGAATCCCTCTTTATCTAATTCAAGTTCCAAAATATGTTGAATATCCATTAAATTTTTAATTAAAGTGTTTGGATTCTTAAAAAGTTTTTTCAAGACTTTTTGTTGTTCAGCATTTGGTGCTTTAGGTATTTGACCTTGTGGGGCAAAAGTTCCATTGGCATTTGCATTTCCAGCTGAGTGCATCAACATAGCAAGGCTAAGAGAGAACGGAATATCAGGATGAAAGAATTTCTTAAATTCTTCAGGAATATTCTCATCAACTTCGGGAAGGTCTTGATTCAAAACATCACTCAGAAGTTCCCGCGCAATCCTTGGGCTCAATCCACCTGTCTTCTCGCCCCCAACAAGAATTCTCACTATATCCTCATCATTAGTGACATTTGGACTATTTGATTTGAAAGTCCAAAATCGAATACCTTGTTGCATCATAATCTTGTTAAAAGCAGTATCAAAATCTTCTCTTTCTGGATTGTATACATACTTCTCAGCAAATCTTTCAGATTCTTGAGCAATAGATCGATTTAAATTTTCAACTCTACCTACCATTAATGGGGGAACTCTAAACGATCTACGCAATTTATCAGCGTTATTTGAATCATATTTTTGCCACAATTGATCAGAATGTTGAGCCTGGGTAAGCGGTTTAATTTCAATTTTTACATTAGATGGATTGGATAAACCATCGTGACTTGATTCGGCTTCAATCAATAAAAATTTTGAATAATTAGAATTACCTTTTACTTGTGAATCAACAAACTCTCTCAATCTTTGAACTGATCCAGATGTTAACATTCCACCATTTGCTAAAATTGCCATTGATGGAACATGGTTATTCATCATTGTTAAAATATTAGTTTCATCCGTTTGTCTAGATCCTTTAATGGAAATAATATTGCCTGTGAATCGTGGCATTCCATAAGGTGTTCGTCTTGTAGTTGGAATTTTAAAATGAAAAAGTTCATTAGCATGGAATTTTTTATTCAAGCGTTTATTAGCAACATCTCCATTTCGGAGATCAATAATTCGAGTATCACCAAATTCCTTGAAGTAAACTTTCTTTGTACCTACAACTTGTACATAGCGTCTAAACCGTCGCATAAAACTTCGTCTTACCAGTTTCAAATCATCTCTTACAAAAAAAAGGCTCATTCTTGTAAGTTCTTTATCAGGTTTAGAAATTAAAACCGTTGCAGCAGAAATATGATTAATACATGAATATCGTTTTGCATTAGTAAATGAAGGAATTAATTCCCACCAAGCATTCCCTGTTTGTTCTCGATCTTTTCTGCTTTTTCGTCTTAGTTTAACAAAAGAATCCTCTGGATTAGGATAAGTTAAAAGGCCATCAAGAAATGCTTTTTCTTCAGCCATTTTTGATTTATTTGCTGCCATTTGGCTTTCAGTCATTTTTCTAGATTTTAATCTTCCACCAAAACCATCAATACCAATTTCCATTTGTTCAATTGTTTGACCTAATTCAGTAGAAAACTCTGAAAGAACGGCCAATTCACTTAATGATAATGGTGGAGCAACGATTTTACTTCCAAGTCTTAATTGTTCATGTTCAGTTTCTAGAATTTCATTACTTTGAAATTTTTTAATTTGGGTTGGGCTTACACTTATAACTGTAGCTTTAAGAATATGACGATTACCTTTTTCATCTATAACAGGAATTTTTTTACTAACAGTATTTTTTGATTTTTTAATTAATTTTTTTGCCATAAAATTTCCTTCATATTAATCCAGGTTCTTCATCTCTTGTTTTTTTTGATCCACCAAAAGCTAAATTTACTGCAATATCAAGAGCATCAAATAAATCTTTAAATCGACCTGACGGCATTTTTAAAAGATGTTCCATTAAATCATGCATCCCTTCAAGAAAATAAATTTGCCCTCTTTCAAAATACGCTGAAAGTTTCCAAGCCCTCACTGTTTTATCTTTATCGGTAAAAACTGGTACTGCTCTTATATTAGCTAATTTTTCATCAGTTTGCATATCCTGAATTAAGGCCCGTTGATATCCATTAGCTTCAATTCCCAACTTAATTGGGTCATATCTGTCAAATTCACGCTTAATAATAGCCTTTTGGTCAGTATAATGCGTTACAGCATTATGGTAACTTAATACATAAATATTTTTTGTTTTCTTGTCAATTCCGATTGTAATGTGCGCAAATTTATCAGCATCATCACTTTGTTTAATCGCTAAATCCGCTCCTTGTATTTTAATCAATTTACTAACATTGATATCTTCCAGACGATACCATTTGAACCAATCAATCTTAAATATTTTTCCTTTCATTCCTTCGACATCATTTTGCATTTGAGCATTAAAAATAATTCTGCCCATAATTTTACGTAATCGAAGTAAATATCGAACACTTGCTTTTTCAGGCCATAAAGCTAAATACTTTTTTGACTCTGGAGTATTTCGTTTTAAAAGTTTTTTAATTTCTATTAAAGCTGGATAAACTTGATAATATCGTTTTTTTATTTTTCCTTTTTTAGTTTTTTTACAAAGAATATTATGTTGAAGATACCCCCACAAGTCTTCTGGATAATATCGAGTACCAATCAACGACATTTCCCCACCATCAGGTTCTAAACAAGGTAATAAAACTTTCAAAAACCAAGTTCTAATTTTTTCACGTTGTCCTTCAGTGCGTGAATTTTCTTCATCAACTAAATCATCACCAATAATTAAATCAAAATGCTTTGAGGCTGGACTTCCACCAACTCCCATCGTTGTAATTGTATCTTCTTTAGCATCTGATTTTCTTGGTGCTACTCTTATATTACCATCATTCCAAATCGTTCCAATATGATTACCAAATAAAGCTACGAATTCTTTTCTTTTTAATTTCTGTTTAATTTCAGAAAGAAATGTAACAGCATTATCATCAGTTTTTGAAGCTATAAGAATTCGAATATCTGGATTTTGTATTATTTTTAAAACACAACGAGAAATATTTAAAATTGTTGATTTACCATGACCTCTAGGAGCTAAAGTTAAATTCCATCGTTGATCTTTTCCATCTACTTGATTAGGGATAACTAAAGAATTAAACTTAATTCCAAGATACATAGCCCAATGAAAATCTTTAATCTGATAACCTAAAACTTCAGTCATTAAAAGATCCATTCGATCATGATTCTCAATCTGGTCTTTTAACCAATGTTTCTTAGCTAGCCTTTTCTTTTTTAATTCATCAACAATTGTTTGACGATTTCTTAATTTTTTAGTTTTAGACCCACCTGAAGTTTGTTCGCTATCAGTAATAAAAACCATTTTATCTTTTTCTCACAATAAATTTAATTTTAGTTTTAGCTTTAGTTTTAATTTTAGTCTTTGATATATTTTTATTTTCCAATAATTTTTGAGGAATAAATTTTCTTACTTCTTCTGGCATAACCCCTAAAAGTTCAGGACGCATATCAATCACACCCGTACTCAATCGTTGAATATTTTCAACTTCTTTTTGTATTTCTTCTTTTACTTCTTTTTCAGACATTGTACTAAAACTCATCTCACCTGATACTTTAAATTCAGTAGCTTTCTTTTCAATAAATCCAAAATCTTGACCCATTTTAATAACAGAATCATAAATTTCTTTTTTCTGTTTTACAGCGGCTACCAACGCTGTCCATTGACCTTTATTTCTAAATTTAACTTTTAATTCATCTAGTTCTTTAACCATCTGTCTGGATTTCAATAAATAGTCTGAATAAACACCAACTGAATCAAGATTTTCTAAAACGTCTTTATCATTTCGTAAAATTTGTTGTTTATAATGGGATAAATCATCTGGTCTAATTTCCAGTTGTTCCATTATTTCATAATCAGTATAATTTTTTCCTATTAAACGACGAATGTCCGACATCAAATGGCGTTGTTGTTTTAAACTTCGTTGAGCAGGTTTTTTTTTAGACTTATTTTTTTTCATTATTGTTATACAGTGTTATACAAAATGGATAAAAAGAAAAAACTAAGATTTTATTTTAAGAAATCTCATACCTTTACATTTTGTACAAACTTTTCTTCCCTCTAATTCAAACGATAAAGCTTCTTTGATCACATCTGACATAAGAACTACTTTTTGATCTTTCAAAGTTTCTAATGGATCAATACCCCCAAATCTAATCATAGCAGTTTTTCTAGTTTTTCGATTTTTTTCAATTATAAACCCTTTACCCTTACAACCTGTACATATTTTTTTACCTGAAAAAAATCGAACTAATGTTTTATAATAAAATTCACTAGCATTTAAATTCTTCTTTGGTTTAACTTTTGGAATATTCCGCATTGAAATCCAACCATATTGTCCCATTTTTTTCTCCTTATTAAACTCTTTTTTTACTTGGTGGTAATGGCGTATATCTTTTTCGAAATTTTGCCATATCTGTTTTCTCATAAGATCCAATTGCTTTTCCATTCATTGAATAAACAACAAAAAGTATGTTTGGTGGATCTCCAACCCGTTCCACTCTCACCTTGTTACCCGTTTTATTTCTAGTATGCGATGGTCTACTATTCATAATCCGGTACTTCCAAATCCATCAACACCTCGTTCAGTTTGTGTGAGATGTTCAATAGCTACCCAATGTTGTTTTATATAATCGGCTAAAACAGCTTGGCAAATTTTCATTCCTATTTCGATTTGAAAACCTTGATAACCTAAATTAATAATAGGAACTTTTATTTCTCCACGATAATTTGAATCAATAGTACCTGGTGCATTTAAAACTGTAATTCCATGTTCAATTGCTAAACCAGAACGCGGTCGAATTTGTAATTCTGTGCCTTTAGGTAATTCAACATACAATCCTGTTTTAATTAAAGTCCTCCTATGGGGTTCTAAATAAACTGATTCGGTTGAACATAAATCAACCCCTGCATCACCTTCATGAGCATGAAAAGGCGCTGAACCTTTAATTTTAGATACAAAATGAATATGTGTCCCTTTTGACATAGTGTAACCTCATTTAATGAAATATACTACACTGTAATACTAAGTCAATGAAATCATTTAAAAAGTTTTTTGCAGATAGTCATTGACATTTATATTACAGTGTGTTATAGTATTAATATGAAGTCAAGAGAAAGAGAAAATTTTGATAAAGGTTTTAAAAAGGGTGTCGAAGACGCTAAAGATTTAAACCCAAACGAAACCAACGCTCGATCAAATGAAGATTATTCAACTGGATATATGCTCGGAACTATCTATTTTACTGAAGGTAAAAATACCGATTCTACTAATGACGCTTGGTCTGAGATTCAAGCTGCTTAATTTTTTAATAATTCATCTCTGACATCCTTATCTAATCGTAAAAGTTCTTTAATGAGAGGTTTCAAAGTTTTCAATGTCACTTGAGACATATACCTGTTTCTTTGTTGATCTTGTAAAATCATTAGTATTGAAGGTTTGTCATCCAATGCGCCATCAGGTTTGATATAAATAATATTCAATCCTACATTGATCATATTAGTTGCAATAATTGGATAAGGTAGATTCCGTTCTACTCTAAAAATTGCAAATGGATTGATTTTATCTTCATAAATTTTTTCCATTATAATAATTCCCTACCATCTAATCGATATTTATTTTTTGGATGAAACAATTCAATCTCTGGCCCTAACCATTTATTTGTCTTTTTATCCTTCAATCTAAATCTCTCATACATCCCATCTAAAAATGAACCCCAAACTAATTCATAACCGTCAAACTGTTCTAAAAATCGGTAAGCGTTAATCCACCATTGACCAGTTCTTTTCATGCTACTTTTTTCTTCCACATTTTATTCATACATCCACGAATCTTTTCTGAACTTTCAACATAATCTAAATATTTTAAAGTATTTTCGATTATTTTATGTCCTAAAACGGTCTGAACTAAATGAATATCTCTAGATGAATCATAAAGTCTTACTCCTTGAGTATGCCTGAGTGAATGCAATCCTTTATTTTTATTTGGTCTATATTGATCCCAAATTTGTCGGCATCTTCTAACAGATATTGGAAAAAGTTTTTGATTATCAGAGAAGTGTTTTGCGTATTCTTTTAACTCATTAAAAAAGGGTTTGGGTAAAGGAATAGTTCTATCATTACTTCTTTTTCGCCCTTTTATAGTAATACATTCATCATTACCTAAATTTGATTTTAATATGTTAATTAATTCAATCCCTCTCGCGCCTGTAAAAAGACTAAGCCGCAACATGATTGAATCTCTTTCACCTTTATGGTTTTCAAGTAAAGTGAAAAGTTGATTTACTTCACTATCACTTAAAAATTTATTTTCAGTTAACCTAGAGTCTTTTTTATTAAAATTATTCATTTTCAATTTCTCCTTAAATCAAATTCAGGATAATCATCAACATACCAACCTTGTTTTCTTGCCTGGTTTTCAATAGACGACCCCAGTTCACCACATTCTTGAGCATCCTTTTTAATTTTGGATGTTTCTTTTTTTGAATCTTCATGCTTAGCAAGTGAATAAAATGTATTCGCAGTATTGAAAAGAACTTGTATAAACATTTGTACCTGAAAAGGAGATAATTCAAAGAATCCTAAATTAGAATTTATATCTGCTTTTTTACATTTAATTTTTAAATTATTAGTATTCATTAAATCTATATATTCATCAAAAAATTTCGGTATTTTTTTTCCTGTTTTTTTTACTCCATTCACGAAATGATATAGATCAAATAAACAAACTAATTCTGATTTTCGTAATAAAATTTCTATCACTTCTGGCTGTTTAGACTGGAATTTGTGATCGACTATTTTTAATTTAAATTTTTCCATTCCATATCTCCATTTTCAATTTCATTTTCCTAATTATCTACAAACTATAACACAATGTAATATGAATGTCAAGTAAAAACGGAAGTATTTTGTCGTTGAAATTACAGGTTTTTCAGACGTGTCATTGCTGACACATATCCACCATCATAAGAATCACATAATATAGGTGTTCTCATGACCATACCTAATTCTGGATTATTAATCCATAAAGCTTGCATAGGACGTTGGAATGTAAAATTACACATATTTGCAAATTCACAATATCCTTTAATTGAACCATTAACAATGATGTTATTTGTATGAATATATTGATGAAAATGCCCTAACATCATAACGTCAAAAGAAGCATGAATTGCAGCTTGTTTCGTTTGTTTACGATGTAATCCCAAATGAAGTGGGGTAAAAATTCCAGAAATTCCACTACCCCCTTTAAATTGATCTCCATGAGTTAAAAGAAAAGTTTTATCATAAACTGTGAAAACCGCATCTGGTCCATCTGGAATAACAAAATTCACATCCTTATTATCATTAAATTGTCGCGCTAAATTTTGATAAATGAGCCATTCAAAATTATCAAATACCCGATTTTTCATTCTAGGCTTTTTATGAAGACGACCATGATTTCCTACAACACAATAAACACTAACTTTTTTAAAAATTTTAGAGCACTCAGAAATACCTTGATGTAAAAGTTCAGTTAAATCAATAATAGATTTCATAATTGGTTTTTCATTTGTTTCATTTAATTCTTCATGAATATTGCCTGAAAGGAGATCACCACCAAGACAAATTATTAAGCCGTCATACTTTGGATTTGAAACATAATTCATTAAAATATTAATAGCAGTTTTAAAAGTATGTTGAATTCTTTTTATAGCAACTTGTCGATTGTATTCATTTACATAACCTATTTGAGCTGGATCAACGTATTCATCGAAATGGATATCGGAAATAAATAAAATTGGAATACCATGAATTGTGCGAACTTTTATTGGATTTTTTAACCATGAAGCATGTTTATTAAAACTAACCCCTTTAATATCATGAATAAGAGCTGAAAGAGCACCTGAAGTCAGCGCTCTTTTTTCAGCTTCTTTAAGATCTGAACTTAATCGTGAAATTTGTTCTTTTAATTGTCGAACTTTTAAATGTTCATCAAATGTTAAAGGTTCTTTGGATGTAGGTGCAGACGGCTGAATACCACCAGTTCTTTGAACGACATGGTAATTTTCACGTCTTAATATTCTTACCCATCTTTCAACTGTAGTTATACTAATTTTTATTTCTTGAGCGACTGACTCAACTGTTGAAAATTTCTCAATATTATTATAAACGTCAAGAAATTGATCCCTTTTATTTTTATCCTTTAACCCATTTGGAACCTTCCGTTGGTTCTCTTTGCTCATATTACCCCTTAAGGATGGTTAAACAATTTGATATATAAATTATAGCTGATTTGTAGAAAAAAAGAAAAAATAAACAAAAATATTATTATAATCGAGTTTTGTTGTTTGACTTTTTTTGCTTTTTAAGTTTCTTCCAGGCTTTCCATAGAGCTACTTCTTGATTACTGGCACCCATAATAGTGCTATATTTGCCATAAATAAGTTTTATATAATATTCTGTTTTTCCAGATTTATCTATTTCTTTAAAAATTTTAAAATTCTTACCTGGTTTTGGCAACTTCATTAGTTAAATCTTTTTTAATTTAGTGCAATGCTTTTCAATATCACTTTCAATATTTTCAATATCCATTAAAACATATACTAAAATATTTTTAACTTCCTTTTCAGTACAACTTGATAAATTATTTTTAATAATCTTATAAACATCATGATTATCAAAATCGTCTAAATTAGAAAGTTCTTCTATAATATTAGTTATTTTTTTAAACAATAACTTTTTTGAATTAAATTTTTCCTGTATTATATCTAACGATGCTTTTCTGGACTGTTCCATCTTTTTTAAAACTCTCTCTTTCTTCCTGATACATTTTCATTACAATATTACTTTTACAATTAGGGCATTTCTTAGTCAAGTACACAGAATAGTAATAATTACAATTTACACAACGCCACACAATAGTTCGTTTAACTTTACGAACTGTAATATCAATAAAATTTCCCACGTTGTTTTATACCACAATGCAATAATAAATCAAACTTATTTTCTAGTGATAAAAGCTACAATAATAATGGTTATACAAAAAACAATAACTGAGAAAATAATACCTAATCCAGCATCAACCGCCATATACATAATAAGCCCCCCTCATAATAAATCATATCATGAGGCTATTGGATCATCATCATTTGACCATTCCATAAATATACGGCGCTTTTTTGTATCAGTATAACAATATCTTACAATTTTTCGAATGCCTGTTAATGGACAAACCAAACTGAAACCGTTTAAATGACCTTTAGAGATTGGCAAAATACGAACTGACCCATTTTTAAATCGAACTACAGCAACAGCGGCTTTTCTTACTGACTCAATTCTAATTGCCATCTCAAACATTTTATCAGCTTATTTGTTTCGTGTATTTACTTATTGCATTATAATAATTAAATCTTCTATCAAAAAAAGTATCACCGTCAAATTCTTGAAGAATGGGGTATACATGTCCACCACTGTATAAACGATGCCACAACCATAACAAACGTCCTATTCTACCATTACCATCAAAAAAAGGATGAATTCGTTCAAACTCATAATGTAATTGTAAAGATTTATATAAAAATCCTTTTTGAAAATTTTTAATAAAATTTATTAAATGGTAATGAACAACTTCCGCTTTAGGTGGAACAGAATCGCCTACAAAAACTTGACCAGTACGAAATGAACCAGCCTGTTCGTCACCCATTAATCCGTTCATTAATTTAAAATGTAAAGTTAAAATGTCTGTAATATCTATAGCTCGTCTATAATTTTGTAAAATATACTGAAACGCAAAAATTGATCTCGTAATGACTAATTTAGATGATAACGATTCTGGATTCATTAGAACCTGAAGATACGCAGATTCAGGATAATCATACCCCTCAATCATATTACTTTCTCTTAAAAACTGAACAATTATTTTATTATCTATTTTCATTAGCTTTAAACCTAAAAATATCATTTAATTTATTCAAATTCAAAAATAATTCTTGAGCCAATCTTTGAGCATCAGAACTTTGAGGGCAACGAAAAGCCTCTCTCTGAATAATATCATATAATTGTAAAAGTAGCTTTTTTGCGGATTTGATTCGAACTAATCGATATAATTTGTATTCATGCAAAAGTTCAACAGATTTTTCTAAATCTTTAATATTTACAATCCCGTATTTCTTTTCATCAATATCTAAAACTATTTTCATAATTCCTACTCAATCATATTTTCCTTGTTTCACATCATTACCCATATCATTAAATCCAGCATCATTTAAATCCATAACCAATTGAATTTTAGGAGTAGCAATTGAACATTCAAAATCGTGATAAAAACCTATTTGTGCTCTTTCAATAATGCGATTTCGTTGTGGGCTTTCTGGTTGTTTTTTTAAATCTTCAATTAACAAAGTTTTTGTTTTATCATTTATTTTCATTTCCATTTTCCTTTTTTATTTTTTGTACCCATTGCTCATTACACGAATGCATCTCCTCAAATGCTAAATGTAAACCACCAAGTAAACTATTAACATGTTCGACATAAGAAAAAAATAAACCTAAATTTTCAGTTGTCACTCTTTTCTTATCAGGCCCAAATCGAAAATCATGCCCCTTATGACCATATAAACGTATTGGAAGCCATTTAGGAAATTTACAAAGTACACCTGATCCTTCTTTATCTGCAATAACAACAATGGCTGATAAATCTTTTTCATCTAAAAATTTTGCTAATTCTTTGCTTTTAATTTCAATATTAGAACTCATCATTATTGATCCAGAACCCTTTCAATATGTTCTCTAATATTTTTAGCTGATTTTAATACAAAATCTTTTTGATCTCGCATTGACATAATATTAAAAATTTCATTAAAAATAAAAACAAGTACAGTTTTATATTTTTTATTTTGAAGTTTTAATTCATTATTTTTAATATTCGCAAAACGAAGTTCACATTTTAATTTTTCAATTTCAAATTCCATTTATTTTCTCCTTAAAAACTATCAACAAATCTAATCTCCCAAGGATGTTCAAAAAACACATGGCCTTTTTCATCTTCTATAATAGCAACACTTTGACCTTCATCATTTGTGCCCCATTTATGGAAAAATGCATTCAAACCATTTCTCGATTTAATTTTTCGTAAATTTTCTGTAAATTCTATATTATCCATAATATTATTGTATTACAACGTGTTAAATAACATTGCAATAAAAACTGTGCTAAACTATTTTAGATGAGATGGCTTTTCATAATTCTATTTATACCTAATTTGTGCAATGCATTAGAAATAACTGAATCCTATTTCGAATTCAGAAAATTCTATTTCTCCTCTAACATGGCTGAGATCCCACAATACAAGCCTAAAGAGTCAGTAGCGCTCCTTATGGACGTCAACCTATACAAACCCCTACACTGGAACAATCGCGTCCACGGTGTCTCTACAGACGGGCAATTTCGACTCATTGGGTGGCAATTCTATCTGCATTTTAAAATTTTGACGCACTTCGAAATTGGATGGGAACATCATAGCCAACATATTTTAGAAAATAGACACCCTATTTTACGATTCCCACATGAAGATAGTTTCTTATTAAGAATAAAATTAAAATAAAATTTAATACTTTTCAATGGTAGAGCCATCTTCAAATGGACCCATAATATCATAAGCATAATCATCTAAAAGCACGATACTTTTTTCTTCATTACCTTGTTGTTCTTTTATTACAAAACCAACAATTGGATTTGCAGTAAATCCCTTTTTGTCTGAAAGTTGAGCCAAATTAATTGGCAAATTTCCATGCTTTTTTTGTATTCCAGCTAACCAATCAATACATTTACTAATAGTCATCGTTTCCTTATCCATTTTTCTAAACTGCCTTTCATATTTTCCATTGCATTTACCATTTCAGGAGTTTCACATTCCATATATTCTGCGCTTTCACAAATATCTTTTGCTTTTTTCATTACACTTTCAGAAAATTCTTGAGCCGGTCCATAGTTTGAAATTTGTTCAGCTAAATCTTCCATGTCAGAATATATTTCAACAACTTGAAGTGGTGCGCTCATTAATAAGTTCCTTTATATTGGGAATATAAGTTTTGCTAAAAGAAAATCCCTACCCCTATTTGGTTTTTTAATTCCTGTATTACTAATGTGATCAATAAAATTTAAACCCACTGCAACACCAGATGAAGGATCACGAAAACCAACGCCTATTGAAATATTAAATTGAACAATTGACCCTAAAATATCATCGGTACGAGTAATAAATCCAGGTCCAAATGTATTTTCAATCCAAAACCATTCTGCTGGCTTAATCATTGGTCCGAATTTCACAAATCCATAACCAGTAATTGAATTGCGTCTATTATCAAAAAACCCCCCACCATTCATACGCCAACATAATAATTGATTGATTTCTCCCCCAATACCAATACCAATATTCTTAACTTGACTATCGGGGGTAAATGCTTCGCCCGTTCCTAGACCATATTTAATCATAAAATCCGTAGCGAAAACTGGTTGCGATAAAAACATAAATAGTAAAACTAATTTTTTCATTTTATTTTCCTTTTATTAATTTCTTTTTCTTTAAATCTTTTATTAAAAGGCAATTAAGATATTTTTGCCAATTCTGATCACTATCAATTAAATATTTTTTAGCAATTTTATAAATATTGCCCTCTAAAGCAACTTGAACATGTTTTTTCATAAAGTCATGGTTACATGATTACATGCATCATGTCAAGAACAATAATTTCTTCAATAATATTCAGTATTATAACAACGGTTTTAATTGATTTTTCAATTTTTCAGCATCTCTTAAAGCGCGTTCAATAGCGGATTTGAAAATTTTATTTTCCATTTCATAGTAAACCATCTTTTCACGTAATGTAGTAGATGCAACGGACATTAAACCACTTCCATCACACATACATTTACTGCCCGATTCTGGTCTACCTGTGCCACAACAAACATCACACATATTTTCCAATTTTAATGTTTTAATTTCGGATAATAAAATAATACAATCATTTTTAAAATCTGAATAACCAAAATGATGATTTATTCTATCTTCAATTTGTTTAATCTGTGTTTGTCGTACTTTTTTATTTAACATTTCTAATCTCGATATTGAATTAATGGGCAGATTTTCTGTTTAGTTGCTTGAAAAGACTTTATACAAATTTCTCCAAAACCGTCTGAAGTAACATGGTCCCATTTATCAGATGTGATATCTTTAGCATCAGAAAATCCTGATTTAATTTTATCTTCAAAAAAGATCGCCATAAAAACTAAATCAATAATCGAAACTGCAATTAAACCCCTCATTGCATTTGAACTACCATTCATAAGCCAACTCCAAGTGAAAATAAATGGTCCTATAACAAGAAATAGAATAAGACAACCTGCGGCCAAAAGTAAAATACAAAGCCCTATCGCCATCAAATTTGTCAAAACAAATGTCCAAAAATATGTACAAATACTTTTTGGGGCATCAAATCTCAAATCACTCGTAGATTTACAAAACATCATAAGCAACTCCAACCAACGGTAATGCCAACTTTTTCTACTTATTTTTATTTCCATTTTCATCTCCTTTTATATTAATTTCTATTTCAATTAACTTATAATCACCAATAGATGGTTGTCCAGTAAATTTAGTTTTATGGCTAAAAATATACAACGCAGTATCACCATTCACTTGATCACGCATTTCTTCTAAAGTTTCAAGTGTGTCTTCACGCATAAAAAATCTATGATTTGTTATTTTTTTCATATTTTTTTTCAAATTCTATTTATTTATCCCTAAAATCTTATGCTCTAATTTTAATTTTTCTAAAACTATTAAATTATGAAAAAATGATTTCATAACGCTATTAAAAATAATAACGCCAAAAAAAGATAAAAATCCCCAAGCAATACTGTTTGTTACAAACCCAATAGCTATGCCAAATCCAATATAAATAAAAAAGAAAAAAACTCCATCCCAACTATCAATATTTCGCATTAAATGCTCCTTTTATAATCCCGACTAAAAGAAAAAAAGCAAAAACTGGCGATGCAAAACCAAATAAAATCGAGCTAAGAATACGATTCAAAACAGGCACATATCTTAATTGTTTTCGAAAATAAAAAAAATTACAAATTGCAACCAATAATGATATTAATAAATAAATATAAACAACAATAATCATTTTTCAATTTCTCCTTCTTTATTTTCATAATCTATAACAATTAACTTACCTGATTCTTGAGCCTTAATAAACCATCCCATAAAATTTTCAAAAACATGTGTAATATATAATCCTTCTTTTTTTACAGATGCAACAAAATTTTGATAAAGTTCTGCTTTTGCCCAAAATGTTATTTGATGATTTGGGCTTTTATTCTTTGCTCGTTTTGTAAAAATTAAACTCATTTTATTTCTTCCTTTTTATCGTTAGATGTTATGTACCGCTCTCCACACACTCTGCATGATTCTATTTTAGGTTTTCCAAGTCGTTCCATTTTAATTTCAATCATGGGGTTCATGAGCGCGCTGGGCGTATAAATGAGTTCCTTTTGTTCACGCGGGAAAAGTAACGTCAGAGATTTTTTCCTGTTCAGCCATACTGTTAATTCAATTGTGTCCATTTCTTATTCCACCGTTCTTGTAAATTTATTTTGTTTTAAATCAAGATATCCATCTGGTTTAGGAATTTTCATGCCTATACATACTTGTTCTATAATCTTAGGTATCTCTAATTTCATAGCCTGAATTGCAACATCCTTAGAAATGTATTTCTTTTTATCAAACTTCATATGAATAGGATGATTATCGTCAGTCTCTGGACCAATAGTTATAAATACTTCAAATGCAAATGACTTTCCAATAGGATATGCGCGTCCTCGAATTCTTGGCATGTATCCTTCTTTAAAATTATTCATTTATCGATCCCCTTTTGTTCGCTATTCACATTTTTTTCAATGATATTTAATCGTTTTTGTTCTTTATGCATTATTCTTTTCTTTTCTTGGTTGCCAAAATGGCTTCATAAGAATTATTAGCATCTATTAATTTTTCTAAATGTTTTTTAAGTACCTCCGGCTCAGCCACACTCGCATGAGCCATCGCAATACCAGCTAAAACACCACTTAAGTGTGCATGAAAAATAATACGTGCTTTTTCTTTGTCTACAAATTTCATGCACCTTTGTAACTCGAAAAAATCATTTTTAGTTGCAGCTCCAGGTGCAGCTTTTACAATATCAAAAAATCTTTTATTTTTTGTCCGCGCAGTGGGACCGGATATCCCTCTTGGTCCCATTTCTGATATAATTTTTTCACATAGATCAAAATCAATTTCCATTTATCGACCTCCTTGAGATTGTTGATTTTCAGCCCATTCCGCATATCGAATTAACCATGCAGATATGGCTCTTGCTCTTTTACCTGTAAGTCTAAAACTAATTACATGATTTTTTATTTGAATTAATAATTTGGGTGTTTGTCTCATATGAAACTCATTAGCTCTAAAAACAACACGACAATCTTTTTCTGCATTCCAATCAAGTTTTGTTGGTTTTGGGGGGGTTAATTCTTTTACAGATTCTAATATCATTTAAGTCTCTTTTCAATAGGAACACAAAACATGAAACCAACTGTTATTGATTGAATAATAATCATAAACATTTTTAGAATTGCTGAATGAGGTTCTGTATTATGTAGAACTATTAAAAGAGAAATTAAACAAATTATAAATCCTACATAATCAAATACGCGATCAAAATTCATTAAATCTCTTTCATCGGTTCTTTAAAAGTAATAAATTCAGGAAGTACCCGAACTATTTGACCATCTTCTAGTTCTACAATTCCTATTGTCTGATAAAGTATTGGGCTTTCTTTTTTACGAACTAGATTACTTCCCCATTGATGAAAAATACCAGTTTCAACAGTATCAACAGGTTCTTTTTTTCCACCTTCTTCTGGTTTTTTCCAAACTCTTAATTGAACTTCAAGTTTACGACCTAAATTTGTTAATTTCATAATGATCCCTCTTTCACTTGTTTAAAAAATTTATTTGTCTTCATATTATTTCTGGGTGTCCTTTACTAAAATTACAATATATACAATCCCATTCTTTAGTGGGTGTTGTTCTTCTACAATAATTACACTAATGGGGCTTATTCATCCATTTTTTAGACCATTTTACTTTTGGGTCTTCTAAAGTATTATCTTTATAAAACAACATGCTTACTGATTCATCAATTTCTGCCTCAAATAAAACACTCGTTCCATCATTAAAATGAATTATCTTATTACCAAGCCAATTTTCTATTGAATCAATCATTTTTCCAATCATTTGTGGGCCACTTTTAATTTCTTTAATACAAGCATGGAATTTTCGACCAAGAATAATTGATCCACATTGTCTGCATCTTCCAAGCCGTTTCATTTATTCCTTTCAAAGAGTTGTTCTAATTTGTTATGGCATTCTTCCAATGCCGGTTCAACTTCTTCAACCAATTGTGAATCAATAACTTCCAATTTATTAAGACATCTTTTAAACATAGGTGCAGTCATATAATATAAAATAGTTCCACGTATTAAAAAAATAACTGCAAAAACATAAATAAATTTATAAATAACTTCTAATTTCATTATTTCTTCTTTTGTAATTTAAGGGCTTCTTCCCAAGCACCAGACGATACCATCAAAATTTGTCGTATATAAATGAATTCCCTTTTTGGCATTTCTGGCGCATAATGTTTTATTAAAAATAAAACCCTAAATTTTTCTAATTTTTCTAAATCCTTAAATCGTATAAGATAGTCTCCACACTTCGGACACACTGAAACTTCTTTATCTATTACAAATATTTCAGGGTAAGCTATATCAGGTTTAATAATTGTCTTTTTCTGATAAACAATATTTTCACCACAATGTATACATCTATTGGGTAATTTAGACATTTCTTTTCCTTGCCAAAGCAACTAATGATTTCATTATTTCATGTGACGATACAAAATCTGGTAAATTGCCAACTGGTTCTTCACCAGCTAATTCCAACATTCGATTAATGTGTTGTCTACTAAACAAAGCACGTTCAGTTTCTGAATGTAAATCACAATAATCAATTAGCTGTTCATCAGTCATTTTATCGGTCATATTGAATCACCTCTATGTTTTGGATTTTCTTCAACTGCGATTAATTTTTCCAAATAAGCCCGAGCCTTGTATAAAGCTTTTATCCCATCTTTATGTCGATATCTGGTAACGTATTTCACCACATTACCATCTAAAAATCCCATTTTGTGTGAAACAATATAATCCCAACATTCAATTCCATGTGTATAATGTTTTGGGTGTTTGATTTCTGAATCATTTTTCTTAATCATAAAAGTATCCTTAAACATCGAACTACTCTAGCTCTTTTTATTGAAGACAACGGACCCAATGCCGCACATACCTGTTCAATAACACCTGTCTCTTTCCATGCTTTTGCAACAGTCATTTCTTTTCGACGACGATGCACCCGAAAATAATCACATGCTACTTTACGTCTTCGCCATTCTTTTCTAGTCATCTTGCACCTTTCAAAATTTGCTCAATTCTTTGTTTACTAACCCCATATTTTTTACCTAGCTTACTCATAGTTGTTTTATGTTGAAGATGTAAAGCATATCGTCTTAGAATATCTTCCTTATGTTGTTTATCAATTTTCATCACACTATTTTGATGAGATGGTTTTACGCATTTTTTATCACCGCATTTTGAAGTTAGATGCCCATTATTAGAATAAGAATATGTTAGACTAAATAATAATTTTCTTACAGAACGAGTAGGAATACCACGAATATAAAATTCAGGACTATTATAACCATTAGTATGCCCAGTCCAATACCAATGTGGCTCTTTTTTTTCTACATACTTCCAAATTCTTTCCTGCCAGGGTTTTATTTTTGGTCCTCGTTTCATTGCTTCACCTTTTTATATGTGTCTTTAAAAATACTCGGTTTACATGGATAAAATTCCCCCACAATATCTTTAATAATCCAATCATTAGGACAAACTTTATACCCATCTTCTTTTATATCTATCCAACCATGATCATGAAATTTTTCATTGCATTCATTACATTTTTTATCCCCAGAAATATCTGGCCTTCTAAAATATCTTACAAGATCGTTTTCTGGTTCATGAAGATTATGTCCAAACCATTGAAATGCAATCACCTGAATAGGTAATTTTTCAAAAAAAGCTCTATTTCCTCGTTTCATTCTTGCATCTCCTAATCTAAAAATTTATTTGCTCTTAATACAGCTTCAAATGTATCTAATCTTTTCACATTATCATTATTCCAATTATATGCGCGCTCTGCAAAAAGTCTTGATGCCTTCACTTCTTCCACCAATTTTAATCCTTGATTTTTATCATCACGAAAAAACTCAGTCAAATCCTCAAGTTTCTGTTTTATGTCCCAATAATTATAAACATAATTATTTTTTAACTTATCTAATTCGTCTTTAGCTAATTCTTTAATTTGATTAATCTCAGAATATCTACAAGTAATTTTTACAGCATAATATCCAAAAATACCCATTAAGAATCCATTAAACGCGGTCAAAAAATATAATACATTTTCCATTTTTCTTACTCCTTAATTATTATTTTTCCATCTTCCCAACCATTACAAACTGTATCAACCCAAGGTTCAATGTCTGGGTATTTAGATGTAATATATTTCTTACATCCAAAAATTTCTTCCATATTTTGTTGGTCTACATATTTGCAAGTTCCACAACTTATAAGTTCAAATTTTCTAAACTTTGGCGCTTTCAATTTCTCTATTTTTTCAAAAGTTTCTTCAGAATAATATGTTTTAGTTAATTGATCCATCACAGTTATCGGATCACAAACAGTATTATTGGCTAATCTTAATATTGATTCAGCAAAAGTCCATTTATGTTTAACTGACAATACTTGAAATCGTTTGTCTTCTGAAATTAAATCATAAAGTTGTTTAATTGTTATTGAACTAAATGTATATTTTTTACTTAATTGTTCTTCTATATTATTCATCGCTATCATCCACTTCTTCTTTTAATCCAAGCATTTCTGTAAATAAAGTTGAAAGCCCATTCATATCTTCCAGATCAAGTTCACCGACTTGTTTTTCAGTAAGATTACTAATCCTAGAAATTAATTTTGCAAGATGTAATGGGTCTGAACCCTCTTTCTTTAATTGTAATCCAAAATAGTCTCTTGTTTTTGGTCTACGCAAAGTAACCGTCTGGATAATATCAACCCCAACAAACCATTTTGATGGTGTTTCAAGTGGGTATTTTAGATTATAAGTTCTAACTAAATCCTTCATACAATTTTCTCTAAACGAGTTTTTTCTTTTCTCCTTACGCAAGCATCTTTAACCGCTAAGGCAATTGATCTAATCGAATAACTTTTTGCATAAGCTGTGAAATATAAATCCAACCATCTTTCTTCTGATATTTTACCCGCTTTGTAATTAATAGAAGTGATTGTTGAAGCGATTATTTCAAAAACATGGGGTTCATAGACAAGACTATTACCAGTTATCTCTTTCACTTGTAATCTATAACCAGCTCCTATGCCAGCACTCAGCATACCAAGTTGAATCGCAAAATCTCGTTTGGAATATTTGTCCGTTAAATTATCAGCCCAGCGGCTGTGTCTCGAATATAGTTCCAACCATGGTTTTTTTATTCTAAATGGCCACATTATTCCTCCTCAATCATTCTTGGTGAATTAGAATTTGTAAATATCTGATTTTCTAATCGTTCAATCTCATCACAAAGTGCTGGAACAGCCATTCTTAAACTTTCATAATTTTTAATATATTCTTTTTGTATACCTAATTTTATTGAATGTGGGGTTCGATGATGTTTATTTCTTAGGCGCTTTATATTAATCATTTTGATATTTTCTTACTTATGCATTCAATTTTTTCTTTAAACTGTATAGCATCTTCTATATAAATAAAAGAACTATTGGGGATTTCTTCACACGATCGTATAAACTTTTTAAATAATGCATGTTGTCTCAAAAGTTTATCGCGTTCTTTACTTAAACTATGAATCTTATCCCTTTTTCGATTCATTCCCGTGTTTACTTTTTTTACTTCATTTCGATATTTAGTAGATTTTTGTTTTCTCATTTCTTTACCTTATCAAAATGTTTAGCAGCATTTAATCCCACACCCAAAAAACAATTCTGACCATTTTCAATAAGCCAACCTATTTGTACTAAAACCCCAAATTTGACTTTTCTATCTTTCATATCTTTTCCAAATGCTTGTTCAGATTCATGGGCTTCGGTTCCCACTATTGGATCTGGAATTTCATACCACGGTGCTACCTTTACAATCTTTCCTGATACTTTATGCTTCCATTGTGTTGCTATTTTAGGATTGGGTTGTTTGATTTTATTCATTTCTTTTCTTGCTCTTTCATTTTTTCCTTTCACTTTGATTTCCAAAACACTTTCGCTTCTTTATTAGCTTCATGCCATAATGATCCACTTTTTAAATAATCCTTTTGACGATAACCTTTCCAAATTTTATCACGAATCTTTTTAGGCAATATCATCCAGTGATAATAACATGCATAATTATCAATTGGTTTTTTCCTAAAGCATCTAGAATGAGGACAATATACTCCAAATTTTAATTTTTGTTTCATAAAAAAACACCTCCAAACACATTATTGCAATAACCCACAATCCTAATGTAGTCAAAAATCCAAAACCAAAAAAAAGTCCAAATTCATATCCATTTTCAATCTTCATTTATATTGATTTCCTTTATTTTATAGGTAGGGCACATGTGATAACAAAATCAAGATCTTTCCAAATATGACAAACCTTATTCTTAATTTTACAAGTTTCTACAATCACATGTGATTTTACAACTTCAGTTTTACAAACCCAATCAAAAACTACATCTTGTTTAATATCACCTGCAAGAACACAATAACAAACTGCGGATGATCTCTTAAGTTCAAGCTGTGTTTTACCTGTAGAGATATCAACAACATTATTGATACCTGTACTAGAACGAATAGCTGGTGTACCCAATTGGAAAATAATACTTGCGGCTATTAATAATTGTTTCATAAAATTAACCTACTTTTTCTTTCTTAATGAACATAATTAGATTGAGAACTGGTTTTTTTCTTAGCAATAACTAACATCTTTGATGCCAATTTTTTCTCAATCCTTTTCTTAAGCACACCTTTATAATCTAAATGACCACCTGGATTAAATATTCTAATCAATTCAGATAAACAATTTAAATCTAAACGTTGATCATTATCCAAACGTAAATAAGTAACAACATTTTGATTGGTGCTTTTAGAAAATAATTTTAATTTATTACGTTTTCTATTAATAAAAGCAACATGCTCACCTTGATCCAATCGTTTCAAATTTACATTTGATTTGGAAGCAAGTTTAACCAATCCATCATGTTGGCCTCGTAAATCAGTATTAAAAAATACTCTTAATATTTTATTCATTTATAATTCCTTTTCTATAATCTTTCTAATGCAGCTACTACTTCGTCTGGTGAACCAACCAAAGCAATTAATCTTTTATTAGAAACATTTTTTACCTTTTTTATCTTCTTTTTAGTTGGGTTACCAGCATTATAAGTAATTACTTTTGGAATTTGATTAGTTTTCCAATCATAATACATAGAAGGGTGAATATTATATTTTTTACAAGCATCACCAATACTCGTTCCAGTATTACGAAGATTAGTAATCTTATTAACAAGATCTTCCTTTTGTTCAATTGTTCTTCTAGTGAATTTTTTTATTTTCATTTTCAATTTCTCCTTTTTATTTTTTTAAAACCGAATTAACTAAATCTTGATTTGTTGGATATTTATTTATCCATGATTGATAATCGTATGTTGGTTCACCATGTATAATTTGCCATTGGTTATCTCCTTTATGTTTAATATTTAATTTGACCATTCGGCCTTGAACATAATCTAAATTCAATCCAAACTTATCAATATTAAAATCTTTATTAGTAAAAACACGATTTGTATAATGCAAAAATCCCATACCCATAGGTTTTGACGCATTTACTGCATTAGCAGCAATTTGTTTCACTTGTTCTTCAGTAGCTTTAAATATCATTTTCATTTTCTCCTTTTTAATTTTACTTTGCATAAAATATAACATAAGTATTAACATCTTTTTCAAGCATCTTTTTTATTTTTGTAATTCGCATAAATGCAAAATAATCAGCTAATAATTCTGCTTCAATTTCATTACATTTATATTCTTTCAAAAATTCTATAAAACTCATTGTTTCTCCTTAAAAACATGAAAAACTAAATCACCATCTGCCAATTGAAAAGTTCCAATGTATTTCTTATGTTCATCATCATGAACATTGTGTCCAGTTCCATAAACATAAAATCTATGCGTAACTTTTACAACTGATTCAGTATCAACCAATGCCCACAAACATAATTTACCTCTTTGCACCTGAACAGTTAAAATTTCTGCATCAATTGGTAATTCAATTTGTTGTTCACCCCCTATTTGTAATTTATATTTATAAACACTTTTCATTTTTTCTCTCTGTCTGTGAATCTCACCAATTTAGGTTTAACAAAAACTATCTGGCCATTTTCTTTTTCAATAACTGCATATGTAGATTGTTCAGAAATTTCACCAATTTTTCGTCCTTCATGCGACCAACAATGAAACCAACCACTATAATCTATCTTCACTCCTGATGGGTTAGTCTCAACATCATGTTCAGTAGTGTTTCGATCGTAAATTTCAACTGGTCTTTGGCTTTCCATTATCATTTTTTTACCTCTTTCACATTGATCCAATCCCCACCGATTGCTGGATTATGATCAAATATATCTATCTCTCTCACCCAACCCTTCCTTGGCTCTTTTTCGATTACCCACAAATTAGATGTAATTTCATCAGGCCCAAGATTGAGCCGTTTGCCTTGTAGGTCGAAGAAATATTCATCCCCAAGTTTGTAACCACGTATCCAACACATTCCACTATTAAGGATTGTGTAGTTTTTACCGCTCTGGATAACTTCATCGATTTTCATCCATTCACCTTCTCTATTGCTTCATTAATTAAATTATAAAAGTAGTGCCAATTTTTAGCGTGGTCATTTTTCTGGCAAAGAATAGCGGCCCTTTTCATGCCTCGGAGTTCAGCTTGATCTAAAGCCGATTTAATATCTGCTTCTTGATCATCAAAAAGTGATCCGTCATCTGTTTTATCTTCTAATCTATCTTCTAAATGGCCTACTAACTCAGTGGCTCGTACAAGATTACTCATTATTTTATTTGTCATTCTGGTTCTCCTGCTCCATTTGCTTTTCAATTTTTTTTATTTTTACTAAAGCCACATTCATGCAACTTGCTACTTCAACAGGTTTCCCATTTTGACCAGTAAAATGATATTTTCCTTCCCCACGAACTATCTTCATCACATCTTTCTGGTTCTCTAATAAAATTTCTATCACCTGATTGGCTCTTTCAATGGTTACATCCCTTTTCAGCATCTCATCAACTATTTTTTTCTCCTTTATCCGATCCAAAATTATTTTTGCCAATGCACTATTAGGACATGACATTCTTAACCAAGATGGCTGAAAATTTTTAGTTCCATAATAAAGTTCCTCAATTCGATAACCATTATTCGTTTTCACAATGCGATAGCTGTCACTTAATTGGAGTACTACTTCAAACCATTGCTTACTCATTTTTCTGACTTTCCTTTTGCTTCATCCATCAAAGCTAAAACATCTTTTGATGAATCATTTTCTGTTTCATACATACAATAAATATTTGCGTCTGGTAACATCTTCGCAATATTCTTTTTATCTTGGTCAGTCAAAATCAAAATTAGAGGTTGGTCTTGCGGAGTAATCATTTTCCTATTAACATAAAATTTCATTCTGGTTTTTCTCCTAAACCAAATAACGCCCCTTTAGCCAAACCTAATGCTTGCCATACATTGGCGTCATTTGTAGTTTTTATCCCATTTTTTAGATTCCAAACAATCTCATTGAGCAACTTGATATATTGGTGCCGTTTCATTGCAACGTCATCCATTTGATCAATACAAGACCAAATTCCCTCTAACGCTTCTGTAGTTGGGCCTTTTTTCTTTTTCATTTTTCTATACCATAAATTCCACGTCCGGCCCTGGCCATGTTTCTTCCAGATTCAAACGCTTCCTTGATTGTAGGTGTACGATCACCGAATATCGGATGTTTCACATTGAACAACTTTCGCATCCCTGTTCCTGTCTTTGGATTAAAATAGCCTGTCATGTAACCAATATTATCTTTAAAATGTTGCCCACATTTTTCACCAGTTTCCATAAATTTATCTGCTTCCTTTTGATCACCACATTCGTAAACGGCTTCCATCACTTCTATGACATCACCCATTGTTCCCAATGTTTTATTTTTCCAAACAAACTTCATTTTATTTCCTCAATCTATAATCCGGCCACATCCCCCACACACTTTCAAATCTGGATTACGATAATGTGGAGCCAGTTCTTTATGTTGACAACCATTATTAATTTTCTTCAACATCTTCGAATATTCATAGTCTTCAAATTTAAAGTCTGGGACCTTATTAAGTTTCTTTTTTTTATTTAATTGCTCAAACATATGCTTTTCACATACCAGTGGTGGTCCAAAACTATTCTGACTATGGGTAAGTAATTCACACTTAGGACAACTGGCAATTTCAGCGGCTACTCTTTTCTCTAATTCACCATAATCAAAATGAATATGTTGATTAATTTTTTTCTTACTGAAAAAATTTTTCAACCAATTGGTCAGCTTTTTCATAACTATTTTTTAAAAAAATTAAAAATCCAAGCCGCACCACTCACCCATTGACCCATGCTCATCTTCTGATTATTTAATGGAATTGAATCGCCACAAATTGCACATGGGTAAGGATCTTTTCCAGATGATCCACCTTTCTCGTAATCCATGTGACTTGTAAATAAATGCCCAATCCAACCGAATATAAATATCATTTTATTTCCTTTCGTTTATTCATCTGAGTTCACCTTTATGTTAACTGTCATCTATGTTGAACTTTTCTTTCAGCCCATTTATAACTTCTTCAAGATTACTCATTGAAGTCTTAGCAACTAGCATTATTTTTTCATACTCAGTCCCAATTAAATCCTTAAGATATCCATTTTCTAATGCATACCATGGCCCCTCAGCGTCCCACTTGTAACAAATTATTTCTGCTTGTTCTTTTGTTAACTTTTTCATTTTTTCTCTTTATTTTTATTGATAAATTCCCAAACTTCTTTCTTTGGAGCAACAGTCGATAATATTGATGCTGACAATGCATTATGAATTTCATGGCTTACATTTTGTTCTTTCAGAAACTTCCACGTTACTTCAGAAAAATACTCTTTAGCATCATCCCAACCTTTTTCGTAATCAGCCAATAACTTTCGCAATGTTAGATTTGGAACAGCAGTGGACTTCATAACCCCCAATTGCATATCCTTAAACAATTTCCGTTTTTCATCGCCAGTCAAAATAATATTTTTATTATCAGTCATTTTTTATCTCCTGCGTTTTATAATTTCTTTGGCTTTTTCTAACCGATCCGTTTGTTCTCTTTTCTAAAAACTTCATAAAATCTAAAATACGTAGATAATCGTTTAGATCAAATTCTGGAGTAGATTTTTTCCCAATAGGAATGTACTCATTCGCCAGTTTAATCAATCGACTAAATCGTATTGATTTGTTTTTAAAACGAATACGAATTTTTTTAGTCATCGCGCACCTCTTTTAAATAACTTTACTTTACATTACTTCACAAAACTACACTCTACATTACAAAACCTGACAGCACTTTCTTCACTTTACAAAACAGCACAGAACAGCACGCTACTACACTCCACGATACTTCACTTTCTTTACTTTACAAAACAGCACAAGACTTCACAGCACACAACGTAACAATACGCTACTTTCTTTACTTCACAATACTCTACGAGACATGACTCAACGATACACTACTCTACTTTCTTTACTTCACTTTACTGAACCGGACGCTACGATACGAAACATGACGTTACTTTCTTTACTTCACCCCACATCACAAAACAACACATCACTTGACAATACTTTCATTACTTTACTTCACAATACTACACACTACTTCACATTATTTCACTTTCATTACTTTACAAAACAGAACCAAACTATACACAACTACACAACACAATAAATTTTTAACATTTTAAATTCTTTTTCTCCTTCCATCGAATTACTTGAAATTGACCAAAATAACCACCTTTATTAACTCGAAAAGATCCTAATCCTGATCGTCTACCAGCATCTTCTAAAATCTGTAATGCAATTTCAGGTTCTAAAATTGAATCGTCTACTTGTACATCAAATTGAATATTCCATTTTTCAAATCTAGGTCTACAAACTATAACTGCACCAGCTTTATAATTTGTTGCTTTTCTAATATCAACTTCAAATTTCTTAATTGGTTTCTTTTTCTTATCAATTAATGTAGCTGATTCACCAATTGGTCTAAATACTCCACCAGCAACTGCTTTGATACTTTTTCTACCAGAATTTTTTTGTTTATAATCAGAAGCAACATGGTTAAACGCGCCTGAAACATAACCCAATGGAATACAAAAACTACCATCAGTATTTTTATAAACATGTTTCTCAGCAATTTGTCTTGGTGTTAATTCTTCTTTAATTTTTTTCTTACCAGACTTAGCACCAAGTAATTTAAACTTGTCTTCATCACTCATCTTATGATGTAAAAGCGGTGTGGTTCCTTCTAAATTTACATTATACATTTTCATTTTCAATTTCTCCTTTTCCAAGTTTTAATTTAAATAATCGTCTGTATACATTATCTAACGCAACCATCGGGTCTTTATTAAATATATTAGCAATGATCAATGCTAATTCAACCAATTGCCATCTATTATTAATATGAAATTGATTAAACAAGCCATTCTTCCCAGTTGCATCATAAATTTGATTAATTGTTTTCAAACTATACGGATACTTTTCAAGCAATTTAATACGATAATCAATTTGGGGGGGCTTCTTACTGAAAAATTTTTTCAACCAATTAATCATACTTCCACACCAAGTTTAATTTTATAAATTCCCCAAAGTCCCAATCGAAACGCAAGTTCTTCTTTTACCGGCCTTCCGCCATTGCAAATGATTTTTCCTTCCCACGCTTTAATGCCGGCCAAAATTGATTGCAACGTGGGTTCAGTTACCTTTTGTCCCATATAATATTTCAAATCAGGTAAATAATCATCCATAACCTTTTCACAAATTTCTAAAACTTTGGGTTTGTCTTCCGGTGGAAATATTTCAAACATAGGAATCCATTCACGATTGTTAAGATTCCAGACTAACGGGAATTCCAAACCGCAATGAATATCTGAACGGATCTGGTCTGACGGACCAACAATCCAACTGCCTGTCCGTTTCACAAAATCGGTCAACATGATTTCAGCAGTCATCCAATTCGGAAACAAATTCGTCACTGAAACACCTATGTTTTCAATCCAATCAATTGGCCGATTGTCTGCTGGTGTTTGTTTTATATCAAAAATAATAGGTTTCATTTCTTTTCCTGCATCATCCTTTTTATCAATATCTTTTTTTCTAAATCTATTTGATTAATTATAGCTGAGGCGTCCAAAGTCGGGAGAACTGGCAATTTTATCGCAATTACCCTTTTCTCTAATTCACCATAATCAAAATGAATATATTGGTCATTAATCTTTTTCTTTCTGAAAATTTTTTTCAACCAATTCATATCAATCTTCCCAACATAATTAAAATCATCACAATTCCCCATATAATAAAAACCCATCTCGGCGGTAAAACATCAGTGATTGATGGTAATGGTGGAGGTGGGTCTGTATTGATTGTCCCATCATCATTAAATATACGTCTGGTGTCTTCACATCGTTTAACCATTATTTTTTTAACCTATTTCTTTCATAAAATTGCTCCATATCCAACAGCCCAATCATTCTTATCAACATGATACATTTTTTGTACTGACTTAAAATAGAAACCTTTTTCATCTTTTCGCAAAACTAATACAGAAATATTATTCACTTGTGCCTGTTTAATTTCACAAAAACAACCTTTACCAATATGTTTTCTATATTCAGATACAACAACTAATTTTGATTTCTTAACTCTATCGAGATAAGGCTGAATTCTTCCTTTTTCTCCCATATCACGATTAGGGCATATAACCTTCTTAAAGATCTTTTCCAAAAAAACCAGCTCTTGTTTTTCTCTTTTTGTTCCATAAATCTTTTTGCTATGCGCATAATAAACCATATAATCCTCTATAGGTTCTAAATTAGAATTAACTGAAGATTCTAATCTTTTCAATTCAATGTCTGTCAATCCATTAATTTCATCAGATATAGGTTCTAAATAAGCAATTGTATCCATAATTTGTTTTTTAGTAAGCAATTTACAAATACATCTATGTTTACAAATTTCTCCACCACAATTTTTAATTGAATTGTTATATTCAGAATAGCATCTTGGTAAATTAGATAGTTTCTTACTGAAAAAATTTTGGAAAAAATTTTTAAGTGACAATTGGTTCTCCTGTTTGGCCCAATTCGTGCCAATTTCAATTAAATTGTTTCAATTTGATTGATATTACATTGTATTATGTCTTGTCAAGTAAATGGTGCGAATTTACAGTGTTTCCTTGCCCACTATCAAAACCTTAGACAATCCTCAACTTGGGCATACCGGGGGGGTGCCATACTATTGTAATCATTGAATAATATAGTTCAACTACATTAGTTACAATAAGCCCTTTAAAAAAACGTGTTAGTTCAATAAGTTATCCTGTCTAAAGTTTAGACACCCTGCTGGACTGCTGATCTCGTAATGATATCAAATAGATATTCAATATGCGTATTGAATATTCAATTCAAAACATAGTCTATGAGCTACAATATAATGCGCCATAATATACTGTAACACAATGTAATATATGGACTAATACCTAATCCTTAATTACATCAACCCAATCGAACCGCTGTATTGACATTGGATAAAATCAAACTAACTACTGATGCCCGTCCGTGTCCACTACAGGGCATAGTTTCCGGGTATACCTATAAGCGGTAGTGCTGAGTCACGGTATGATAGGGCTATTGCAGTCTGAGTCTGGTCGAATTCAAATTGAATCAAATTACTTTATATTGTGTCAATTTAAACATGTGTCCTCAGCGACACAATAAGAGAGAGAAATCGATGTCTCTTTACAGCGCTTGGTAAGGATTATCGGGCCCATTGTTCAATTATCAAGTCTATTGTTTAAGTATGTATATGTATATACCATAGGTATTGCATGTATATGTATATACATCTAGGAATTAACAGTCCTATAGTCTGATACCAATTGACTTCTTAACATGCCTTACAATCGATCCTTATAGGGTCTATACTGTATTCTATTACACTGTATTATCTAATTTAGATTGTCTTAATTGTTTGTTTTTATTGGATTATCTGTATAACACTGTTATACACTTGATTAGTATTTAGATCATTAATTAGATTGTCTTAATTGAATTGCTTATAGTTTAGATACCATTCAATTGTATTGATTAATCTATTATTTAAAATCTTATTATGCTTTATTATCTAATAGTCCTACACTATTAGTAATATTAAATAACTATGTATTTTTAGCTGTATAAATAGCTAAATATCAGTAATTAGCTAAGTTAGTAGCTATTTGTTATTGATCTATTATTTAAAATAGCCCGGATCAATTATAAATTGCTTAGATTTAACAACTTGATCTAAAAATAACTTAGCATTGTTAATCATAGTGAGTGTAGTATTATGTTTACAATTAGTAGTTCCGTTTGTTTCATTACATTGGTAACATGGAGTAAATCCGAAATGTATTGCTAAACTTGGCCAGTTCCAATCTGTTTGAACTAGTTTACCTCTACCGTCTAAATGTCTGATTGTATAACACCCGAAATATTCGAATTCTAATGAGATAAGATTGGATTGACTTTTTTTGATTTCTTTTTGTCTTAATAGTCGTTTTATTAATTGTCTTAATTGTGAATATTTCATTATTATTAATCAATTGATTCAAATGTTACATAAATATATCTATATGCACCGTCGTCCGAATCAATATCGTTCAATTCATTGAATTGTTTTTGTGTTATATCATTCCCATCATTATCGTAATATCCTGTAATAAGTTCATATCCATTATCTAATTCAGTTAAGTCTGATTTTTTACATTTGTAATTTTTTAATATCCATTTTTTACACTTTTTAAAGGCGTCGTCAATATCAGTAACTTGAATATCATTATCATCAATATAATATCCATTATTAAATCCCATTATAGAATCACAATCGTGTCCGTAATATCGTCTAATTTTTTTCACTGTTTACCCTTTCCTTTGTTTCGATTAGTTCAATTAGTTTTATTGCAAGTTCGCCGATTTCTTTTAGCTCTGGGTTATCAAGCGATGCCAACTCTTTGGCGTCCTTTATTGACAACCCATTTTTTATTGACTCAAGTGCATATGATTTTTTCATGATTCACCCCTTTAAGATTAATTGTCGGATAAATCTAATTTCATCCGGGTATGATTGACCGGCGCAATATTCAACGGTCTGTTTATTTATAAAGACGCGTTGATATATACCATAATTTGGCATTAATGATGTTAAAGACAGTCGGCGCTCTAGTCTGTCCTTTGTGTCTTGTCGGCACCCTTTGCCTAGTAGGTCGATCAACCAATAAATTTGTTCACTACTTAGGTCGATCTTTTTACTTACGTAATGGTCAAGCGTTTTTTGTTTTTTCATTATGTACCTCTCTTTTCATTTAAATTAATTAAAAACACATTATTATATCGATCGACTGAAAAGAGACCAGGAAAATAACCGTTTTTTTCCATCCAATTATTAACTAATTTATTCCTTTTTGATTTATTGGTATATTCACTATGATCAATTATAAATTCTTGTGAATCTTCATCGTATATATTCCCATCATGATCTAAAATTAAATTAAAGCCCTCGTTTTTCATAATTGCATCATTCTTAATATCAATATTTATAAAATGGTGTTCATTTAGATATTGTTCTAAGTATTCTATTACTTCATTGTTATCCTTATAATCATCAAAATCGAATCTATTCCATCTATATATTCCATCATCAATACCGAATTCCTTTGAATCTTCTAATTCTTTTATAGCAGTCTGTAATTTAGTATCTTTTTCAAATATTTTTGAATATTCCTCAAGTAATTGTGACTCGACTTGACTCACTACTTGATTCATTTCAAGCCTATGTTTTTCTAATGATTTAATTTTAATTCTCAACTCATTCATTTTTTTATTATCCATTTTTATCACCTATGCCCTTTCAATTATATTGATTTATTATTAGAACCAATAAAATGATTAATAAGTTAAATCCATTTATTAGATCAATTTTTAAACTTTGCATTATAATACTCCATCATTTAAAGCTAACTGTAATTTATATCGTCTATATGATTCCCTATATAATTCTAAATATCTCTTTTTTTCATTTTCATTAGGAGTCACTTGAGATCGTCTATATAGCTCGTTACATGACTTTTTAAATCTTTCAATTATCTGTTTTTGCTTTTCATTATTCATTTTAATACCCGTTTCCTTTCATTTCATTCAATATCTAAACATTGTAATTGCAACGAGCATGCCAGTTTTGTATAACAGTGTTATACACATAATCATTGGATATTTTGTATAACAGTGCTATACATGATTGATTAAAATGACAAAAATTGTAATGGTGTATAACACTGTTATACAATATCGAGCACTTATAAACTGTCAAACTTTTAGACAGTGTATAATACTTAGACACTATAACACGTTGTAATAACAAGTGTTTTTCCCGGCCTGAATAGCACAATAGTTTAAACACTACATGAAAGTTAATCATACTTAGAACGCCTAACTTTCAAGCCAAAAACAGATAATCGTAATTTAATGTCTGTTATCTGCAATTGTAAATCTTCAAGTAAATCTATACTCGGTTCCCTCACATAAATTGAATTACGCAAACGTAAACGTATTGCTTTTAAATTTTCTTTTAATCTTTCAATTTGTAATTGTTTTTCTGATTCACTCATATCACTCCTCACTTTCAGACTTAATTTTAGATATTAATTTTTCAAATGGTTTTTGAGCGCATGAACATGATTTTAAACTACCTTGCACTATAGTTAATTGATTAAACATAAAATCACAAAAATTTGCCTCAATAATTCTAATCATATCAACTGAACATTCAATATTATTATCATCGGCATCACATTTAATATGAATTAACATCTGTTTCAAAGTTTTTGAGGTTCCTCTAGGCTTATTCATAATTTATTCCTTTCCTTTATTTTTCTTTTCTAAAAATTCCAAATAAGGAATTCTCTTTTCTTTTTCTGACAAATAAACAGCAGAACATAAAATTGTTTTAATAGCATGTTTTTGATCCAAGCCCGAATCAATTGCTTCGTAACCTAATAACTGAATGTGTTTCAATGCATTTCTAAAATCCTTTTTTTTCTGTGCTCGACTTTTTAAATCGCCTGAAAAATTCGAATCAAGATTTTTAAATAGATCAATTGCATTCAATCCATTTTTAACATCTGAAAAAGGCTTATCATCAATTACGGAATGTAATTTAATATTATTGTAACTAGTTACTTCGCCGCATTGAGGGCAAGCCGACCGCATCTCAAATCGAATCACTCGACCGAAAAATGGCAAGTAGGCCGTCTTAAAAGGTTTTATCTTAAAAGCATAAAAGAAAAAATCAGCTATAAAATTGATAAGCGGTCTAAAAATTTTCATTTTCTTTTTCCTTTAATTTTAAATAATTTTTTAATTCCCTCAATTATAATTTGTACAATTTCATAATTATTAGTACTTGCTACACATTCATCATTTACCATTATATGAAATCTTTCTTGATGATAAATAGGATCATCTTTTCTATCAATTATTTCAATTTTCATTTTACACCTCTTTTTTCATTTTCAAACTACCTTTTAAAAATTGGGTGCCGGTACAAAGGTAGTTTGAAAACCGGCACCCTTGATTAATTGAAATTGCAATTACAACTAATCAAAACTTAATCGACATCACCTGTTATAGTGAAAGATTTAATCGCTGTATTCGGTATCGCTAAGTGCCAATCTTTCAAAATTAAATCAGCATGTTCACGCCCACTATGACTAATTTTACCTTTCACATAATTCTTTTTTTGAATACCATATTGCGCTTTATTCGGCCTATTAGGTCCGGCTTGTAAAGTCATAGGTCTGAATTCCGGCAACCAACGCCTATCATGTTTTGGCGTTTTATCAGCTTTTAATTCTTGTGTGTGTTTAATTGGAATAAAAAACCATTCGCCTTGACGTTTTATTTTTAAGCCTTTCATTTCTGCTTTTCTCACTTCTTTAGGCTTAAGCGATGCATATGCTGCTTTAATAGAACTAACCATAACTGGTAACTCGACTAAAAACGCATTGAATACATTATGTTTAATTTCACGCCTATCAATATCGAATAAGAAATATTTTTTATTAACTTTAAATAAACTTGCACCCGTGTAATGTGTTTCAAGAATTCGATATTTAGTTTTATTTTCTTTTCGATCATAATATTCCTCTTTTCGCTTTACTATTTCATTAGGACCGCGTTCTAAAATCTCAATATCATCCAATTTTAAGCCGGCTTCATGAAAAACATTAAAAGGCAACATTGGAATAAGATTCGATAACCTTGCTTGAATCTCAGTTTGCTCATTATTATCCTTTTCATGACCAAAACAAACAGTTCGACCAATCAAAGACAATACTGAACTATTAGCCAAAAAGAATGAATTATTATTAAGTTTGATTTTTTGTGCGATTAGATCAGACCTTAAAACCCTGACCTTAAGTGAATGGACACAATGAGGATTATCTAATTTTTCTTGTAATTCTTGCAAGGTAAAATCACATACTACAATATAATTCTTTTTAACAGCCTTGATTAATTTTCTTAAATCAGCCTTGTTACTCCTATCATTTTTTGAATTCAAACGAAGTGAATCAGTAATAACCGTTTTATAAAACAATTTTTGATTTTCAATAAAATATCGACCGAATTTTTTATTAGTTTCATCTTTCAAAAACGCTTGAATTACTTTATCAATATCATCCTTTGGTTTTTTAAATTTAAATTTAAGTTTTTTAAATTTAGAATCCATTAATTTTGACATGCCATCTGATAATTTTTCACTTTTCATTTTCTTTCCCTTTCTTTTATAAATCGAATTCAACGCCAGTTTTCATTAATTTAGTTGAATTTCTGGCGACTCGATTTGTTTTTTCTCTTTTCTTTTTCTCATAACCTTTATTATCTAAATCATTTTTAATCGCTTCTTTTTTTAATTCTTTCATTTGTAATTTAGTGAATACAGCACCTAAAGCGCGATATTCTTTTATTGTTTTTTTCAATTCTTTGATTTGATTTTTTCTGTTTTTGATTAATTTTTTTTGCGCATTTTTTCGGCCTAATTGCAATTCAATATGAAAAATTGATTCATATAAGGATTTTAAAGCCGAATGTTCAAAATCATTCAAACTTTGACGTATACAAACAATATGATCAATTTTGATTTTTAATTGTTTTAATAAACTACGCATTGCTGATTGATGCCCACTAGTAGATGGAGAATAAGAATAATCATTAAATACGACTTTTCCTTTGATTTTCTTAACAAAAACCCACCAATTATAAGAATCAGCCTGACATATCTCTGGATTGAAAGTACAATTACCCGTACTTATTTTCCAAATGTTAGCCATTTTATAATATTTTAAACTTCCACAAACTCCATATCCATAACTCATAAAAATTCTCCTTATTATATGAGGCCAGATTTATTGTCTGGCCTCACTTAATTTCTTTTCTCATGTTAATCTTTCTTTTTTAGATTGATTAACTACCTTTGTTGATAAATTGTAATTGCAACGAGCATGCCAGTTTTGTATAACAGTGTTATACACGTAATTACTGAATATTTTGTATAACACTGTTATACACGATTAGTTAAAATGACAAAAATTTGTATTAAACATTATCAGACAATGTAATATCAACCACTTATAAACTGTTAAACTTTTAAACAGTGTAAAATCCTTAAACACTAAATTATGAATTCATATAATAGCTATTATTCAAATTATTAAAATCATTACATTTAAAATTATTTTAATATAAAATAGTTTAATTAAACTGGCATTTTGTTTGCATATATAAAGACTGGAATAGCGACTCTGCTATTCAAATTAAAGGTAGTTAAAAACAAAGGTAGTTTTATACGTATTGAATTGCAATTCAATTGAATTCAGTGCATATAAGATAGTATTGTACTATGTCTGAAATGACATATGTCAATTTTGATTCGATTAGTTTAGTTGAATCTGTGTCAAAAAAGACACAGGGGGAGAGGGGGGTAATATTCAAAAACGTTCAATTTTTCCTCTATATCTACACTCCAGTAAACCAGGTGGACTGGACGACGAATCAAATCCAGTTTCAATTTTTTTTTGAGAAATCAAAAAGAATAAATTTAAAATTATTTTTAAAATAAATCTAAAATCATTTTATCATTCAATTCATTTATTTCTTGCATCAATTTTTTCACAATCTTTTTCTTTTTCCTTGGGAAATCTTGCCAATCTTTTTTTATAAACTTTTCTAAAGGAATAGTTGTAGTATAAGTCCGAATTGGAACACAAACACCCATTAAAGAATCCACTTTAATTTTAAAATTATCTTCTTTGGGAAGTGATGGGAATTTTAATTTTAAATTTAAATCAAACATAACTCAATTATTTCTATAAAAAAATCTTAATTTCAAAACTGCTGAATCACTCACTGCACAAAACTCGACTTCCTAAAATCTCCTAAAAATTCAAATCCAGAATAATTATTTTCAAAATTTAAATCAAATAAATAATCAATTACTTCAACTCCATAACCTTTAATTAAAATTTGTCGTGGTGTATGAAATAAAAAATGAGGATTGTTAGTTCGCATCCAAATTAATGCTAAATCTTTATCATCAAAAAGTTCTGTTGCAAGATCAATAATCTTCGCATGTTGTTTAAAAATATCCATATCTTTCTACTTTTCATCGGTTAAAAACCTAATATCATTAATTGTAAAACTACTTGGTCCCGCTTCAATAATGATATCACCTTTTTCATTTCTTATCTTGTTCATTATTAAACGACCCAAATTAATTTTACTTAAACCTGATGAAGTTTGAAAAACCATTTTTACATTAGGATGAGTTAAAAATCTTTGTAAAACATTCTTATTTGGTAATGAATAAACTTTATTTAATCCTGAATTTCCTACTGAAATAATTACAAATTCTGGTGCTGTCCAATTTAAAAGATATGAACTATTACTTGTATTTGAACCATGATGATTTGCATGAAGTACATCAATATCACCCACAACTTTTGCGAATAATCTTTCAACATTAGGAGTTTGATTTCCACCACCAGTAGTATCCCCCCCAATTAAATAATCAAAAGTGCCATAACCTATTTTTAAAACAATTGAAGTAGCATTTTTATTCTAAAGTTCTCCTTTTTTAAAAAGATCAATTTGTTTTCCACCTAAAATTTTTCCATTAACTGAAATGATTGTAAACTTGACATTATCATTTGAAACAATTTCTCCAATGCCCAATTTAGGTATAACGCGTTGTCTTTTTAATGCAGCTCGTCGATATTTATTTGAAAGCCCATTTTCTTTAATAGGCTTCTTCATAGAACCATCACCAGGATCAAGCACACGGCCTATTTTAAAGCGTCTGAAGACGTCAGGTAGCCCACCTATATGATCACCATCGAAATGTGTCGCTATCACGTAATCTAGCTTTTTGAGTTTATAACAATGACGCAGAGTAGGAATGACTTTACTTCTACCCATTTTAGGTAAACCCGCATCAATCAAAATAGAAGTACCACTTGGTGTTCTGACAAATGTAGCATCACCTTGACCCACATTAATGTGATGAATAATTAATTTTTGTTCCCAACCTGGTGGTGGGCATTTGTAATCAGTTGAAGAAAAAGGGCCAGCTATAGCTAAAGCAATAAGAAGTTTTTCTAACATGTCTTTTTTCCTATATCGATTTCAAATTTATCAAACCATTCTGAAAGTAACCATGCTACTGCTGCCGTTTTATGTTCATGTTTTGGCGAATAACTACCCATAATAGATTTAATCGCTCTTATTGCTTTAGTCTTATCTACACCATCTTTCGGGATACAAGTTTTTAAATTACCGCCTGTGTAAAACCAAACACGAAAAGTATGGTGCCATTCTGTATCAGCATTAGAATCTTTAAATTCTTTAGGAATCTTTTCTAAAGGTGGGATATTTTTAGCGGTTGGAAAAGCAATTTCAGCATCACTAACTTCAAAGATTGGATACATTAAAACTCTCTTATCGGTTTAAGACACGGTCCGCCAGTTAATCGTGAACCTTGTTTTACTGCTCTTTTTTCTTTAACAATCCTAACTTGTGGTTCATCAATCCAACGTCCATCTTGGTATTTACCATTATGGTCTTTTTTAAATGCCAAATAAACCCTGGAACAACCATTCATATAAACCGAACGTGCTACAACAATACCTTGAAGATCAGAAACAGGATCATATACTTTTTGACCTAATTTCACTAATTGCTTTGATTTTTTAACTTTAATCAATTGTTTTTTATTTATAATTTTTATTTGAACCTCATCAATCATTACGGATTCAGGTATAGTATCATCTTTTTTCTTAGATGGTTGTACCTCAAGTCGAATACATCCATGAAGATATTGTGCGCGACAAATAGCCACACCTTCAACACCAGTTACAAGATCTTTTACAGTTTGTCCTATTTTAGTTTCCATTATTTTTCCTTTCGTTTGTTTGCATGAAATTTTGGAGCACAAGCTGAACATCTACAAGTTCCAGTTTTGACTGCCTGTTGAAAATGACCAATAAAATATTTAAATTCCATCGCATCACTTATACTAAGACCTAAAAATTTCGCCAATTCATCAACACTTTTCGTTGATAAAAGATCAAAAACTTTTCCACTTACTTCTTCTTGTGAATGGTAAACATTTCTTATTACTATTTCCATAATCACTCCTTAATTAAAATATGAAATCAAAAATAAAACACTAAATAAAATCCCTATAAAAAATAAAAGACGAAAAATTAATATTCCAAACTCATACCAATTCATCATAAAGTAAACCTAATATCAAAAATAACTCGATAATTATGTGGTACTAATTTTCTGATAGAATTAATTAATTCTTTAAAATCATTGTATTGACTAAGTAAAGCCGAATTAGAAAATAATTTCACATCTACTAAATCACTTTTAGTTGGGTTAATTCTAACAACTGATTGATCAATTAAATAATGTTCGCGGGAAATAATCTTTATAGTGCTTAACCATTGGTCTTCATTCATCTTGGTATCATCCTTTTAATTAATTGTTTATGTTTCATAATCTTATTTACAGATACTTCTTCTGGATGCTCAAATGATTCTTTCCAAAAAATTACTTTACAAAAAGGACACTGTTGTTTGAAATGCCCTCGCATTTTCACACGACCAGCTGTCCATGACTTAACTTGTTTCTTCCCTACTTTTTTTTCTAATTTAATAAGATCATCTTGATCTAATTTTTCCATAGTTGATTTTTTAGCAGGGCATTTATGAACAAAACTAGTATTAGAATTATCAATCTTATACTTAATCATTCTAACGATTGCTACTTTTTTCTTAATTCGTGTAACTTTATATTCAACATCATTAATAATAAATCTTTGTTTTACTTTTAATGGTTTTGAAAAATTTCTTAAAACACAATTTGTTTTTTCACGATCAAAAAAATCATAAAGAGTATATTTAATCATCTGACTGGCCCCTTAAATTGGTCTTCAGTACCTAATTTACTATTACGTGCAACTTGAGCATGAGTAATAATAGTTACAAGACATCCAGCAAATGTAAATCTTTCCCAATATTTAGGATTGATATGGAATCGATTTTTAAATAAAAACTCAACAGATTTTCTACATCTAGCCACAACTAATTCTACTTTCTTATCATCAGTTCCAAAAATTCCTGCATTTTGTAATTCCATTTTAACTCGTTTGGCCGTTAACTTCCAAGTTTGATCTAAGTCGCCTTTATGATCATAAGTTCGACCACATAAAACACACGATTTATTTCTATAAAGATCAAGCTTATCTTTATATTTAGCTAATATTACAAAAGCATCTTTCTGAGGATCTTTCATTCTAGTATGATAATCTTGAAAGCCTGGAACATGATCGGGATGCCAACCAACGCAATTGACACACCAATCAATACCAAATTTTTCTTCTTTATAACCAATCATTTTTCAATTTCTTTCTCAACTTCCAACCCATATGAGCACCAGCTAAATAAGCTGCATATGTTTTTTCACAGTAATATGTATGCTCAACATTCCCAATCCAATCTTTACTGTTTCTTTTCGCATATCGAACAGCAAGTCTTTTTATACTTTTCCAAAATTGGTCTTTCATTGTCAAAATCAACGCCATTTCCTTTTCACTTTCTTAATCTTCTTCCAAATCCATTTAAATATCGGAAACAGATTTATCTGAATCCGATTGTTTAATAGATTCTTTATCTTTTTCATTATTCAAACTTTCACCAAGTTCTTTTGTTTGTTTATCAACTTCTTGTCTTAAAGCAATTTGTGCCGCGAATTTCTTCGCATTAGCAGAAAACGTGCTTTCACTTAAGAAAATAAATTTAAGTTTACCATCTTTTCCTACCATCTCAATTGGAAAACTATATCCATGTTGCATTAAATTCATTGCCTTATTAGAGATCGTAACAAACATCCCATGTTTTCCAGATGGAATCATTTTTATTTCAGTGTTTGAAACTTCGACTTCGGTAGTCTTTTTCTCTGTTCTGGTAATTTTTTCTTGTTGTCTTCTTTGTTTTCTATTTGGTTTTTGTCGTTTGGTTCCCATACTCTATTTCCTTTACTTTCTTCAAATTCATATTTAGACATCCCTCTATCGTCTGGATGAATCTCTAATTCCATAGCTTCTAACCCTTTATCATTCTTCGTCAAGCTAAATTTAACTGATTGGCCCATTACAAGATTTTTATGACCTTTTCTCCATGGCTCAATGTTACTAAAATGAATATAAACATCATCTGAATTAGGATCATCAGGTTGTATAAAGCCATAATCTAACCCGAAAAATTTAACTATACCTGTAATCTTTGTTGTTTCAGTCATATTCTTTTTCCTACTTTATGATGGCCGCATACCCAGACTAGATCATGTTTTTGTGGATCAAATTTTTTATAATATTTAATAGCCGCTTCTACACACATAAAAGCAACAATTTTATCTTTAGTTCCTCTATAACTTTTAAATTTTTCTTTTTTAATTTTAATCATTGCCGTTGGATTTTTCATCCATACTTTATATGTTTTTAAAATTCTTCCATTTTCATGAACAATCAACATTTTTTTATCCATCATAAATAGGTCTATCATTTAGATAAATAGATTTCAAAGAATCATTTATATCTTTATAATTTAATTCCAGTAAATCATTTAACAAAAAAATAACTAATTCATCAAATTTAAAACAAATGGAAGATACCCCACAAAACTTAAATAATGTATTAAAAATATAAGACGGCACAATACAAAAAATTTCTTCATGATTTTTAGTAAAAATCAATATTGGAATTTTCTTTGCTTGATCAGCATCAGTAGCACATTGTACCCACCAACTTTCAATACCATCTTCTTTACGTATTCCTTTTAATAAATCAGTTAAATCCCATATTTCATTATTTTTACACTCAATACTAAAAGGAAACTCGACCATATGTTTTGGGTTTTTTGGAGAAACATCGCCTGTCTTTGCCCATCCTCCAGATGCTGGTGTTCGAGCAAAACATATACCAGTCCATTTAGAAAAAATCTGTGCGATTTTTCTTTCAAATCCAGAACCTTTCTGGCGAGCATTAATCCCTTTTTTGCGTTTTTTCTTTATTCTTTGCTCTTTGATAATATACTCCTAAATTATGAAACATCTTTTCAGTTTCTACCGCTGCAATTGGAGTAGCCAAATTTGCTACAGCCCCAACTGACATATCATCTAAAATTTCTCTCCCATATTCTTCATAAAAATCTTTAGCTATTTTTTCAGCAACTTTCTCTACAGCAAGTTCTTGAACTTGTTTTTTAAATTTATATTTTTTTATAAATTCTGGAACAGCAACACTTGAAATCTTATCTAAAACTAATCTCCAAATATCACTACTATGATTCCTAAGTTCTTGTTGACTTATTTCTGTTGATATTATTGTTTTATTATTCAAAAAATCATTGTCTTTTTTTATTTTCATATCCATATTGCCTTACTATAAGTTTTATATCGTTTCACTTTCAATATATTTGGAACAGACTCTTGAATATCTTTAAAATGAGAGATCCAAAAAATTTGTTCGAAACCCAATTTGTTTATCAAAGTCTTTGTAATAAGACCAATAAAATTATTTCGATTCACCGAATCAAAAGCTGTATCAGGCTCATCAAGGAATAAGACATTGAAATTTGAACCTGTTTGACGTTGTTGCAAACAAGTAATGGCGATGCGAGTCGCAATTGAGATGATAATTTTACCACCACCACTTTCCATATGAAAACCTTCTTCCTCACCATTTTCTAAAATTTTAAAGTTGATTTCTTCTTTACGTTTTTTTCGTCTATCTGCATCACATGATTTACATTCCTTAATTCGAGTACCGCGTGGGAATACCCATCCACATTGAATACACTTATCTTCAAAAGTTGATAATTCACGATCTGCCTGGAACTCAACCTGAAGTGGAGTGCCAAATTGTTCTAAAATATAATTGATTTCATCCTCAATTTCTTCAAAAGCATTTTCAATCTCTTGCGATGGGATACCATTTTTCCCAAACATAAAAGCAATATATTTCAACAAAGCAACTTTCTTTTGTGCTTTTGAAATCTTTTTGTTTAATGATTCAATTTTCTCTTTTAATTTTTCTTTTGAAGTTTTCGATTCTTCGGCTCTAACCAATAAAATAGTTGACTTGTTTAAATGAACATCGAAACTTTGAATTTTATTTTCTATTTCAAATGCTTCATGTTTATCAAAAATAAATAAACGGTTTTCATATTTATTTTTTTGTTGTTCTAAATCAGTGATTTTGTCTAACAACAATAATCGTTTTTGATAATTTTTTATTTGATATAATTTTGAATTATAACTAGTGAGTTTGATTTTTAAAAGCTTAACATCTTTTTTCAATTTTTTAATTTCGTCTTTCGATGTTTCAATACGATCACATGACTCTTTTAAAATGGGACAAAATCCGGTATGGCCATCTGTATCAGCCAATCTTTGTTGAATATTTAAAATTCTAATTGTTAGTTTAGAACATCTTAACCTTAATTTTTCTTCATCCTTTGGGCTCGCTTTAAAATAATCATTTGTTATTTTATTTTTCAAATCACCAATTTTGGCATTAATAATATCTATATTTGTATTCAAATTATTTGCTTCATTACTTGAAACTTTCAAATTTTTTAATTTTTTAATCCATTTATTTTTTTTGAATTGATAATTTTTAATGACTTTTTTTAATGATTCAATACTACCAACCGAAGATTTCAAACTATTCAATTGTTCTGCATAAGTCGATTTTTTTGTTTTATATAATTCTAACTTTTTTAATTTAACATTTAAATCATCAAGAACACTTCTCTCAAGTTTTTGCCAGTAATCATTCTTCAACCAACGCATCAAATATTCTTGCTTCTGTGCTGGTTTTAATTCCATGAATTGATTGATTTCAAATTGTTTGAAAAAACGAGTCAACACAAATTCATTTCGATTCATCCCAATCAAATCGTCAATAATCTGTTGGGCTTCTTTCTTTTTATCAACCCCATTGATTTCTAATAAACCTTTATTTTTAATATCTCGACCACGCAATATAGAATATTTCTTATCCCCCTCAATTAAAACTACTTTAACCCACATTTCAGATTGACCATGATGAATTAATTCAACCTCTTTAACAGCGCGTGAATCACCAGTTAAACAATATAGAATAGCTTCTGGAATAGTGGATTTTCCACCTTTATTTGATTTGTCTTTATTTTCTTCATACTCAGCAAGAATGCCAATAATATTCTTATCCCCAAATCTCTTTTTTAATTTGGGATAAAGCATAAAATTATGAAGTTCAAGACTTCCTATTTTCATTTTCTTCCTTTAACTTTTTTTCTAACTGATCAAGAGCTAAGACCCATTCCTTTGAGAAAAAAAGTTTACAAAATTTACAAAAATAAATATTGTGTTTCATTTTATTAATATCATTTTTCTCGCTACAATATGGGCACTTCATAATACCGACTCAATATATGATTCAACTAATTCAGAAATTCTAACAGCATTTTTAGGATTATGTTTCTTGATCCAAACTTTAACCGCCTTATTTGGAGATAATTTAATAGTTTGATGTCTATTTCTTTTAACTACCTTTCTCACAATTCGTGGTTTAATTGGTTTTAAATGATAACAATATTTTTTAAATTGATTCGAAATTTCTGATAAGTTTAAAATCTTATGGTCTGGAATTGTCAAATTCACTTTTAAAATGGATCTCTTTGAAATTTTTTTGCATAAAATTCGAATTTGTTTCTTTTCAAGTTTTGTTTTTGAACAATCAATATTAAATTCTTTTAATGGGCGACACCGAGTCGAAATCATTTTGATTCGATGACGACCTTCACCTAAATATTCTGGGATATTGATTTCACAAAAATATTTCTTTTTTTCTTTTTCCCCAAAATCAACAAAAATAGGCGAACCAATAATATGAATTCGATCAATCACCTGTTGTGTATGAATATGTGCTTGAATAATAATAGGTCTACTATGTTTAAATTCCGGGTTTAAAATGGGTTCTGGAAGATAGGCTTCTGATCGTTTCAACATAAATTGTTCTGTACCTGGAATAGCTTCTTTCACATTCAAATGGCTAAAAATGAAATGATTTGCATTTATTGAAATTGATTCTTGTATTCTTTTTGTTTTAGCATCAATATATTTTTGAACAGTTTTAAATTCATCTGGTATCTGATTGGTTGAAATATGTGGTAAAAAAGTAAAATAACAATTCCCAATTTCAGATTTAAAAATCCGTAAACATTTTATATCTGAAATCAGTTTTACTTTATAACCAGATTTTAATTCTTTTAAAAATTGAAGACAAGATATTTTTTCATTTGAAATCTTGTCATGATTACCATCAATAATCCAAATCTTAATACCATTCTTATTTAAAATATTTATAATCTTAAGAAATCGTTTTATTAAATAAGAACTCGGATTATTATTATGAAAAATATCCCCCCCAAAAATCACACCATCTGCTTTAATTGATACAGCATGATTAACTATATCAGTTACAATTGATATGATTTCATTCGTTCGGTCTAATTCATCTGTGAATAAACCGATATGAAAATCTGAACTAAATATGTATTTTTTCATTCTTATTTTCTATTTTCTTTAATGAAGAATGAAATTTGTACCCCTTTTTCCAACAAATCTCACACAATTTTCCATTTCGTAACAATATTTGATCACGAACAGATTTTGTATCTCGTTTTAATGGAAAATTTTTATTACAAATATAACAATTAAATGAATGTTTACTGACTAGATCCATCATTTTCACTTGTAATCCCATATTGCCCCCCAATTAAAATTTCAGGATATCTTTTAATTACCTTTTTCATAGATGATTTTTTAAATTTCTTATTTTTATATTTAAATGCATTAAACTTTTTAATCTTACATTTTTCAACTTTATTTTCATTAATCAAAAGTTCATATAATCCTGAATACGGCTCAACACCTTTTCTATAATTGATATCAACGGCTACTTTTTTAAATGGTGTAATATTTCGATTTTTAATCGTTTCCCATTTTGAAATCACACCTAAAACATTTTTATCTTTATCACGAATTTTTTTACCAAAATCGCCTCTCAATCTTAATGTACAATAATATTTAATAACATTTTCAGCATTAGAGGTTCTAGGATCTCCAAACATAACATTCATTTTCATTTTAGTCTGATTAATCATGACACAAGTCGCCTGCTTCTCATCCAAAAATGAAACAAACTCGCCCAGTTTTAAAGCAAGGATATTATTCTTCTTGGCGTGTATATAACCCTTCAAGCTTTTTTCGTCTTGAACAGTATCAAACTCCTTAATTGTCAAATTAGGAAGTAATGGCGGGTATGAATCTAACCCAATTAAAATTGGGCATTTTTTATTACTTTTTCTAACAGCTTTTATAAATTTTCTACTAAGATCAAAAAAAGTTTCAAGACTTTTATTTTTTGAATAAATAAATTTTTTATCACCAGTAATCCCGACTCTTGCTCCAAATTCAGGTTCATAAGCAATTTCTGGATCATTCAGTAATGCATAACCACCCATATTAAGAGTTTCAGAAATTAATTCATAAAGTAAATATGATTTACCACATTGACTATCGCCTTCTATTTGAGTAAATCGCCCACCTGGAACACCACCAGTTATATATTGAAGACCTTTATGAGCAAATGGAATATAATAGGGTGTCATATCCCCGGATTTTTCAGACATAACAGATATTGAAAAAAATTTTGTTAAATCGGAAACAATTGAATCAATTCCATTTTTTTTAGATTTCTTTGTGTGTTTCATTTTCTTTTTCATTGCATTGCCTTTCATCTTAATTTTTTTAACCAATAAGCCCATTCAGAAAAATTATAATAAAGAGTTTTAAAATTCAACTTAGCAAATTGTTTTTGAACTTCTTCATAGTCAATTTCTTTCTTATGTTCTTTCCTATATTGTTTTTTAATTTTTTTAATTTCATCTTTTGTAATCATTGCTCCAATTGAAATTAAATATTTATTCCTATCAAGAATTTCTTGTTCTTCTGATTTAATTGGTAGTTTTTTACCACTTCTTAAAACATCATTAATTAATTTTTTTGTCTTAACTGGGCCTAAACCTGGAATACCTTTTATATTGTCTGAAGAATCCCCAACAATTGATTTATATAATAAATAATATTTTAGAGGAAAACCAAGAATTTTATCAATATTTTTTCTATTTATAAGATGTTCACTATTAGAATTAAAAATTTGAACATCAGATGCTATCAATTGATAAAAATCCTGATCATTGGAAACAATAATCTTTTTACCATTTAATTTTTCACATAAAATTCCGATAATATCATCAGCTTCTATTCCTTGGGATGAAAGTTGTTTTACTGGAAGCATTGCAAATAATTCTTGGCATATTTTTCTTTGTCTATGTATTATTTTTCTTGATTTTTCATTTTTTTTTATATTTCGTTGTGCTTTATATTCAGGATAAATTTTTATTCTACGTTCACATTTACCCTGGTCCCAAACAACAACAGCTTTATCAGGATTAAATTTTTTAATTAAAGATTTAATCGTTCGCATTACGCCAAAAACCCCTGATGTAGATCGACCTTTTGAATCAGTTAATTTTGTAGCATAATGCGAACGACATAAGATATTATTTGCGTCCAGCAATAAATATTTCATTTACTTTTTCTTTTTAGATTTCTTTTTACCTTTGCCTTTTCTCTTAGGCTTCTTAACAATTTTCTTTTTTGACTTTTTGACAATTTTCTTTTTTGACTTTTTCTTTTTTTCTGTTTCATCGTCTTCGTCATCGTCATCGTCATCGATTTCGTCGTCATCATCGTCTTCGTCATCATCATCTTCTGTTTCTTCGTCATCCTCATCATCATCTTCTTCAGATTCTTCGTCATCGTCCTCATCATCATCGTCATCTGAATCATCTTCATCATCATCGTCATCCGA